GTCTCATCGTGAGACGGCGGGCGGACCAAGTGTCCGTCTTCTCTTACGAGCTAACGACGTTCGCATCCGAACAGCGGACCGGCGATTTCTTTTTGGTTTTTCCTGGACTCTCGCGCCCAATGGGCTATAATAGAGGTGAAAGGGAAACAAATCATGCGATACGAAGAACTGTTAGGAAGCCACATAACGCCGATGGAAGCGGCGGAAATGGCGGAAGAGACAACCCCGTCGTGGCGTCCCGATCTGGAAGACGTTGGAACGTCCGAGGAAATGGCGTCGGTAATGGGACGTTTCGCCGAGCGATTCGAGAGCGACATTCTCGAACTGAGAAAGATCCCGATTGCGGATTGCTGTGTCGGGTGGGCGACCGTTTGGGAAGACGCCGTCCAAGACTACGCCGAGCGCATGGCAGCGGGCGAAATGGACTATCCGCCGATCATCGCCAGCGCGAACGATCCCGAGGATACTTGGTCAAGCCGCTGGACCGTGGAAGACGGGTCGCACCGCTGTCTCGCTCTGAGACAGATCGGAATCACTCACGTATATGCTTACGTCGAAGTGGACGAACATCTTGAGCCGCTGGTCCTGAATACGACGCCGGATTTACCGTTTCCCGAATAGAGACAACTGTTCTCCCCTTTCAAAATGAGACGACCGACCGAAACCCGAACGGGAAACTCGGTCGTCTCGCTTTGGGACACCGGCGGTTCGGACCTGAACGTCGCTACCACTTTATTCTAAATTTCGTTTGACTAATAGCCTGAAGGGACTATAATATAGTTGAACGGAGAGAAACATGTATATCAGATTCGAGATGAGCGGTCACGAACGGAACTACGGTATTTTTACCGGCTGGCGTGACGCTCTCGGTGTAAATTGGGATGATGAGACTTATATCGAAATAGATGAGCTTATGGCGAAAGCTGGTAGGATACTGCCGGTCGCCCATATTCCCATGAACGGAGGTAGGTGCTGGTTTAAGGATACGCCCCAAACCAAGCAGGTTATCGAGCTTCTTCGTGACGCCGCCGACCTTATGCTGGACGTATACGACGTTTCTGTTTCTGAGATACATACAGAGGACCTTGAGGTCGTTTGGGAAGATGAATTTCAGGTGGTGGTTCCCGAAGAAAATATGAGTTTTCCCTTGCGTAGCGCCGTTCCCGTGCTATAATAGAAGTGAAAGCAAAGGAGAACGGAAACATGAGCTGGACAAAAGAATACTTCGATAGCCTTCCCCACCCGAAAACGATGAGCCTAACGGATCTTTTCGGGGAGATCGAGGGAGCGGGCGACAGCATCGCCGAAATCGAGGGTGAAATCGCCGCCTTCGGCGACAGCGCCCCGGGCACATACTGGATGCTGGCACGCTATCGCTGGGTGATCGGCGAGATTCGCCGCCGCGAGGACGTGGAACGCCAGCGCCAGCGCCAGCGCGACGAAGCGCGGGCACTATTCCGCCCGGCAGCGGACGGGCTGGAAGACGTCCCATTTTGAAACACGCATGATTTCCTCCGGAGCGACCACCGGGTCCAGGTGAAGCGTCAGACTTACCGATCTAAACGTCGGTAAGGAGTCAGCCCTGCTCGGTGGTCTCTTTTTGATTCGCCTCGAACGTTCCGACCCGAACGTCGTTTGTAAACTACAAATCTCTGCCGGATTGCAAGGCAGGGATTTTTACCTATAGAACAAAAGAGGATCAGATCTGAACATCGTTTTCTCATATCGAGACCCAACGAAATATCGGTGCGACGTTCCGATCTGAACGTCGGAAGCACAACGCGTCTCATTCTGAGACCAGCAAATAGTGTGCCATAGAAAATAAAAAAAAAGCTTGACTGTGATCCCGTGCATGGTAGAATGAGGGTAGAAACGGAGGGACGAAATGAAAATCGCAATCAAAGGCAAGGGCAAAAACGAGAAAGTCGCTCGCCTGATCCGCAATGGTTTTCCGTGGTATCGTAAGCACGCCGTCCACGTGCGCATCGGCACCACGGTGGAGCTACAAGGAACGGCATGGTTTGAGGGAAGCCGCTCGGACTACTACTGGTTCAACACAATCACTGGCGAGTCTCGCTCGATCGGCGTTTCGCGTAATCCGGCGCAATTCGGAGGTCCGACGGAAACGCCTACGGTCGAGACCGGCGGGCATCGTGCGGTAGTCGAGGGCGGTTTTTTCTGCGGCAAGGCGTCCACGCTCATGATCGTAATCAATCCCGACGATGTGGGCGCGATCGGCGACGCTTATCGGGAAGCCGTCGCAGTCTGAGACAAGTTCTTCGTTCTCCCAATACGAGACGACCGACCGAATCCGGAACTCGGTCGTCTCACTTTTAGACTGAGTAAAGGACGTTTAGATCCGAACGTTTTCTTTAGATTTCGCTGGACTATCGCGCACAATGAGCTATAATAGAAGTAGAAAGGAAACGAAACATGCGAATCAAAGAAGTAACGGATCAAGGCGGCACGATCTTCGAGGGCGAAGTCTATCCCTTCGCGTGCTACTGCGGCGAGGAATACCAGACCGCCGAGGCGGCTTGGAATTGCCGCAAGTGCCGCACGTATCTCGAACCTGAAACGTTCGCCAACCGAGAGGTCTATCATTTCACCGGCGATCGTGAGCCGACGCAAGCGGAGTTGATGGAACCGACCCCGGAGTCGCTGGCGTTCGAGGCGATGTTCGATGAGGACGGACTCAGCGACGTCGAGGCGGACGCCATGACTCTCAGGGATGCCGGGATGGGCACCGATGAGGATTACGGATACTTCGGCGACGATGGCGACGACTGGTAAAGGAGGAACGGACCGAAAGGTCCGTTTCTTACGGCGTGCTTCGGACGTTCGGATCCGAACATCGGTAGTAGAAATCTAAGAAAAAGGATTGACAATCGTGCGGAGCACGGTATACTGTAAATAGAAAGGCGGAGAACAATGGCAGAACCGACCGAGAAAAGCCCAGCAATCAACGATCTTCTTTCCAAGCTCGCCGGACGTGACCGGGTCGAGTCAATCAAAAGTGACGATTGCGTCGCCTGCGGTGAGCCCGCGACGGAGTTCAACGATGAGATCAGCGAGCGGGAGTTCAAGATCTCCGGACTCTGCCAGGATTGCCAAGACGACTTCTTCGGCACCTAACAGCCCGGCGTTACCACGTGGTAACGTCGCCGCTCGTGATAACGACGTTCAAGCCCGAACCTATTTAGAAGAATGCCTTGACAACGGTATTAACTATGATATAATGTAAATAGAAAAGGAGAACAAACATGCCCCACTGGATCAAAAGACGCGAAGCCGAAAACAGGATCGACCTGGCAAAAGATTCCGCCTTCTATGGTGGTATCGCGGACCTGGTGGTCTATCTCCAGAGCGAAAAGTTCCATACCGATACGACCGTCCAGGTGAGCGACGTTCTCAATCGGATACAAGCTGCCAAGGATCAAGCCGAAGAAGCGAAAGCCGAACAAGCCCGATACGAGACGGATAGGGGTAATCTCTAAATGAGACGGGGCGCAAGCCCCGTTCTCTCACCGCCCGCGCCATACGTTCGGACCCGAACATCGGTAGCAGACCGGCAAAAAGAAATTCTGAAAAAGACTGGACTGAAACCGCCCGCGTGCTATAATACAAGTAGAAAGGACGGAGAACAATGATCGAAAACAATCGCGCAACTGTCGCCAAGTGGATCGATACCGATCGCTTCTCGTATCTGGTAGTGGATCACGCCGGAAACACGGACTTCGCTGAGGTCCCGATGGCGGACCCTCGGGTCGTTTGGGTGAACTCGGTAATCGCTTCTTCGCTCGCCCGCTTCTACAACCAGAACGGGAACGCCGCTGGCGGGCACTACATCGCCGTGGTCGAGATCCCCACCGTCACCGCCTAATCGAAAACCAAAATCACAAATGCCCCGGAAAACCCGGGGCACAGAATCTCTCTTATATAGGTTCGGACCTAGCGATCTGAACATCTTTTTCTCATTCTGAGACGTCTCGTTTTGAGACGTGCGAAATCGCACGCCGAGAAATTCTTTCCGTTACCGCACGGTAACGTCTCGAAATGATAATCGGACGTTCGGATCGGAACGTTGTGTCATTCTGAGAATACGCACGGCGCATTACGCACGGCGCGTATTCTCATTCTGAGCTTGCGACGTTCGGACCTGATTCTCTTTTTCTCTTTACGAGATTCTATCGATTGGCACGGGAATTGCTTTGTGTCTCATTCTGAGACAAAAGAAAATCCGGAATGGACTAAAGGAAAACCCGGAAACCGCCGATAAGTAAAGTAGGCAAGCAAAAGAAAGGAAAACGAAAATGAGAATCTCGAAACTCGGAACGGTTTTCGCTCTCGGGTTCGCCCTGGGAATGGCGTTTTCCGCTCTCATAGTGGGACTGGTAGGATGATAGTCCTTCTCAATCCGAGACTCGCCGAAACGTTGGATCTCGAAATGATCCGTCGGGAATTGCCCGGGGTTCAAATTGAGGTCCAGGAAGAACGCCGGGATCTCGAAACGAGACCGCCGGAAAAGGGAATCGACGAAACATGGCGGGAACGCGCTAAGTCGTTGGGCTATAACGTCTTATGACGATTCGCGCGGAATCGGGAAATCACTTGACCCGTTCCGACCCTATGGTAGAATGTAAGTGAAAGGGGATTCAAACATGAAAAAGCAAACGGTCGAATCGGACGGAAAAGTTTACCACTTGACGCCCAAAAACGAGACTCGTCCCGTTTTGGGACCGACGGAAATTCCTTCCCACGGACGCCGATTCCGGGGCAGGATCATTCTGAGAAACGCCGCCGGAGAAACCACGTGGGAAAATTCTCAGAATGAGGTTGGAATCCAGGGTTTCCGCCCCGTGAGAATCCGCTACAATGCGGAAACGGGAACGGCGGAAGTGGCGTCCTACTAACGAGTTAGGCGGTTCCGGTCTTTTTCTCGGAATCGCCTTGCAATCCGCCCCTACTATGGTATTCTTAGGGTGAATAGGGGACACGAAAACAGCACAAACGAAAGGAAATCAGCTATGTTCGGAAATGAGACTACCACCTACGCACTACGGATCACCAGCGCGGTTCTCAAACTGGGACTCGCCTACTCCCCGGAAATCGTTTCCGAAGCGGGCGTCCCGGAAGCATACGGGCAAAAAATTCTCACCAAGCTCTCCCGGGCGGGTATCATTTTGAGCCGCAAGGGTCGCGGGCACGGATGCGGAATCCGTATCAATCCGGAACGGCTGGAAACGCCGCTCGCGGAAATCTTTTCCCTCTTCGCCCCGCCCCGTCTCGAAATGGAGAATGCCGGACCTGCGGGTCGGGTTCTGGACGGTCTCCTGAAGGGTCTCGAAACGAGAACCGCCAGTCTCAAAGTGAGAGATCTCCAGGACGGCTAACAGCGAAAGACCTTCCCACCCGGGAAGGTTTTTCTTTGTGCCTGCCCGTCTCATATTGAGACGCCAGCATGTGCGCCGTTCGGGTCGAAACGTCCGTTTCTCCTGAGACGCTCATAGCGCCGATCTGACGACGTTTGAATCGGAACGTGGACTATGTATCGGTTCGGGCTTGCGTGGATTGTAGGGGCGTTTCTGCCCGTCTCAGAGGGTGTCCACAAAATAGGACAGTAGGACGTTCGGACGTGAACATCGTATCACAATGAGACAACGATATATCGGTGTATCATAATAAGATGAGCGTTATCGCACGTATCATATTGAGACGCGGGCTATCGTCTCAGGATGGGAATTTTTCAAATCTCAGGGTGAGACGCCCGTCTCAAAAGGGGACCGGGGGTTCTGTCGCAGGATTTATCAAATCTGGGCTAAACTCTTCATTTATGCTTGCCCAGCGCGGGCGACCAGAGGGAGGTTTTCTGCCTTACGAGCCGCGAAGCGGATTTCGGAAGATTTTGTTGAAGAAATTTGTTCAAAATGCCATAATAGTAGTGGAGACCAGTGCCTTTTTATCGTATAGTTCAGATACAGGAAGTAGTAAATGAAGTTGAGAGATTCTGCAACTCGACTTCCGTTTTTGAACTTTGACATTCGATGTGGGTGAGAAGAGAGAGCTTGGTGAATTGAACGGGAGCTGTGGTGTGAGCCAGCGCGAAGGCGAGACCACCTAGATGTATCCCGGGAACCCTCGACGGTGACTGAGACAGGGTCATGGCGCGAGGCAAATAGCCGTCTGTTTCGGCTCTCTCTTTCCGCCCACGGGCGTGTAGCTTTACCAGTCACCTTAAATCTTCTTCTTAGGGACCTTGACCATGCGGTTTTGGGACAACGCACTACCCCTACTGTGCTACGCAGCGGCTTTCGTATATTTTGTTACGCCGCCCGACAGTGCGCTCGGGGAGTGGATGCTGAGCAACATGACAGATGAGAAGCGGTTCTTATGCATCTCTGGCGTCTTTTTCATGGTCCTGGGCGTAATCATCAAGCAGGGCTACGATATTGAGGGTAAGAAAGACCGCTAGCGCGGGACGAGAGAATCCTTATGCCAGATAGACTACCTTTTGACTCGGGCTCGCCCGAGGAGCAGCCCGACGAGGACGCCGGGTCCCCTGACGGCGACGAGCCAGAAGCCACCCCGGAGCAGAAAAGGCTCCACAAGACCGCGATGGAGATTGCCGCCGGTCTAGTCTTAGGTATTCGGGACGACAACAAGGCAGTGATGAGGCAGTTGGTGGATGTCGTGTTCTTCATGCTTTCCGTCTCCCATGCCTTTGGCGGACGATTCGTTGAGCACTCGGGAGCCGGAGATGAAGGTGAGCCGCAGATGCGCCTAATCGACGCGATGACGGAGGAGCCGATGGACTCGAACATGATCCTCCAGCGCATCAACATCATGATGCAGATGGTCCGCGAGGCGGCTGGCAAAGCCAGCGATGAACAGACGGATCAGTTGACCGAGGACGACCTTTAACCCCGCTGGCGCGGGTGTATTCTGGCTGCTTTTACTTACGAGCCTCATTTGACCACTTTTGAAAGCCTTTGATCATGGATTTCTTTCACAACGCCTTTGAGCCGGATATGTTACCCCTCTGGTTTCTGTTTGCCTGGGTGATTATTCTTGCGGCACTATCTGTCGTTCTCGGGAAGAAGAACGAGGACAAGCGCCAGACGATAGAGGCTCTTAAAGACAGACTGGCAGAGGAGATAGAACACTCGGGTAATATCATCGAGGGCTTGCGCCGGTCTACCCGCGATCACAGTGATGACGCGGACAAATATGCCGCCCGCCTTGATGAGATTCGGGCGATCGTGAACCGGGATATGCCATGAACGGCGTTGGAGGGACAAAAGGGAGAAGCCGAGATGCCCGAGAAAGCTACCTTCAAAATCCGCATGACGCCTGACCTGGAAGAAGCCTTCCAGCGGGCAGCGAACGACCGAGAGATTGCCCAAGAGATGCTGGATGCAGCCAAGAAAGCGCGTCGGGCAACAGGTATTTTCTTCATTTTCGGGGCGATCTTCGCTCTGTGGGGAGTTATATCAGTGGTGATCAACTCGGGAGCGATTCAATGAGAATACCGCACCAGGAGCAGATTCGACCCGGCGACGCGGTTCAATTCCGCTACGATCACGTGGGTCCCATCTTCTCTGGTACAGTTACGAGGGTAACTACCTTGTATAAGGTTGACCGCTGGAACCAACCCGAAGAGGGTGTCACGGTCATGACAATCGAGTCCGGTGACAGGGTGTATGACGACATTACCCTGGAAGAGATTGTTAACCACGACGGTAAGTGGCGCGATCTCGTTTGGGACGTACACGCTCTGGCAGGTACCATGAAGCCCGGCTTCAAGTACAATGGCTTCACGGTCAAGCGAGTGATCTTTAACGTAATCGCAGACCCGATGGTGCTGGATATGAAGTTTTACGCCGAGGGTTTCTGCTACGTAGAGACACCTGACGGACTGATCCAAAAACGCAGTTTTGATCAGGTAGGAGAATAAGAAATAATCGTGAGACAGCGATTGAGGGCGGTAGTATAACTGGTAATATACCCGACTCAGACTCGGGCGTTGCGGGTTCGAATCCCGTCCGTATCTCGATATTCTGGTGGCATAACATGGTGGTACCGCCGGTTTTGTCTTTACTCACCCCGGGATAAATAGCGGCGAAGCATTTGGTAATGCAGGGTGTCTCATAAGCACTCGCCGTAGGGCATTGTGGGTTTGATTCCCACCGCCGCTACCAAAACACCACCGTCGAGAGACGGAGGACCGCAGCGTGAAAGGTAGCACGAATTGATGGGCTTGTAGAGATAACCATTGGCTGGACCAAACTACCTTGAGGTCCAGATCTCTCAAGCGGGCTGTCAAGATACTTATGCGCGGCTCTTGGCAGGATACGGTTAGGTGGGACCCCGTACTGCGGACGTTTTAAGGGAAACAGGAATGACAGACAGTCAGTGGGTGGTTAGGGACCGCGACACCGAGCCCAAGGCATTCATGTGCTCCGGAGTGTTGCCCATTCCGCAGCACCACGCAGGCATGATGCTCCAGTGTACCAAGCAGGTCACGCTGACGGGCTTGGTTGACAAGAAAGAACGCGTGTATGCTGAGCCCGGCGATCTGTGTATCGTCATCAGCATCAGCGACACGTACGGCTGGACCGGGTTTACGCCCAACTACAATTTGGACGTCATGTTCCTGAGCGGCGGCTCGATGTCGTTGAGCAGGCGTTGCGTCGAAGAGCAATTTCAGGTGTTAAAGGGTTTTCCAAGGAAGCTATCAGACATGAGAAAGTATAGGTATAAACCGGACTGATAGCCCTCCGTGGCGGGGGCTAGCATAGACTATATGTGCCTCCGTGGTGTCAACAGTTTAACATACCCGGCTCTTACCCGGTGAGATCTAGGTGCGAATCCTAGCGGGGGTACCAAGTGCCTCCGTAATGTAATGGACAAGCATACTCGGCTTTTAACCGATGAAGTGTGGGTTCGAATCCTACCGGGGGTACCAAACTCCCGTGGTGTAATAGACGCATACTCGCCTCCTAAGCGTTGAGGTCCGGGTGCAAATCCTGGCGGGAGTACCAAAGGCGCGGTGGCAGAGCGGCGAATGCACCCGGCTGTAAACCGGGCGTCTATGACCTCCCTGGTTCGAGTCCAGGTCGCGCCATAAGGTGAGAGACAAACATGCACTGGTCGGAACTAGATAGTACACAAAAGCGTGGCGATGTTGGCATGAGCATGGCTATCGCCTATTTCACGAGACACGGATATACGGTTTCTATCCCGCTGACTGATAGTCAAGATTACGACTTAATCGCTGATCTCGGCGGGGCTCTTGTTAGGGTCCAGGTAAAGACTACAACGTACAAGCGTCCAAATGGCGTTAGCGAAGTCAGCCTAAAGACCATGACCGGAACTACAAAGAAGCGGATACACAAGACGTTTGACCAAGTATCATGCGACTACCTATTTGTCGTTACGACCGAAGATAGGATGTTCATGATCCCCAAGGATGAGGTGGCTGGGAAAACCACCCTGGCGATCGAGAACAAGTATGCGGCATATGAGGTAGAACTATAGGACAGAAAGGGCTGGTTGTCCTGGGTGGTCTTATAAGCCACTGTCAATGTCGAGTTCGATTCTCGTCTGTCCTACCAAAATAATTTGGGCTCGTACTCCAACAGGAAGAGAGACCCGGCTCAAATCCGGGATAGTGTGAGTTCGAATCTCACCGAGCCTATAGACGCCCGGGTAGCCGAATGGAATAGGCGCTGGTCTTAGGAACCAGATTTTGTGGGTTCGACTCCCACCCCGGGTATCACACGGGCTGATGGTGACAACGGCTTAACACGCCGCCTTTGCACGGCGGAGATCTGGGTTCGATTCCCAGTCGGTCCATATGGAGTAGGCATGAAGTTGACTAAGGAACAGGCGGAAAAGCTTCTTGCAGAGGCGCTTAGACTCGCCTCTAACGAGGAGCCAGGGAAGGCGATAATTCTCAATGAAGAGGACATTCGTAAGATCCTTGATCCTGATTCTTCTACTGCTGGCGACTAGCGCCGCAGCGCAGGATCTCTATTGGTATCCAAGCAAGTATCGACCGCAACTGTTTGTAACGGGCGCGGTAGCAGGAAGACCCACCGACGTCAAGGCAACGCTGGTCGAGTATAGCTCTCCAGCACCGTCGCGGGTGATCTTCCTCGTCGGCAAGTATCAGAAGCAGTACGTTCAGGCGTTCCCGGGAATCGGCGTTCTCCACATCCCGTATCATACGATGTGGATGCAGCAGCGGTGGCTGAAGCTGAAATACCCGGCTCGCATCCTGGAGTTTTCTCTCTTTAAGGGGACGATTCACCCCGGCTTGAGGGGGACCCAATGGTGCGTACAAGTTTACGTAGAGTATTACAAGTGGGGTTATCCGGCACCGCCGGAGGCACCGAAGTGGTTGTCTTACCCGCGCTTGGTAACGATTCAGTGAAGAAGTTTGACGCCCCAATGGTGTAATCGGCTAACACGCCGCCCTCTCAAGGCGGAGACATGGTGGGTTCAAATCCCCCTTGGGGTATAAAAGGGACGCAGGTTGGTAAGTAGCTTAACTGGAAAAAGCACCGGGTCATGCCCGGGGAAGTGGTTCGAATCCACCTATCAACTGTCGCGGTGAGGCTAGCGAGGGACGTCACTTACTAGTTTCCTCTTTGCCCTTTAATACAACGGCGCTGTAGCTTAATTAGTAAAGCACGCGGCTGAAGACCGCGAGTCGCCGGTGCAATTCCGGACAGCGCCACCAACGGATCTTGGTGTAGGCAGTTCCGCACGCCACGCTGATAACGTGGAAGACAAGGTGCAAATCCTTGAGATCCGACCAGACAATTCAAGCGTAGCTCAGCAGCAGAGCGCCCGGCTGTTACCCGGAGGGTCGGTGGTGCAAGTCCACCCGCTTGAGCCAGACAGATCTCATCCGTAGCTCAGTGGTCTAGAGTCACCGGCTGTTAACCGGAGGGTCACGGGTTCGAATCCCGTCGGGTGAGCCAAAACAGAAAAGAGACAACAATGTGTGATACAATGATGAGCCGAATTACCTTTGCTAATATTACCGCCGCCCTGGTAATACGGGACGGCATTAAGACTGCGTAGTATGAGTGGTGCAAGAAGCGGACATCCCGTTATCGACCAACTCCTACAGAGCAACTACGAGTTTCCTCCGTGGGTGTCGGTTGTTATTCTTGTGGGTGCCTTGGCACTTTTCGCTTGGGTATTCTGGATGCTACGTGATCGAAAGAAATAGACCCATAGTGGAATTAGCTAACACGTCGGACTCTGAATCCGAAGATTGCAGGTGCAAGTCCTGCTGGGTCTACCAGAACAATAGAGGCGTGACCGAGCGGCTAAGGGACCCGGTTGGAAGCCGGGTAGGGGTCTAAAAGCCTTCGTGGGTTCGAGTCCCACCGCCTCTGCTCAGAATACCGGCTAACGCCGTGGAGACTAGTATGAAGTGTATCATGGATTTAGACTGGTGTACATACGAGTGCCCCTGCGGTGAGTCGCTGTGTACACGACATGAATCCGTAGAGTCAGTAACGGCTTGGATCGATCAACATCGCCCGCATACTGACGGCACTCTTAAGACGCACATTAGCGATGATGGTGCGCGTATTCTTGGCGACGATGCTAAGAGGGATTATACAAGAAAGCTATAGAAATGTTTTACAGTTGTAGTTGTCGATCATCCAGTCAACGTGGAAGGTAGGCAGATATTGGTTAGCTGCGCCCGATTGCTACTCGGGTAGACTTCACGGTCCTGTGGGTTCGAGTCCCTCACCTTCCTCTTTGGGAGGCTTAGTCTAACGGTAGGACACCTGGCTCGAACCCAGGCAAGGCGGCGAGAGTCGTTGTGAGAGTTCGAATCTCTCAGCCTCCTCCATCCGCCCTGGTGACCCGAGTGGTAAGGGAGCGGGTTGCAACCCCGCTGGCGCAAGCTATCGTCAGTTCGATTCTGACCCGGGGCTCTAACCGACTTTGTCGGGAGAAGAAAATGTCTCAAACTCATGGTTCGAATATTCCAGGCAATCCATATTATGGAGAAAGTATCATGGACGCAATCATTGGAGAACTGAAGGTTCAGCTTGAGGCTATGAAGCGCCTTCCAAGCCACCGCGAGGTCGCGTTGGCGATCACAAAGCTGGAAGAGTCCATCATGTGGCTCAAGGCTTTCAAGAAGTAACTATGTGCCCCTGTCGTCTAACGGATCAGGATCTCTGGCTACGAACCAGAGGATGGGAGTTCGAATCTCTCCGGGGGTACCACACCCCTGTGATCTAACGGCTAGGGTATCTGCCTTACAAGCAGAAAGTGGTGGTTCGATTCCACCCAGGGGTATAAACGGGAATTGGTATAATGGTAGCATACGTGGTTTGGGACCACGGGGCGAAAGTTCGATTCTTTCATTCCCGATAACACGGAAGCCGTGGAAACGGTCAGACTCGATAAGCTTACCGCTAGCTAGGCATATGACTAGGTATGTGAGTCTATGTGGAGCCACTCACCGTAGAAACCGCTTCCAATCGGTCTTATGGTGTAACGAGTAACATACAGGACTGTCGATCCTGAGCACGGAGTGCAAGTCTCCGTAGGACCGCCATAATATATGCCGGATTAGTTCATCAAGTAGAATACGCGCCTTGTAAGCATGAGAGCGGGGTGCAAGTCCTCGATCCGGCGCTCGATGTCACAGATAGCTCAACTAGTTAGAGTATCGCACTGTGAATGCGAAGGTTGAGGGTGCGAGTCCCTCTCTGTGACCCATAGGGTGATGGTGTAATGGTAACATGGCGGTTTCCAAAACCGCGGCTCAAGGTTCGATTCCTTGTCGCCCTGCCATAACCTTTTAGGTTAGAAATATGATCTTAGAGAAAGATATCCCGCAGCCCAAGATAGACCCAGCTAAGTACTATGCTGCGGAGTATTTTGAATTTCATTATCCTCAGCCCAACTGGTTTGACCGCCTATGGGCAAAGATTGAAGACTGGCTTGATTAACTGCGTCTATGGTGTTCAACGGTAGCACACGACGTTGCCAACGTCGAGGTTCGGGTTCAAGTCCCGGTAGATGCTCTCATTAGCGTCCGTGGTGTTTAACAGTAGCATCACTGGCTTCCAACCAGTGGGTCTCGGTGCGATTCCGAGTGGACGCTCCAAAACGTAGTTTGTAGGAAGTTGGGGTATTTCGCGCAGAGGGTAGAGTTCTGCACTTGGGGCAGATCGGTGGAAGTTCCTCGTGGGGTGGACGAACCGGTATTCCTGCTCCTAAGACGACCAGGAACTCCCGATTCAGGTGCTCTCTAGTCCGCGCTCATCGTCATGGAGTATCCCACTTCCTTCTTTTTTAAGGGAAGTGGACATGAAGTATTTTTTCATCGCACTCTTAATCCTGTGTGTTGGTGGCTTTTGTGCCGCCAATTATCATCAGTTTAAGAGACCCGCACCCGCCGTGGCTATCGAAGCCGCACAATCTGGCGATTCTATCGCCGACCCCGCCTCTATCCCCGCCTTGGCGAACCTCTTCATCGCCGCCCTCCAGATGTATAACAGTATTGACGCTATCTTAGAAGAGGTCCGTAGAGTCAATGATGTCGTAGACGAGGACTCTATCACCGGCATTGCCGATTCTGGACATGGGGATGGTTCGGTCGCCACTGTGATCTACTACAAAGACAAGAACGGCGACATGAAGACCTGTCACAGCACCAAGGATGGGATCGCCCGTGTTGCTGGCGAGATCAAGCTTCTTTGGGGCATGGGTAAGAAGCCCGTCATCATCCTTGTCGTGACGAAGGCTACTAAACAGATCAGCACTTTAGGCATCGTTGTGAAGAAGCCGGGCAAGTAATGGGCAGCTACCATATGTTCCCGCGCAGCTTCATCGAGGGGCTGAACCTGGGAGATCCAGACGCCTTCGACCGGTGCCTGGACATTTCAACCTTCTTCCATACCAAGCAGGACAATCGCTGGCAGGAAGAGGGGGATTCGCAGACAATGTACGGAGCGCGGCTGTTGTATATCGCGCACGTTATGGGATTTGAAGTTACCGATCACGGTATGATTAAGAACGCCAAGGGAGAGAGACTCAGCTTTGATGATTTGATTCGCGTCATCGAACGTCGCCTTGGCAAACAAGGAGGCTAAGAATGGGACGCAAATCGTTAGAATCGAAGGGCAAGATCAGCCGTGACGAGCTATATGACCTCTACGTCACGCAGTCGTTGTCCGTCAAAGCCATTGCGCAACGCAAGGACATGGCGCAAGGCACCGTTTACAATTACCTGGTGGCGTATGAGATTCCACGTCGCCCTAGAGGGAGCCGCCGGTCTAAGGCAACAGCCCCCGTGGCACCGCCGCTGGCTAACCCCGAAATCCCGGCTTTGGAGAACACCGATGACCACTCCGGAAATGCGTAATGACGCTTCGCGTCGTATCTCGCGTATGCAGGAAAACATGGCTGACAAGAAGCGCCCAAAGAAGGTAGACCCGACAGTTCCCGCGACAGACACGCCGCCCGAACCGGAACTGTACGAAGAGGAACTAGAGTACATGGTCCTCCCCGAAGAGAGTGCTAGCCAGATCAGCGAGGCGAACCTCAAGGAAGGGGACGTAGTAATCTACCTCCGCGCCGTGACATTCAAGCCCGAGGTACTCAAGAACATCGCTCAGCGGGGTCCAACCGCACTGCGGGACTACGCCGTTAAGCAGCCCGCGTATTTCTTGATTACGAGACAGGAATACGCAGCAGACGTGTTGAAGGCGCTGTTAGAAGACAGTATCAACCCGCCCAAAAAGGATGAGGAGAGAGAATAATGGCTGGAAAGAGAATCCCCCAGGATAACACGCCCGTCGTGAGTCCGCAGGACTTCCAGGAACGTAAGGCGAAGCAGGACATCGAGAATCGTCGGCTGGCGAACGTGGCTGCTCTAGGTAAGCGCATTCGTGAGCTAGAGGCGGCTGAGAAGGTTTATACCGCCGAGATCCAGGAGCTAAAGATCCGGATTGCCACGTTGGAGGAGGAGAATACAGAGATGGTCGAGAAGATGAAGACGTTCGGTGCGGATGCTCCACTCGAAGATCCGATTGCCGACGAGGATCTAGAGCTAACGAAGGAGCCTGCGACAGCGCGTGAGCTTCCCAAGAAGGACGCGAAGCCTACGAAGAAGGACGAAGACGACGACGAAGAGAAGACCGATAAAGAGGATCTCTAAGTGACTTTAATGGTTCTACCGTCTGGGACGCAGTTCGGATTATATTCCGCCAATTCCACAGAACGAGAAAAAGAAATTACACAGGTAATCGAACTTGTAGTCAACATCAAGAAGAGTGCTTACGTAGGTGGAATGTATGATGACGACGATCTAGCGCAGGAACTTCGCATGAGACTACTAAGGGCAGCAGAGAATCTGGATGCAGAAGCGCCGCCCTATAACTACCTCATGCGTTGTGCCGACAACTTTATCATCGACAAACGACGAGGCGTCTACCAGTACAACAATCCACCGTGTTCAGTTTGCGCCGCAGGCGGAGGGTGCCAACCCGACGGGAGCCAGTGTGCCGACTGGAGACGATACGAGAAGAATCTGCACACCAAGAGGCAGATCGACAGCCCCATTCCACTAGGTGATTCCGACGTTCCGCAGTTCGACGTGACGTATGAGACCATTGTTGCGCGGGAACTGCACGAGCGGATCATCGCCGCCCTCCCATCCAGCCTACTTAAACCCTACCACAACATGATTACGGGCGGAGACGTATCAACGATGCAGCGGAACAAGATCCGTGCAATTGTGAGGAAGTTGATGGAATATGACAGGTAGCACTCCACTACAGCGACGTATCGCGGAGTTGCTTAAAGAGAACGCGGGGAAGACGGGGATCGATAAACTGGTTGCCAACGAGGTTGGTGCCAGCCCTGAGACCGTGCGGCAGATTAGGCGCAAGCTTGGTATCGCCGCAGGGAAGAGGGGTCGTCCGGCTAAGAAGAAAGCGCCAGCGAAGCCGTCGGCTCCAGTAGCGACGGTCAAGGAGAGTCTTGCTCGCCCTGGCGACGAACTCACCCGGGCGGAGCGAATGCAGCGTCTTGAAGATCGTTTCAAGACTGATCCCAAATATGCCCACTACCTAGAGTCCATTTTCGATAAGGACGAGAAGGTCGCGTTCCTCAAGCAATTCATCGATATCGTGACCGATCTTGACACGCTGGACTCCTTCGAAGAAGCCCACCTTTTCATTGCCCTTGCCCAATTCATTCTAGCCCTACGGTATGCGAAGAAGTATCGCCAACAGCAGGAGGCGTTCGACCGCTATCTCAAGGGCAACTTCGATCCGGCTGCACCCAACATTAAGGCGCTCATCCGCGACGTGCCACCCGACGAGGCGCTCATGGAGGAGTTTAACAAGAAGAGCGCGTTGTTCAACCAGTTCCGCGAGAAGTTCGCCCGTGTACAGGAGGAGAAGCGTCGCCGCGTTACCAAGGGGCGCGAGACCTTCGCTGACTACATGGAGTACTACAGCGACAAGGAGAAGCAACGCGAGGCTATGCGCGACATCCTCGACATGAACAAGGCTACCGACGAAGAGTTGAAGCGCATGATGGAAAACAACGAATTGCTAGGTGGTTTTGATGGCTAAGGCAATGTCTCGTATCACAATCATCCGTGACACCCGCGAGAAGGAGGGTCACGGTTGGAAATGGGACAAGCGTAGCACATGGTGTGAGAAGACCGAGAAGGCGGCTCTAAAGACTGGCGACTACATAATCAAGGAACTCCCCAATCTCATCGTCATCGAGAGAAAGGCGGATTACCGCGAGTTGTGTATGAACTTCACATCCAAAGAGTATCGGAGGAGACTCTTCGAAGAGCTTGACAGGATGCAGGAGTTTCGCTTCAAATTTATCATCGTAGAATGCACGTTCGACGAGGCGATGGACCGCAATAGCTATCGCTACCTGAAAGCCGGACGTATTCGGAACAATGCCCCCACAATCCTACTCGGTACTATTGCGGCGATCCACCTCAAATATGGCGTCCACGTCATCTTTGCTGGTAAACGAGGAAAAGAGTATGCGTCCAGGTTATTCCTGAAGGCGTTTGAATACTACATGAAAGAAGAAGCAGATGAACATGGGTCCGCAGGAAGTTCACAGCAAGGTTCTGGAGAAGATCCTAAGAGTTCAGCAGCTAGTGGAGATGGAAAAGCAGGCGATTAGGCGTGCCATTGCGGAGGCACATACAGAGTTGGATGAGGATGCTTGGAACGAGCATAGTCGTATCGCAATCTTTCTCGCGCTGAAGGACTCACAGATGCGCGAGATCGGAGAGCGCCTCATCATCGAGGAGGAAGACGAGGAGATTTTATGACCCTCTGGGTACCTGGTACCACCGGTCTTAACGCCGATGATATCGAGAGCATCTTTCACACAGCAGACACGCCGCTGGAGGCGATCGTCAAGCTAGGGCGCACCAACCTATCATGGCTGGTCCGCCTACTAATGTGTGCGCCTGACGGCACGGGTGATCCGCTCATCCTTATGCCATTCCAGAGCGTGATGCTAGAGCTTCTGTGGAATAAGAAGTTCCCCATGATTCTGGCATGTCGTGGTGCTGGTAAGACCTTCATGCTGGGGGTATACGCTTTGCTCCGCGCCATCCTAGTGCCCGGTGAGGAAATCCTGATCGTTGGTAAAGCGTTCCGTCAGTCCAAGAAGGTGTTTGAGTACGTCGAGAAACTCTACAACAACTCCCCCTTGATCAAAGAGCTTGTAGACAAGAGCCTAAAGAGGTTTAATACGAAACGGAAGGATGCCATTTCTCACGGTAGTGACCGGTATGAAATGTACATCGGGCTCTCTAAGATCATTGCACTTCCGATCGGCGACGGCGAGAGCATCCGTGGTCAGCGTGCGACGACACTCCTCGTAGACGAGTTTGCTTCTGTTAATGAGGAAGTGCTAGAGATCGTCATCACCCCGTTCCTGTCAGTTCATAAGAACCCGCAGAAGCGTGCGGCTATGAATAAGTTTCTGAAGCGCCTTGAGTCTTTAGGAGCACCAGATGATCTAATCAACAAGATGTTGAAGCTACAGGGAAGGGGCAACCAGATGGTTATTTCTGGTACCGCTTCTTCGCAGTTCAACCACTTCTACCGCTACTACCTCCAGTACAAAGACATCATCAATAGCAAGGGCGACGGTCGAATCATCCGCAAGGCGATGGGTCAAACTGCGCAGGGTACGGCGGATGCCATCCCGGATGAGATCATCGAGTCAGTATGCCGCACCTGGAGAGATTATTCTGTTTACCAGGTTCCGTATACTTCCATGCCAGAGGGCTATCTAGACGATGCGATGGTGGCTCGTAACCGACTAATGTTCACACGCGCTCGTTTCCGCCAAGAGTACGAGTGCCAGTTTCCTGACGACACCGGAGGTTTTATTCCTTACGGGCTCATCAAGGAGTCAAGCCCCATCGGCGAGGAGCAGATTGTTCCCGAGCTATACGGCGAGCCTGGAGCCCGCTATGTTATGGGTATTGACCCCGCTCGTTTGAAGGACTACTTCGGCATCGTCATCTTGAAGCTGCGTGGCTCTTCCTCCCAGCTTGTTTATGCCAAGTCGTTCTACCGCCGCGAGTTCACCAAGATCGTACCCCACATCGTTGACCTGACCAAGCGGTTCAACATCGTGCGGATCTTGATGGATAACGCCGGTGGTGGTATTCACGTGAAGGATATGTTGAAGGATCCGAATCACATCTCCAAGAAGGAAGACATGATCTTCGATATGGACGACCTTGAGTCGCGCCATAAGCCTTATGGGCGCAAGATTCTTCAGGTGCAGAACTTCAGCAATCAATGGGTGGACGAGGCGATCAACGCCATGAAGTCCGACATTGAGCACAAGCGCCTAATGTTCCCCCTGCCGAGCCTAGTCAACTCTGACGAGGTGCTCATGAATCAGTATGCCAGGGCTATACGTAAGGTTCCTGGTGAGATCTTCACTCGGGGTGCGAATGGTCAGTGGTCCTCTGAGTCCTCTGATATTCTAAACCGCTTGAATGATGAATTTTTGGGAGAGGAAAACGACGAAGGAGACGTGATCGAGGATGGCGTCATGAAGCATATCGATGAGACGATTCTGGAGACCTGTGCCATCGAGCAGCAGGGTATCCCGGGGTCTCAGTCTGTGAAGTATGACCTGCCCAAGATCTCGACCTCGGACGCGGCGGATGATGTTCGCCACCGAGACCGTTACACTGCTCTGTTACTAGCCTCCCAGGCGGCGCGTATTGAGATGTCGCTGGGTCGTTCAAGTTCATCTATTCCGTCTGAGGGTGCTGTTGCCGGACGTCCGGGAGCCCATCGCCAGCGCGGTTCACACAGGGTTAGCAAGCAGGGTTCGATGAGGATCGTGGATTATAGCGATCATTACAAAAAAATGAGATCTAGACGCCCCAGATCGTAGCGTTTATCGTATAATACAGTAGGGGGTTCCCGAAATGTCAAGAAAAAGAAATAAAAGTCGCGCCAATGCGCGCAAGCGCACTCATGCAAGTGCGAAATATGAAGATGCGATCGAGCGGGGTTTGGCTGCTAACGCTAGACTAGCTGGGGTCGATCTCAACGAACTGCGTAATTCCCGTATGTCGCGGGCTTACCTGGGCGACCAGCATCCTGGTGCCAGGATCTCCCGTACCCCGTTTCTAGAGGAAGACACATACGAGAATGCTTTTATCACTCGCCGGAAGAGTGTTCAAAATGAACTTGACGACAAGGATCGCTTCAAGTTCCATCGCCGTTCTCTGATCGCACGTGTCAACCATGATATCATTGCGGCGTGCCGGATTGCATATCGCAACTATGGTATGGTCCGTACTGTGGTAGACTTGATGTCCAACTTCATCTCGAAGCTGCATATCACCCACCCGGACCCTCAGTGGCGTCGGTTCTATCGCTCCTGGGCTGCTAAAGTTCAACTAAACGAGCGCCTCAGCACATTTACCCGCGACATCCTCGTGGGTGGGCAGGCGTTCATTTTCCGTTCAATGGCTACCATCACGCAGGAGCAGCGTCGCCTAATGCGTCGGGCTGTTGCGGAGAACGCTCCGGTCAAGGAGCCTACTTACACGATCGTCGGCAATGAGCTACTAGTTGACTACGGAGATGAGTCCGGAGTCATTAGTCCGCAGATTCGTGGATTGGGTGAGGACTTCACAGGTAAGACCAAGCGCGTCAAGAAGAACACGGTGCCGTGGTCTTATACTTCGCTCAACCCGCTCCAGATCGAGCCGACCGGTGGTGTCGTGAAGGGTCAGCAGCAATTCAAGTTCCTAATCCGCTCTGATGACCTAGACAAGCTCGGTAACATCGGAAGAGATCTAGACGGAGACCGGGGTAAGGGTGGAAGCAACACGTCCACCTCTCCGAACCGTTATCGTGGATACATTGACGAGGGCGAGACCCGCGAGAATATGCCGGAGGAGTTCGGCAAGCGGATCAAGAAGGCAGAGTCTCCGTTCGGTGACTACGACAGCGAGGTTGACATCCCGAACGAGCGCCTATACGTCATCTACGACAAGAAGTTCGATTGGGAGCAGTGGGCGGTACCGATGGTGTATCCGGCACTGAAAAACCTGAAGATCAAGGAACTTCTACGTGCGATGGAAGCACGTGCAGCCGAATCCTTCATTGCTTCTCTGTTACTAGTGAAGTTGGGTTACGTCGATCCGAAGACTGGCGAGATCATTGGTCCTCCGACCGGTGTTGTAGACGACGTTGCCGACCTGATCGCGGCTGCTGCGGAATCTAGCCACTTGATTTGGGCGACGCCCGATATCGAGATGGAGTATGTGCAGCCGGATCTATCTCAGATCTTCAATAAGGATAAGACTGCCGGTGTCGATGCTGACATTCTGGCTGACCTTGGTGCTTCTGAGGTAGTGGTCAACGGTCGTGGTGGCGGAAACTACAGCAACGCTTTCCTGAGTGTTGCCGCCATGCTTGAGCGACTTGAGACCATCCGCGAGCACTTGCGCCGCTGGGTGACGCATGAGTTGATGCTACTATCCCGCGCCGTTGGAGATAACAAGGTTCCCTCTATTCGCTTCGAGGTTACCTCACTACGTGACCCGCGAGTCATGAACGACTTCATGGTCAAGTTGACTCAGATGAACGTGATCTCTCGTCGTACTCTCCTTGAGTATGCGAACCTTGACGCCGACGTCGAGAACGCAGAGGTCAACCATGAGCAGGATCTCATCAAGAAGGGTGAGCTACCGCCGCTCAAGGGTCCGTTCAAGGACGAGATCGACACCAAGGTCACGGAAGAGAGGATGCGCGAAGACGAGGATGGCGTTCTACCGTCCAACGAGGAGCAGACAGAGCGCGAGGTCCAGAAGACCGAAAAGATGGGGGAGGTTCAGAAGAAGCTCAACCCGCCTGGGGATAACCCACAAGGTCCTGGACAGCGTGGTCGTCCGACTGGCACGGAGAAGCCGCAGTCTGTCAAGCGTGATACTAAGCCGAAGGGTATGTCCCAGAAGATCCGGATCAATAAGGGTAAATACCTGAAGTATCGCACAGAGGGCAGGCGACTGGTCAACAAGATTCTCGGGTGCTTGATGCGAAGGGCACTTGTTGCAGCCGACACGGACCGAGTTGCTGACTTGCGACCGGAGGTGCGGAAGCAAATTTGGCGTATGACTGAGCAGATTCTTGGTAATACTAAGTTTGGTGCGAGAATCACGCAGTCTTATGTCGAATCGTTCTTCACTCAGGCACCTGCTAAACTCGACAGATGTGTGCAGGACGTATTCAAGCAGAAGGTGGCGTCATTCCGGAAGAAGAATGGCAAGGCACCGACTGGCAAGAAGCGCAAGGAGCTTCTAAGTTCTGCTTGGGCGATTTGTAGAAGCTCTTTGAAGAAATAAAGGGGGTGTAGCGAATGTCTACTCCGACTGGTCCGTTCGAGCCGAAGGATCCTCAGAAGAACCGAGGACACCTGGTTGTTATGAAGAACGGCGGTAGTATGATTACCGTGACCACGAAGAAGATCAAAGCCGCCGACAATACGACTAAAGCCAAGGGTGAGGTCGTAGCGCGGACAATCATCCGTCGTGATCCGACCGATCGTACGAAGCACGTGACTAGCAATGACTATGGAACCAGCCCGTCTGGTACCTCAGATACGAACTAAATCATTTTTTAACTGGTATACATGAATTTTTATCGTATAAATAGTTAGAAGGGATCTATTTTCACTTTAGGGGGTCTCCATGTCTAAGAAGGTCGTCTTGAAGGCGAAAGCTTCGGTTATCGAGGCTCCGGCGGTAATAGATGAACAAGTTACCGCTTCGCTCGCCAAGGCTTCCGGTGACGACGGCGTGAACCAGGAGGATTTGCTCCACGTTCGCAGCACGATGGTCACTAGTGGGGCGAACCGCAACAAAGACTTCTTCTTGAAAGATGAACTTTGGGCGGCTCGGAAGTCACCTCTGCACAAGCCTTCTGATTGGGACCATGACCGCAAGCGGATCGTGGGTCACATCTACCGGGTTGAGGCTCGGACAATCGAAGGTGAAGAGCTTGATCTTGAAGCGGATCGTCCGACCCTAAAGGATGGTACGCTCTATGACGGCGATTTCGAACTTATCGTGGATAAGGTCGTATACGCCGCGCTACTACCTGAGTATGCTGAAGCCATTAAGCGGCTGTCGGCGATGGGTCAACTTCACGTAAGCATGGAAGCATGGTTTGATAGCTATGACTTCGTGACATGGGAAGATGACTCCGACCTGTCAGAAGCTCGCCTTGTAGATGATATCGAATTTGAACTTCACGCCCGGGATGAGAATCCTGAGTGGGAGGACAAGCTGATCACGTCTGGCAAGGATGGCAACGGGAAGCTGGAGGACGGACGCTGTGTGGGTCGTGCGCTGAAGGACATTATCTTCGGCGGCATTGGCTACGTTGGCGTTCCCGGCAACCCGCGCTCTGATATCCACGCGGTATCTGAGAAGGCGATCTCTGAGGAAGAGTCCTCTGAGACCCCGGCTCTAGCCCGCTTGGATGGCGGAACGTTCGAAGGCAAGGAGCGCAGTGAAGCGGCTGAAAAGGGCGAGGATTGGACTCATAAGTACAATATCGCTTTCACGATGTTCGGCGGCGGGCACAAGTCCGACGTCGCTATCATGGGTGAGGTCGTATCACGAGGTGGCGTGGAAGCGGCGATAAGAGCCTTGAAGGAGAATATCTTCCCGAGGTTGCCGCAACTGGCGATGGCAGTTATCAAGGAGATGGATTTGGATTCGGATCTGAATCCTGTCCCGTGGCACAAGTCCATCAGCGCCATTGAGGATGAAAACAAAGTAGTGTATTCTTGCTCTTACGAGTTCGAGCGCGAGCCCGAGCCTGAAGAGGAGGAACAGGAGTCTCAGCCGAGCGTCTTGGCTGAGAGTGTTACCGCCGAATTGGTGGCGGATGATGTTCAGGAGGTGGACATGAACGCTGATCTTCAGGAGCTACAGACTAGGCTCGCAGAGCTTGAGTCTGAGAATGCGCGTCTGAAGGAGGAGCAGGCAAACGCTGCTTCCGTCGCCGAAGAGGCGGCTCGTATGGAGAAGGTTGACGCGCTTCTCAAGACCGTAGCAACACCGACAGAGATCGCTCGTATCGACGAGGCGATCCAGAGTGGTCGTGACCCGTTTGAGGCAAAGCTAGCTTTCATCAAGGAATCCCGCGAGCAAGCTGGCACCGCAATTGCGGCGCTTCAGGGGGAAATCGAGAAGTTCCGTCTACGTGATCGTATCGAGCAGGTCAAGGGTCTCAACCTTTACACGGATGAGAAGCTTGAGAAGGTTCGTGACGCGGTTGCGAAGATGGATGACGAGGCTTTCGCCGAATGGCTAGAGGAGCGCAAGGATTTTGCCGACAAGATCGCGGCTGCCACTGCCTCCGACGAGTCCGAGGTCGAGGATGCCGAGGAAGAGGTCGAGGATAGCGCCGAGCAGGCAACTGCGGCTCTAGACGACGCCGAACCCGAGGAGAAGCCGAACTTCGCGGAAACCAAGTCCGAGTCAGAGGATGCTCCCGCTGAGGCAGAGTCCAGCGAGGAGAAGGATTTCGAGGATCTTGCTGCTCTAGTAAGTGAATCGGGTAATACAGATCGTATCAAGCGTCTGCGTAAGCAGCGTGGCGACCACTTTGGTCGTTAATACAGTAAACCCATAGGGAGGTGTAAAAACTATGGCACTCCGTCCGATTCGTCAGGTCGTTGAGACCAGCAACCAGTACCATGCGGACGCGGCGGCTGAGAGGGGCGGCATCGTCTCGCTAGCGAGTGGTCAGGTCGTTTCTTACGGCGCGACTGCTGCTGGTTCCGGTCTTCAGCCCGTGGGCGTGCTGCTAACCGACGTTGAAGATCTTAACTACTTCAACGCACCGCAGAAGCTCATGCGTTCAGTAATCGACATCGGTGGCGTTGTAGCCGTCGCAGTCGAGGGCGAGTTTGAAACCGACTTCATCGAGGATTCCGTTGAGGGAACCATCGTTGCGGGTCAGACAGCCTATCTCACAGCAGATGGTGAGCTAACAAACTCCGCTACTACAGGTGATGATCCGGCTATGCCGAATACCATCGTTAACCCTGTTGTTGGTGTATTCACCAGCAACGATCATACAACCCGTGGCGCGGGTCTTGGCTGGGTACGCTTCATGCTCCAGATCAAGCAGGGCGCAACACAGCAGCTTACTTAAGAGGGGGTGATTCAGGATGGCATATGATAAGCGTCTAATCGAGGCTCTACGCCGTACAGCCGATAACGATCCCGAGGTGCGCAGCAAGGCACAGCGGGCGTTCGCGGGAGCCCTGAACGCGCCCTTGCGTAAGGGCGTCATGGACGAGGACAACCTCGACGACATCTACGAGCGTCAGGTTCTAGCAGCGGGTGCGCAAGCATATTACCCGCTCGATATCGTGAAGCCGGGCGAGGAAGATAACTTCGTCGCGTTCACGTATCAGAACCAGAACCGTATTCCTGAGCGTAGGGTCGAGGCGGACGAGCTTTGGGTACCGACGTACAAGATCGCTAACGCGATGGACTGGGACGTCGATATCGCACGTGATGCTCGTTTCGATCTCGTCGGACGTGCGCTTCAGGTTTACCGTGCGGGCTTCACCCGTAAGCTCAACTACGACGGCTGGACAACCATCCTAGCCGCAGCAGTGCAGCGCGGTCTCATTGTTTCTGGTGCGAACCAAAGTTCTCTTCCGTTTACCGGTCGTAGCATGATTTCGAGTGCTACTCTCGGTGGCGAGTTCACGAAGGAGCTAGTCTCCCGCATGATCATCACCATGCTACGTGGTGGCGGCGGCAACATGGTGAAGACTACTCTTACTGACCTTTACCTCTCTGCCGAGGCTATCGCAGACATGCGTGCCTGGGACGCGAGTGACGTCTCTGACTTCTCTCGTCGTGAGCTAGAGGTTCAGGGCGGCGGTCAGCTTGGTCTGTCCAACATCTACGGCGTAGTTCTGCACCCGATGCAGGAGTTCGGCGTGGGTCAGGACTACCAGACGATCATCGAGGATCTCGGGGCAACCCAGCCGAGTGGTACGACTCAGTACTGCATCGGTCTCGATCTCTCGACGGCTGACAGTTTTGTCATGCCGATTCGTCAGGAGCTAACGACCTTTGAGGATCCGACACTACAGCGTCAGCTTCGCGCAGGCGTCTACGGTTACATGGAGCAGGGCTTCGCCTGCCTCGACAACCGTCGTGTTCTCCTAGGTGCCCACTAAGCCTAGCTTAGTCAAAACCCAACGAAGGGGCGAGTAATCGCCCCTTCTTTTTTTGTGCCCTGAGAGAAAGAAATGTTTTTTTGAACTTGTCATTTATCGTATATTATATTGGAGGGATGCTACTTCGGTGTTTCATGGCGCGGACACCGTAGTCTGCGGGTGCGGGCAGTAGTTATCATTACTTGATTTACAGCCTACCACGTCGTAGGAGAAGGTCATGAGCCAATTTATTGGCATCAGACCTCCCCCTGGTAACTTAAAGCGATCATTCGATTTTTCAGTGAGCACTCACAACATCGGCGGGAATAGGTTCCTACTTCCTCATAACTTTGGGACCTATGATATCCTCGTGCAGTGTTTCACTGATACTGGCGTTCAAATACAGCCAGCCGGGATTGAGATAGTCGATGCTAATAATGTTCTCATAACTTTCTCTGTCAATATTGGTGGCAGGTGTATTATCTTTGCCTAAAGGGGAGGGTGAGATAGAGTGTTATTCAATAGCTTGATCGAGTTTGTGACATCGGGTCTGTTGCAATCTCCGGAGTCTATTGACATTGAGGCGCTCGACGGTTTTCTGCGTTTGTCTTGTGCGAACGCTAGCGGTACTCTAGAGTATAGCGTAGACGAGAACCAGTGGCGCTTGAGAAATGCTAACGGTGCGTTTGCACCGATCATGTCCGGCATCAATGGTGTTCCAGGACCGGACTTAACACTAGAAGGCGGCGCGAACGTAACTCTGACGCCCGACTATGGGGCGGGTAAGATCACGATCAGCGCCTCGGTTCCATCCGGTACGACTATCAATGGTCAGCCGGGTCCCTTTACGTTAGTGGGAGCCAGCGGCATAGAGGTTGTCACGGTGGGCAACACCATTACCTTCACACATGCGCCCGGGGCGTGGGTTATTGGGGCGTCGGGACTTATGGAGCCATCAGCGCGTAATATTATCATCAACCACGGTCTCGGTACAAGGGCTGTGAATATGACGTTCGCGTTTGAGGGAGGCTCCCGCGACGGCAGAATCTTCTTTCCGGGAAGACTCACAGTAGTCGATGAGGACAGTATATCTATGAGACTGGACTTGGTGAGGGACTTTACCTACACCATCATCGGTCTGAAGGGATAAAAGATGGTAACGCCGAGCGGTACTAAACTGTATGAGATCTATGACCAAGTGCGCGTAGATGTGTTCGGTACAAACGACGAATGGACAACTACCGCCGCTTCCGGTCTACCGACATCTGTTATGGACGTATATGCGCAGAAAGTGGCTTCCCGGATCAACGGGCAGCTCAGTATGCATAACTACGTACAGATTAATACCACTACCGGCGCAGTCTCACCGGCGATTGACCAGGTTTATGCTTTGCTAGAGACAGGCATCTTGGCGCTAATTCGTGATACGGAGGTGTCGCTGCTCAAGCGGCTGTCTAGTGGCTTGGGTATGAATACCGGCACGGGAGGTGGTGAAGGCGCTGTTGTGCGGAACGCTGACTCTGTGCAGGTGTCTACAGCCGCACGGTATCAAGAACGCATCCGTGCCTTCCTGAACGATCGCAATACTGCCAAAGAAGACTTCAAGACTCAACTGCGTCAGTTCAAGTACGACCTGCTAAGCAACAGGAAGCGGTATGTCTATTAAAGTCCCCGTTTACTTCCACGTCAACGAGGGCGTCTGGCACGTGCCCGGATTCCATGTCACGGTCTACGGGCGCTTTGTTCAGCCAGATCCAACAGAGATTCCGGTCGAGGTCTTCCGCGTGTTCCGTGACCAGTTCACGCTAGCCCCCATCACCAAAGAACTCCTTACTCATTTATTCGGCAACAAGTACTTTGCTTCGACGAAGTTCGAGCTTGGTAGCCTACACATCTTAGCCGAACCGTTCTTGCGCAAGCTCGCCGACAAGATCGGGATCAAACACAAACACCTGAAGTCGCGTGCCGGGATTGCAAGACTAATCCGCAACGAGATACTAAAGAGGATTGAAGATGGCTCTTAGACCGATAAGAACAGAAAGCGTGATCAAGCGCGATGCTCACCCTCGCTGGATTCCAGCAGAGGCGGGCGGGCTTGTGTCGTTCACGGCTGCTAGCGGGGTAGACTATTCTATCTATGCTGCTGATCCATCCGGCGTCAATATCATCGGTATCCAACGGCACGATGTGATCGAGAACGATCGTCCGGACTTGTTCCCGCGCCCGAGAACTCGCAAGATCCAGTATACATGGACGGAGGATCTGCTAGTGATCACTAAAGGTATGGTGGTTACAGACTTCATCCACCCCGATGCGACAGGTATTGTTGCGGGCGCTACAGCATATGCTGGTCCAAGTGGACTAGTTACGACTGACTCCTCCTTCAATGGCAGGATCGTTGGTTACTTCGAAGATGACCTTGTGGTAGATTCGCACGCAGTACTTGTAGAGGGAGGCGGCTACTACCGCCAGGAGTTCTATACGGACCCGAACACAGGGGAGAGAAGCCTGGAGGATAGGGGTTATCCGCGTAAGACGGTTACCTCTCCGGGCTGGGCAAAGTTAAGGCTGGCGATCCAAAATGGTTAGAAACGAAACTCCGAACGAAGACCTAAGTGAAGGCGCGTCGTTTGCTTTTCCGGATTACGAGGCTCTTTATGAAGAGGTCATCGACTCTTCATTCACCAATCTTGGTAGAACAGTCACTTTCCATCTACAGCCGATTCTTTCGTCTCCTTCTGGCACTCCTCAGCCGACCCATCAGGCATACAAGATCAACCCGTTTACGCGGGAGGGCTTTCGTCCTGCACCGGTAGAGCGTCAGCCTGCGGTTCACAAGGAACAGCGTATCGTTCAGTATACGGCACACGTGCGTCATGGTCCTGCGGATATTGACCAGGGCACGCCGTTGGGTCGTCTAGCCGACAACGAGGTTCAGCTTACTACGGTGTCGGGTTCTGAGGAACACTTGCGCGATGCTATCGCTATGACTATTGACGGTCGTAGGTTCAAACTGCGTGCAGGTCCGCGTCCGATTGGTCTCGGCTCTGTGAAGTATCTGATCTCGATCTGGCAAGAAGACCCGTCTGCTGAAGATGGTGCGAAGTAATGGTAGCCCCCGCCGTTGCTCTGGCGTTTGGGCGCACCCTATCCGGCATCTTTGGAGGCGCTGCGTCTCGTGCAACTGCTGCTCAGCGCAATGTTACGTCTGCAATACTACGGGTTATGGCGAGAGGATTCAAGCGGCTACCCCGCGTGACGGGGATTAGGAATCCTATTGAGCCGAGGCTTGTAGTAGAGAAAGAGATGGATAAGAAGTTTCGACAACTAGTCCGCTTCTATATCTCTAGACTATTAGATGACGTCGCTCGGGACGCCGCGACGAGACGCAAGCAGTTAATGAATATGGTTGTCTTTGGTGCTAAGGCTCGGCGTGGATCGACCATCAATACTGGCGGGACCACTGGTCTTACGGGCACCGACCTGTTCCGTAAGGTGCGAGACCCCTCCGTGATTGGTGAGATGGGTTTTCCGTCCCGCTTCAATCCAGAGGCAGCGTTGGTCAAGGGCTTGAAGGAGTCTGTTCAGACCATTGTTATGCGCCCTCGTTACAACCATCTCGTGATGAAGTTCATCCTTGATTACAATCGCCTGCGTCGTCTCACCCCTCATCCGGCAGCTAAGATGAAGAGTGGTAAGAACATCACCGTTACCTCGTGGCTTGACTGGCTACATGGCGATGCCGGTGTAACGGACGCAGGATTCGTGCCCCTATCTAAGATGCGTGGTGCCAAGCCGTCTAAGCGACCGCTCAGTCCGCGTTCGTATGGTGCGGCAGGACAGAATGCAGGTTGGATGATCTCTCCGACGAAGAAATCGACATTCAAGAAGAGAACCAGTAGTCGAGGAGTACCCAAGAGGGGCAGTGGAAGAGAAAAGACCAGTATCAACATTCCAGGCTCATGGCGCATTAGTACCCCGGTGAACAAGAACTGGGTGACGGAGCGCAGCCTGTCGATCGGTATAGGACTTCTTGACCTGTATGCCGGTGGTCTGATCCAGAGGATTCACCGCAAGACGGTCAAGAATTTCGCTGTGAAAATCTAATGGGTGGTAGCTATGCTTATTAAGCCGAGGCAATTGATCAAGTTGAACTTGAAGTTCTTCCTGGATCAAGTTTTTATCCGCGACGGCAACTATCAAAACATCTCGCGTGGCACGCAGGCGTTTGATGGTACCGACGTGAGTAGATTACAGCCCGACAACGATGCAGAGACGCTAGCGAGCCTAGGGTTTGTTTCGACCGACACTAATAAGGTGTGGCAGAGCCCATTCAAGAACTGGGTATATCAGTCTGGACTCGTCCATTCATACGACCGGGGCGAACCCCAGAAGACTGCTCCGACGATTTGTTCTGGCATCTATCTCGACGGCGTGTTTAAGCCGGATAGGGCAGAGATGCCGTGGGGTCCCGCCGCAGGCTGGGATCCGACTTGCTTTCCGACAATCGACTGGATCAATGGTCGCGTGGTCATGAGCAGTGGCTTGCCGTCGAGTGCCACAGTTCAGGCAGCGTATTCTTACGGCGAAGTGACGGTCGCCCTAGCTAGCCGCGAAAACGAGGACATGGAAGAGTATGTCAAGAACTCGCGGTATGGTAATAATCCCGACACATGGAATAGCATCTCGTATCCTTCCGGTAGATTTCAACCGCTTCCGGCGGTGTTCATCGAGATCTCCGAGCAGGACCATGATGCTTACGAGCTTGGTAACAGAAGCCTGAAGGAGCGGGATCAGGTGACTCTGTACGTGGCATCCAACAGTAATGTTGTGTTGGATAACATCCTAGATACGATAAGGCTTCAGGACCGCCGGGGTTTTCCGATCGTTGATTACAACGTCGCCCCTCTTCCGCTGAGCGGTATTTTTTCTGAACGCTCTCCAGAATACATGCGTTACAGCATTCTTCAGGGGAACGTTGTGGCTCACCCGTCAGGCTACACTTCACTTTATGGTCAGGGGCAGTTCCAGTCTGCCCGGGTTCAGCTAGACAACATTCGGGGTCTAGAGGCTGGACAGGTGACAATGGACATCGAAACCTACATCATCGTTCCCGATTCACCTATTGGAACTTCTTCTATAGGGTATAATTTCTTTGAAAGCTAACATAGTCGCACTGTACGAGGCGGGGTCTAGCTTGCGACTTATTGGTGAGGCTTATGGTCGTAGCAAGACCTGGGTGCGTAAACGTCTCATTGACGCGGGTGTAGATATTCGTTCTGCCAGAGAAAGTAAGAAGGTTGGTCGACTTGGTGCTGAAGTTCTGTGTAAAACATGTGGCACTATGGTCTATCGCAAGCCCAATAAGGTTGCACGGAACCTTAATACCTTTTGCTCTCGTCAGTGTTATGCGTTGTCTTTGAAGCTGTCTATGCGCGGCAGTAGGAACCACCAATGGCACGGTGGTAGGTCTATTGCCACAATGATCCGTCATAGCGTGCGAAATAAGGAGTGGATTCAATTCATACTAGAACGAGATGATTTTACGTGTCGGCATTGTCACCAAAGGGGCGTTCATCTACACGTGCATCACATCTATCCGTTTGCTAGTATCTTGGATCGATTTCTTGAACAGAACTCTTCAAATAACATAGAGCTTCTACTAGAGGCGTCGCAGGAATTTGAAGAGTTTTTTGATATAGATAACGGCATCTCTTTATGTAGAGAATGTCATAAAGAAGTTCATCACTCGTAGAATTTTAACGTATATATAAGTGGATACCTATGTAGTTCCCGGAGTGGGGACGTTGTATCATAAGGGAGGTAAACAGTGGCTACTCTGAATGCTAACAACCGCATTTTCTGGGCGGTCGAGAAGGTGGCTATTCGTGACAACAGTGCCACGAATACCGACCAGACGTCCGTTTGGAACGCGCTCGAATTCCCCTCCGGCGCTATGGCTGCACCCCTGAACCCGGATTATGTTCTAAGTGGTGTAGATCAGGTAAACGGTCGGTGGGAAATCGGTCGTGGTGTACAAAGTGTAAGTTCAACTACTACGTATAACCTTGAGCAAGTCTTCGAGCTTGGTCAGATCGAGGTTTACGAAGATAGTGAACGTGTGCCCGACATCGAGTATACCATCGAGAAGGCTCTCGACGGTACGAAGATGCTGTATTTCATGGCTTCCGATCCCGCACCGGGTGTAGACGCCAACGGCATCCCGAAGATTGGTCTGAACAACCGCGTTGGTACGTTCCGTTCCGATCACGCTCTTAACATCTACCCGGACACGCAGGAGCGTTCGACAGGCACTCCTCGCTCTGCTATGGTGGCGTCCGGTATGTATCTGTCTTCCGTTACTTACTCGTTCCCGGTGGACGGCTTCTGCACAGAGGCTCTAACGTTCGTTGGTAACGACAAGATCTGGAAGAACTTCAACGCGAACATCTCCGGTCTTCCGGTAGACGCGTATCCGCAGACTGGCAACACCTACAAGATTCCGGCGTCTGGTTTCGAGGTCGCTGAATCTACACAGGGTACTCCGAGCGCGTCTCTACGCGTTATCGGTTCTGGTATCCAGCGTCGTGAGAACGTTGACCTACGTAGGTCTGTTCTTCCGTCCGACATCCCGGGTGTCCAGGCAGCAACTTTGACGACAGTAAACGCAGGCGGCGTTGGCGGATCTACCTCTGGTGTGGTCGTTCACACGACCGGAAACCTTGACTATATGGTCGAGCGTATCCAGAGCATCACGCTGAGCGTTGACTTGAACCGTACGGACTTGAACGAGCTTGGCTCGAAGCGTCCATTCACTCGTTACATCGCGTTCCCGATCGAGACTTCCTGTGCGATCGAGGTCATCACTGCCGAGGGTGACCACGTTCAAGCGAAGGCGGAGTTCGACATCGGCACGGACAACACCCAGCCGAACGAAACCGTCATCGTGCGTACGACAGACGGAACTCAGATCGACCTGGGCGACTCGATGCGACTACAGAGTGTGGACTTCAGTCCGGGCGACGCGGGTGGCGACAATGCGACAGCTACCTACAACTATCGTGGATTCAACATCTTCAATATCACACACGACACCTTCTATCCTCACCACCGCGTATACGTATCAGCGTCCGCGAACTCGCGCTTCAATGTGGGTGCCGCTGCATCCTTCTAATAGCGCAGTTTCCATAGATGAGAGGGGCGGGTACCCGCCCCTCTCCATAGCTCGCCTACCATGTGTAGAAGGAGTTACAGTGCCGTCGCCGGGGTTCGCGGCGGCACTAGTTTTTTTAGGGATATAGGGATCATGGCAGAAGCAGGCGAAAAGCTAGAGGACGCAATCCAGCGTCTACTATCTAATAGTTGGATGGTGGAAACTGAATCCTCCGACCCCTCTCGCCAAATTCTTGTCGTAAGACATCCCACCCTAGACCAGAAGCTCATCGGTCGTTTCTTCAAGCAGAAGTTTATCAAGGACCAGACGGGGTCTATGATGAGCCGGGAAGAAGCCGAAAAGGCGGCGTTCGCTAACGGCGCATGGCATCCCGGCTTGGACGCGAAGCTGGAGACCCTATCTTCTCGTTACGAGATGCTGCACGAAGCCTTAGAGGCTGAGGAAGAGAACGCCAAAAAGATCGTGGCTGCAAAGGCGCGTGTTCGCTCCATCACGCGAGAGATCAGCCAGATGGAATACACGATGCGCTCTCTGATGCTTCAGAAGTTCAGTATCTTTGGCAATACCCTCGAATACCACGCGGAACGTCAGCGCGTGATTCGGATGATTGGCATGAATACGTTTGACGTTCATGGCAATCCGATTTGGGAAAAGGGCTCTATTGAGGATGAGCAAGATACTGGTCTGATCGACTTTCTAAGTAACGCCTATGTTGAGCAGCAGAACTTCGACGTCCGCCTAGTTAGGCGTATTGCGAGAAGCAATCTGTGGCACTATCGTTGGACCCTTGGCAAGAACCAGCCCGAGTCTTTGTTCGGGTGCGCGGTCCGGGACCTAACGGTGGAGCAGAACTTTCTTGTGTTCTGGAGTCAGTTATACGAAGCTTTGAACGAGGCGGCAGACCCGCCCCCACGTGATGTGGTTGAAGACGACGAGGCTTTTGATAAGTGGCTAGAGAAGCACGCGAGAAAGCACGAGAAGAAGAAACAAAAGGAATACTTCGGCTTAAACAAGCCGGGTAACGAACAGTTCGTTGTCATCGATGGCTATTACGATGACGAGGGATATTGGCACGAGCATACAGCAGAGGAGAAACAGAAGATCGCGGATAGTATCTATGGATGTAACTCTCCCCTCATCCGCAGAATGCAAGTAGAGGGTCACCGCAAGCTACAGGATATGGGTGGTCAAGCGCGTGAGACAGAGTTGCGTAAGGGTTGGTTCAGGTTACTTGGTTGGGATAAGGTCAATGAATAAGGTACTAAAAGACAGCTTGGTCCGTAAGAATCGTCAGATGTACAAGACGGCTCTACGCGCAATAGAGCGCGTGATGGGACCAGAGTTTACGCGTAGCGACAAGTTCTCAGCGATTCGTAGTACGATCCTCACGGCTGGTAATGAGGTTGAGAGGTCAATCTCTACCGAGGTGGATCAGTATGCTATCGTCCTAAAGGATGGAGAGACTCCGGCAGCAGTGAGCGCCAGCGAGTACATCATCTCTATGGTGCCGCAGATCAAGTTTGGTCTGGAGGTCCAGGCAGGCGGCTCTGTGCCATTTCTACGCCTGATCTCGAAGGACGTCAAGGAAGACCTGTCGCTGTTGCGAGAGATCTTCGGAGCGGGTATTGTGTCAAGGCAAAATGGATATCCGCTGTTTGAGGTAAGAGGAACCACGGACTGTATGAAGGTCAAGCCCGTTATGGACGAGATCATGAAGAGGCTGAAAAACCCGTCCGACTACGTGGAGTGGGTTGAGTCTCTCTATGCCTTGTATCGGGGCGAAGGGTAATAGGAGATAGCCATGTCGGAATATGAATTTCAGGCTACCGACTTAGACGGTAAGACGAGTACATACTCGTTTGGACCTGAGACGCTTGGTATCCAGCAGCAGTGTAAGCTGGCATACACCCAGGCATATGCGTTCTACTTCAAGAACGGAACCATGACCAAGGCGCAGGCGCTCGATATCGCCAAGAAGAATGGTGTCATCGATGACGCGTGGCAGAAACGGGTGGATATGGTAGTGATGCAGATTGCTACGCAGACCACCAAGCTTTCTGAAGAGAAGGCTAAGAAGAGGAAGAACAAGAAGAAGATCGCCGACGCCACGGCGGCTCTCAAGGAGCTGCGCGAGCAGTATGAAGACCTGCTTGCAAGACACACCGAGGTTATGATGCCGACGTGTGAGAACTTGTCCGAGAATAGGGAGCTAGAGTTGAATGTAGTTCTCAGGCTTCTGGATGAAGATGGTCAGCGCGTATACAAAGACCATGCAGATATGGCTAATCGATACGACGAGCCGTTGACCCAAATTGCTCTTGAGCATATGATGTATCTGCGGGCGGGACTCCCATTCCAGCTCGACGGTCTCTATATAGAGGAACAGAAGGACTAGGTGTTGTAGATGCCTCCGTCTCAAAAGGTTGTAGTTGTCCTAGAGGTTCGCGCCAGTAAGAAGATTGACGCGGAACTCACTAAGGCAAAGTCTAAAGTTAAGGGATGGGCGGCAACTCTTACGCGGGAGATGAAGAACGTCTTCAAGAGGGCGACCTTCTTCCGCTTCTCTACAATTGGCATCAACTCCTTCTTCAACTCCATCCGCTTCGCCCGCCAGGAGGCTATCGCCTTCCAGGATGCGCTAGGCGACATCGTCAAGGTTGACCTGAATAGGTTCATTGACCTCAACAGTAAGGCTACGCGCAAACTAAGCGATGACATCAGTAGACTAGCTAACGAGTATGGCATCTTGCGTGTCGAGGCGGCGCAGACCTTGCAGGCTATTACCGTCGCGGGTTTCCGTGGCGCTGAGGCAATGAAGGTGTTGGATGCAGCCCTCCTGGGTCAGTCCGCCACTGGTCTTAAGGCGGCAAAGGTCTTCAAGGCTATTTTGCTTCCTTCCATCCTTCAGTTCGGCGTTGGTGTAGACCAGCTAGAGTCCGCCCTTGATGTTCTTGTTACTACGCAGGCAAATGCTGCCGTTGGATTCGAGGACTTCGCTGGTGCGTTCCGTGCTGGTGGTGCTACCTTGGCGGGTACAACCCGGTCCCTAAACGAAGCGGCTGCGCTTGTTGCCGCTCTCGGCGAGGTCACTCAGGAGTCTGGTGCCACGGTTGGTACGTTCTTCAAGACCTTGTCCCCGCGTCTGCTTGCGAACCCGGGTGCCAAGAGGGTATTAGAGACCTTTAAGGTTGATGTAGTTAACCCGCAGACAGGAGCCCTCAAGAGCACGGGCGAGGTTCTAGTTGACCTCAACCGGAACATGATCGGCTTGGGCGCGGGCGCTAAGCGTTACAACCTGAGCGTGGTCTCCGGTATTCGTCAGGGTAACCGTTTGATCGCGGTTATGAACGCGCTAGCCAAGGTCGAAGAGCTAGTAGAGCTAAACTCCCGTGCGGCTGGAGACACGCGTCGTCGTGTTGCCGTCGAGCAGCAGAAGATTTCTGTTAAGTGGAGGAAGGTACAGAACGAGTTTGCTCAAAGCCTTGAGAAGTCCATGCTCCCGGTTATGGACGACCTCATTGTGGCAGCTAGGGATATTGCGCGTTTTGGTGCCGGTGCGATCAACACCTTAATTGAGGTTGGGCAGTCGCTTGGTATCATTAGTAAGGCTAGTCCAGAGGAAAAAAGGCAGTTATCGCTGGTGCGGCAGATCGAGGGGGCTGCGAAGAATCTGTCCGATGCAGGGGTCGAGGCGGTTAATAAGCAGATCCTCAGTATGGCTGTTCAGGTTAAGCGTTTCAGTATAGAGGAGGCTAGGCAGATTGCCAGGGGTGCGGGTTTTGATCCCGGCATTATCGGTACTGCAATAGGTCGTTTGGCTGAGAATATTACGGGACAGACGCCCGTTTCGTCGCAGAGGGCGATTACGAATCTAGATCAGCTCTCTACTATATATAGCGAGCTACTTGCGGGTGGCTTCAAGTTTGCCCAGGGGTTTGAGAATACCCAACAGCAGATTGGCAATCTCCAGACTATCTTAGCAGCCGTACGTAAGAGGGCGGCTGAAGACAAGAAGGCGGGTCTAGACCCACGCATTACTACTGACCTTCCGACCGGGCTCGCCGGACCAGACAATCAGGGCTCTCAGTTTAGAAGTGTTCTGAAGACATTCAACACGGCTCTACGTGAGGGCGGACCGGCGAAGTCTATCAAAGAGTTCCAGGTGCGGCTAACCAACGCGTTTGCGGCGATTAATAACCCGGTCAAGTCATTCAACCGTGGACTTCTTCAGCAGCGCAAGACACTGGTTCAGGTCAACCAAGAGCGGAAGATTGCCAGAGACAAGGCACTTGCTACAGCAGAAGAGCAAGCTAAGATCGATCTCCAGGGTCTAGACGCCGGTGCTAAGAAGGCTTTGCAAGAAGAACTACAGTTAGCACGAGACAAGAGCCGAGTCGAGGCACTTAAGGATCAGGTTAAGCTAGCCGAGTTTGACGCCAAGGCGATGCGTCGTCTGAATACCGAACTCAACTCCATGAAGGATAAGAGTAAGGACGCTGCGTCCAAGCTATCTACGTCAACGCGTCGATTGAACGAGTTGCGTATCGAGGAAGCTAAGGCAGCTACAGCAGTAGCCAAGGCGACCATCTCTATGAAGGACGCACTGATCGAATATGAGATCGGTCTACTCAGAGCCCAGCTTGAGTCTAAGAAGATTACAGGAGAGGTCGGCAGTCTCGCACAGGAGTTGGCGGGTTCTAAAAAGATCATTCCGTTGTTCCTTGAGGGATTAACGAAGGAGCTTCAGCAGCCGTCTCGTGTTGGCGGAGGATTCGGTGGCGACAACATCATCAAGGGTGAGTTGAAGCTATCGAATCTACGGAGAGAGTCGTTGCGTCAGCAGCTAGACTTGACCCAGCAGATCCTTAATCGTCAGCGAGAGATTGGCGAGTCCTTCTTCTCCCTGGACGCTGGCGGACGTAATCAGCTTGCCCAGGGTCTTGGTGCTATCCAAAACCTCTTTGGTAGGTTTGGTGGCGACGTGGGCGCGGTCCGTGGCTTGTCCTCTCAGGATCTAAATGCGTTTGGTCGCCAGCTTCTAGGCTTGCCGGATGACGTGAAGGAATCTATCTTACGTGCAACGGAGTTCATCCCCGAGGGTGCTACGGTTGCTGGCTTCACCGGTAAGCAGATTAGGGATATTATTGCGCAGGCATCTCTTGGTCGCGCCGATGGTACTGGCATCCTGGACATCGGGGCTCTCCAGGAGGAAGCCGCAGATGCTACAACCAAGCTTGCAGAGCTACAGACCGACGCGTTGGTCAACTCTATTGAGCAATTGAACGTCGCTCAGCAGCAGCTAGACCAGCAGAAGGCTCAGACAGAAGTTGCTCGTATCCAGGTAGAGGTTGCGCGTCAGCAGTTGGCTGCTCTAACATCTGAGCAGGGCACACGCCGCGCAGGTATCATGGCAGAGATGGATTTCATCCGTAGGCAGAACCGCCCGACCGGTCCGGCGATGGGTACTAACGCTGTCCTTGGTCGTGCGAGCATGGCTAGGATTCAGGCATTCCAGACAGCTATGACAAACATCCTGGATCTAGCGCAAGAAAACCTAGAGTCTGGCAGGGGCACGGCAGAGACTATGGGCGTTCTACAGGAACGCTACGAGAGATTCAATCAGGCTATTAAGGAAAACGATACATCGATTGCCGCACTCAACGAGGGCTTCCTTAAAATGGGTAGGACAGTCACATCTCTCAACCAGTTGTTCGAGCAGGGTAGGGCTGCGGATCTCGCCAAGGTAGGTAGTGGTACGCCGGGCTTCGCCATTGCCAAGGGCAAGGCGGCTGGCTCCACGACACAGGTGCCGGTTGAGAAGGCGCTTCTGGATCTTATCGAGGTTCTACGTCCTCTAACCGGGGAAAAGGGATTCAACTCACAAGAGCTTGGCGTTATGATCAAGAACATCGAGGCGGCTCTAGCCAATAACGGTGGCAGGGTGCCGACAGAGGTATTGATCAAGCTAGCAGGCGAAACTATCGAGAAGCTAGAGATTACGGGGCTCGCCGAACTACCGGCAGCTATGGCGGACGTAGTAAAGAACCACCCGGACGTAAAGGACTCTGCGACATTCATCAAGAATCTGGGCGTCATCATCCGGGCAATGGTCGAGGCTGGTATTGGGGCAGGCGCGTTCCCGCCGAACCTGAGAGCACAGCTACCAAGTATTCCGGCAACAGGCGAGTAAAGAATAGGGGGTTGTAATGCACCTATCGTCAGTCGTCCCGGGGAACTCACAGTCCTGGGTCGAGATTTGGTATGGCGACGACCGGATCGGTCCGCCTACACCCCTTATCTCTTGGGACCGCGACTACGTAGAGTCTGGTAACGAAGAGAAGATCGCTGCTACCCGTGTAATCACACTGAACGGCACGTGGATCAACTCGCCGAGCGGAACCTACAACGATGTCTACGCGGCGCAGGAGCAATTGCTGTCCATCTTCGCAACAGATGGGAAGCATTTCTCTTTACGGGCGGGACCATCTAACACGGTGATTGCCCCTGGTGAATATATCGCCAGCGGCATCTATCCCAAGGTGCGTAGCATCTCGTTGCCGGAAGACCTCCAGTATGATAAGTTCATCTACACCGTTGTCCTTGAATACGACGAAGACGACATTGGCGCTAGCGGCTTAATTGAAAGCGAAGATAACACGTGGTCCTACAATGAGGTTGATGAGTCCCAAAGGGTCAGGATCGAACACTCGATTTCTATCGTGGGCAAGAACACGGCTCAGAGTGGCGAGACCAACAACGCGCATGAGAATGCCCGGGATTACGGCAGGACCCTGCTGGGGCTGGCTAAGGCTCCGGCGAACTTCCCGGTTCACGTGCATCAGAGCGAAGCGCCCCTGTATGAGATCTCTACTCAGCGCACAGAGTCCGTCAGCCTAACCCGTGGTTCGTATGATGCCACAGAGGCGTTCATTGTTACGTCGGGCATCTATCCTTGGAATCATTCGCGCTCTATCTCGGTGAGTACCGACCGGGCAGGCATTACCTCTATCCAGCTTCAGGGTAAGATCCAGGGTCTAGGTAGAACAGACGTTGCGCCGAGCGGCAACGTTGGCTTCGACAATGCCACCTCTGGCTGGCTGAACCATGTGAAGCCGAACCTATATGTTGATGCTGCGGCATTCTATACAGGGTTGGGCTATTCGCTGTCGCTGAATAACAAGAGGATCGCGCAGTCTGTGGCAGAGTCCGAGTTTCTTGGCACGGTAGACTATGACGTTACATATACCGACGATCCGGCAGACGACCTGCCGTCAGGTATCGCCGAAAGGTCTGTGACCTATGATCGTCGAGATCCGACCGAGCTATTGGCTCGCTTTACAATTCCGTTCAGACAGCTTGGCTCCATCGTACAAGAGATGGGAACAACGCTAGACGGTAGCATCAGCGTGAGTGCTCGCGCCAGGGCAACTAACACCGGGGATGAGTCGGCGGACGTCAACCGCGCCATCGCCCAGGTAGAGTCAGACCTTAACGCGGTGAAGCCAGATCCAAACAGTTCTGAGTTTATACGCCTAGACCTAGTGGGACAGCCCTCTCTGAACTACGATATCAAGAGTAGGGTTGCCTCGGCGTCGATTCAGTATTCGTTCATCCTAGACTTGGCGGGCGTGAACTCTGCCAGCGGCAGTATTTCTCTTCCGCGTTACCAGGGAGGCTTGTAATGGTACTTCCGCCTGAAGTCAAGATCGTTCAGTTCGATGTGGCTGCTGCGACTAGTGGCACGTGGTCGGGGTTCGTAGATACAACAACCCAGGCTCTAGACTTTGGGCAGATCGATAACAGCGTCTCGGGCTTGGTGAGTGATACTAAGGTCGTCGCCATGAGTGGCGTCGAGTTCAATGGTAACACAGTTATCGAAGACATGCGTTTCTATGCGGTAGCGACTACTGCCTTTAGCCAGGGCACGTATCAGTTCCTTATGGAATTGACTAATACGTGGGCTCAGAATAAGCAGTTGACGACTGGGGCAGACGATGTCCCGATTTCGCTACCCGGTTCGCAGAACTATTTCAGGCATGGGGGAGGTGCGCAGATTACCGGCTCTGGTCAGGTAGACGGATTAGGGCAGTGGGCGTATCTTGCCATTTTTGCAGGGACAGACGTGCCAGATGGCACTTATGGCGGCTTGGGCGCTGGCACTTTGCGCTATCGTTTCCGCTACGATTACTATTAAGGAGTGGTCATGGTAGAGGTTTTTCCGGGCGCGGGAGTCGATCCTAATATTGCCAATGCGGTCGATGGTGCTACAACTGCGCTGCGTACTGTGGACTACGCTCACCACGAGGTTCACAGCGGTAGACATTTTACATTCTCTGCAACTAGTGGAGACCTAGATATCGGGACTCCGCTAGAGTATCTTATTCATACGCCGGATACAGAGCGGTGGGCTCACCTGCTTGGTAACGTGTATGGGGCTCTACATACTAGGTTCGAATTCTTTGAAGGAGCTACTCACACGTCTGGCATTCATATGCCAATTCACAATAACAATAGGAATAGTGCCAATGGACCGGGTTTGATTATCACAGAACATGCGGATGACGGAGACGACGGCACCTTACTATTTGAAACTGAGTTTGGTGTAGATACTGGAGGTGGCGCAAATCGAGTCACCGGCGGCGGCACTGCTCGCGCGGACTCGGAGTGGGTATTGAAGCAGAATACAGTATACCTACTTAGGTTGTCTAGTCTAACAGCCGACAACGTGGTTAATATGGCGCTTAGCTGGTATGAACACATCGACGCAAACTAGCGAATGGACGGCATGATGGTTGACGCTCCAACTGTTCATTTATATGAATTTAACATCAGCGAGACTTCACCTGCGCCGACGCGCCACATCGCTAGTGGGTCGGCAGCATATGTGAAGACACTTGGGAGCGGTACGCAGTCAGCCTACCTGGAGTTCGATACCTTCACCGAAGAGGATTGGTACTACGGAGCCAAAACAAAAGTCTTTATTTTCAGGACTTCTTCACTAAATTATCGTATATATAATATGAGGTACTATGTTCCTGACCAAAGTGCCCTCTCTCCAGGTTCATCCCACTTGCAATTTGCCACTTCAGGCGTCTGGGCTGCATACCCCGCCCAAGCTGCCAGCGGTCAGGCTGGCATGATAGAAGTCCCCACATCTCTGCCAGGGTCGCAGAATCTCTTTGTACAGAATGGCGATGCCAGCATGAGTGGCACCCTGGACCCAGACGTCTCTCAGTACGTGTATGTGAGCCTCATCCTCGGCGCAGCCTTTCCGAATGGTCGGTATGGCGCGGGTGATGCTGGCTCGTTTGGTCGGTTTGAGCACAGAGTGACCTACGATTATACGGGACCATAGCCATGACTCTTGTATTACATGCAAAATTCAGTGAGATGGCTGGGACCCAGACTGTCAATGACGTCGATCCGACGCACAGCGGCGTGCTGGAGGGGTCTGGTATTCCGACGTGGCAGGGCGGCGGACCACGTAGCACATACCTGGACTTCAACGGGCTAGAGGGCGGTAGTATCGTACGCTTCCCTGAGAAGTCTGAGACGATGATCTCGGGCAATCTATCGGTGAGCGTATGGGTGAATACGACACAGACGTTTCCTGGCGCTCCGGCACCAGACCCACAGAAAGAGATGGTTACTCGTGGTGGCGGCAACTTCTCGTTTGGCTGGGAAGAGGGTGCTGTAGAAAACTTTGTGTGGCTGCGCTGTTTTTTTCGACGTCCAGACAACGTTAACTTCGAACTCGAATGGCGTGATGATAATCCGCAGCCGGGATTCCGAGATGGTGCTTGGCACAATATCCTGATTCGATTCCAGCCATCCTCAGACGATGCTACATCAGATGGGGTTGCCCAACTATGGGTTGACGGAATTTTGAAAGATGAAGAGTCTCATAATCTATCGCAGCTCAAAATCTCTGGTGTCGAGGACTGGTGGATTATTGGTGGTCGTAAGTCTACTGCCACCGAGGTAATTGACCGCAACCTAATCGGCAGTATCACAGACGTAAAGGTCTGGGATGAATACATCTCAGACGCACAGATACAAATAGAAGCAACACCCGCCTCCGACCTAGTAGGAGGTATGGATGGTTTCATACGTAGCCATCCGGGGCGTCATATTCGCAAACTCTCTTAAGCCAACACGGAGGAGGTGTTAACACATGGCAACTATCAACTACAACTCTGATACCAACGATGCTAACCTAGTACTTATGCGTACGGGTCTACGTGTACTTCGTTACACTGATCGCAAGGTTAGTGCGTCCTATGGACGTGGTGCTCTGATCAGCCGTCTATCTGGCTTCAAGCAGGAGGCGACTCTCACTAACCCGTTCACAAACGCCACATCCTAATCTCCTAGTCCTGGGAGAAATCTCCACACGCCCGGGGCTGGGGTTTATCTTCAGCCCCGGATTCATTTTATGGAGAGATGAATGTTTGAGACGCAAGAAAAAGGAAATACGATCACCGCGACGCTTCAGGCGTATAGTGGTGAGCAAGTCGAGTTCACATTCGATAAGGAAGAAGGACACTCCTTTGAGATTGGCGGTACCGCCTCAAACCAGGTGCTTACGTATCCTGTCAAGGTGCTGGCAGTCTACACCAAAGAAGACGATGGCAAGGAATACTGCGACGTGCAGATCGGAGACAGGTGCTTTCCTGATCGCCGCGTTTGCGGTGTCATCGTTCCCAACCAGACAGCCTTCCTTATTGAAACCTATGATCTTAACGACAAGCCGCGCTGGCTAGTTGTTAAAGATATCCCGGAAGCGGTGCGTCGTCACTTCATCAATATCGACGTCCGCCGTGGTGCCTCTTTGGTTAAGAGGTTGCGCATTGATCCGTTTCTAGGCGATTCTAAGGTGATGTAATGGCTACATCTGGCATCCTCGCCCTCATTGATTGGGAGGATTTCTCCACTGGTGATCTACATGGTCAGAATGGATGGAGGGTCCAGAACGAGGATGGTGTGCGCCCAGTTGGCTTTGATTCCGTAATCATTACAGAGGTTGGTGCGCCTAGCGGTCAGATCGCTATGCGGAACAATCCTGGCACTGTGTCTGACGACCGCCGCGCCGTCATGGTTCTAGACGGCAGTGGCGTAGATCGTTCTGCGTATGATAAGGTGTCGATTGAAGCTGGTATGATCATGAACCAGCTAGAAGGTCGCTCCATTATGCTCATTCGACCGAGCGGAGCGACGAATGATACACTATATGGTTATCGTGTTGAGTGGGAACACAACACTGGCGCAGCAGACACACTAACATTCGACCGTCTAGACAACGGTGCGATTACTAACCTAGACTCATTCAATATTGATAGGGTAGAAAGTCTACGCCTATTAGTAGAGGATGATGATAGTAATATCACTATATGGGCTAACGCCTCTGGTACCTGGGAGTTTATCCATCAAGAAGCGACTACGACGTATAACTACCTCCCAACTAGCGGCGCATTCCAGTTGCGTACTGACGAAGCGGGTCTTATTCACGGTATTGGCGATGTCACCATATACGGCGTGAATAATGCAACCGCGACCTCGGGTCAGATTGGTGCCTACGTCCACAACTTCGAGGAACGATGTATCCTCGATATCGACTTTGAGAACTACACAGACGGCAACTTACTAACTGACAGCCAGCCAGACGACTGGTGGACCCTGACCAGCAACGGTAAGCCTACCGCAGCTAATGACGCATACATCAAAAGCGACCCTGGTAGCGGTCTAGTGATGTGGCGTCGTGCCGATGCCGTGGCGTTCCCGGGTAAGGCGATCATCGCCGTACTTAACTCGGGCGTTCCCACCAATGCTAGTTCTTTACGATATGAGTTAGACGTCGCGCCCGATCAGGCTGCGACTAGCCAGTGCAAAGCCGACATTCTATTCCGTCCTAAGAGTGGAATGGCGAACAACCTCACTACATGGCGTTTCGGATACTGGCGACGCCTCTCGGGTCAGGATCGTTTTGTTCTTCAGGAGTTGTTGAACGGCGGTAACGTTCAGGCTCTTGCCTACCTGACTGACGACTATACTATCACCTCTGCTCGTCTACGTGTAGTTGATGACGGTGATTTGATTCAGTGCCATGTTAAAGCGAAGAACTCGGGCATTTGGGAGGAAACTCATAGCCTGTATGACAATTCGCTTAATGACCAAACGCCAAGTGGTGCGCTGAACTTTGATGGTGATGGTACTAATGTAGTTGTTCAGGTAGATAACTTTAACATCTATGCGACATACTCCGGTCTTCAGGTGACTACCGGCGAGATTGGCGGCTACGTTAACGGCGTGGCTGTTTCTACGTCTGGTGAGATTGGTGGCTATATTGAGGCTGGTGCCGCACCGACACCAACGTCTGGTGAGATCGGTGGCTATGTTCCAGCCTTTAGTCCAGAATCATCTGGACAGATTGGTGGCTATCTACAAGTATATCCTGGTGCGACACCAGAGGTCTTCACTAAGATTGATCCAGCCATCCAGAGTTGGTGGTATGGCAACGAGGACTCTCCGGGCGACGCTCTTGTTGATTACGGAGACCTGGGTAACGACCTTGTTGCCCTTACTCCTGTCAACCAGGGTATTCTTACAAGCGGTGTTCAGACAGCTAATATCCAGAGAGAGAATGCGCGTGTAACGAAGAACGCTGGTACTGGCACAAATGCGAAGTTCCGTGGTGTCGATATTGGGGAGCAGTACACGGGGTCGGCGGAGAACTTTACCTGGCAGGGTTGGATATATCCGAGCGGCGGTCACCTACAGGAGACGCAGCCGGTTGTCCTAATCATGCGGGACGATCAGACATTCAATAACAGTGCGCGTTTCGCAATACAGGTTGTTGGTTCGGCTGGCAAGCCGGTCGATAGGCTACAGGTGGCACACAGGTGGGGTGCGGGCTCTGCGGAAATCGATTACGTCACTACGGCGCACGGCGCGGTTCCAAGCGGTCAATTTGTTCATATTGCAGCTACATACAATAAGACTGGCGGAGAGGTTATTCTCTACGTCAATGGCGGCATTGTTGGCTCCGGCGCGATCACGGGCGTTATGGGTTCTGGTTCTGCGGATGAGCTAGCCCTCCAGGGTAATCCCAACCCGGCGAACACAGACTTCACGGGCGCTGCCAACGACATCATGTTCATCAGCCGCGCATTGTCAAGCGGAGAGGTTGCATATGTAGCCGAGTCCGGAGTCGGTCCCGTACCTTCTGCTGGTGAATCCATTGGTGGCTATCTCGATGCATTCGTGACCAGCGTAACTGCTACAGAAGAGCAGATGCAGGGGGTCTGGAGGCTTGATGAGTTAGGCGACAACGATACGCGCCTAGACAGTAGCGGCAAGAGCAATCACCTCAATGTGATTACAGGATCACCGAAACAGGTTGCAGCTCGTAGAAACAATGGCACAAGATTTGAGCATTGGGTTAACCCCTTCCCGTCACTACAACGTACTGGTAGTGGCGTGTCCACCGGGCTTAGCCCAACGGCGTCATCTTGGACAATGGGTCTGTGGGCGAAGCCCAGCGGCGTGGCGTATGAACGCTATGCGCAGCTTGCGGGCAAGGGTTCTTATGATCAGTATGTCCTATATATGGACGAAGAAGGCGAGGTCTGGGGTCAGGTAAGTATCGACGGCATCGGCTACGTTGTTTCGACACAGCCGAGCAGCCTGATCGCTAACGAGTGGCAGCATATCGATTGGGTGGTTGACCGCGATAACGAGGTCCAGTATATCTACCGCACGGGCTCCGACTACATCCCGACTATTATTGGTAGTGGTGCTCTGCCGGATTCGTCCAAGGCACAGGACACAACAACCGAACCGTTCCATGTCGGCGCATCTCCGACGAACCAACAGCCATACGACGGCGATTTAGACGAAGTTTACTTCATCCAGCGGGCTCTGTCGTCTGGAGAGATTCTATCCGTCGTGAAGATCGGCTTGCCGATAGTGATTGCCACGGGTGCGTCGGGTCAGATTGGCGGCTACATGGCAGCGCCGGACTCGGCGACGGGCGTGTCTGGTCAGGTCGGTGGCTACACGGACGGCGTCCAGCTATCGGCATCGGGCGAGGTTGGTGGCTACCTAGAGCAGCTAGATTCGCCGACAGGGTCGTCGGGTCAGATTGGCGGATACACAACATACGATCTAGAATCAGCGTCGGGTCAGATTGGCGGATACGTCACATATACCCAGGAGACTGGCTCGGGTCAGGTCGGAGGCTATCTAAACGCGGTTAGCGTGGATGACGACGCATCCTTCCTCTCGATGTTCACATATGTTGTGCCGGAAGATATCGACTTTGATCTAATCGCCAGGATCGGTAGCGCGATGTCGAATGACTTCGATGCGACACTTCAGGTCTTGAGGCAGTATACACCGCCGACAGTGACCTGCTATGTTACTGGCTCCGGCACTCTCGACGGTTACTATCACGTCACGGTATCTGGTACTGTGACCGTGGGCGATGAGACCATCCAGAATGGTGCGGCAAACGAGATCGAGAGTGTCTGGATCCAGTTTGGTAACATGAGTGGTCAGCAGGACGTGACGCCGAGCGACGGCGTGTTTGAGGTCGAGCACACGTTCACATCGTCTGGTGTATACATCATTCGTGCTGACGCCATTGATAAGCAGGGCACGCACGGTAGCTGCCGCAAGCGCGTTGACCTATCGGTTGGTCTAGCCGCAGACGAGAAGATAACGCTGGAACTAACCGGCACGCCACAGAGTGGTGTAGTACCACACACGATCGCCTTCACGCAGGCGTATGGTGTGCAGCCGGTGGGAGTAAAGGAATCGATCATCAACTTCGGTGATCGTACACTCTCGCACTATGATGATCCGACACACCTCTACCATTCGGTCGGAAACTATATCCCGGTCTGGATCGTCAGAGATGACAACGGTCGGTTTTGGTGCGACAGCTTGGTAGTAGGAGTCAATCAATGATGGGTGTTGTAGGAGTAAGCGGATCTGGCGTCAACTCGGCGATCTATTTCCCGAGCGGACAGGTTACCGAAGGTCTGCCCGGATCAGACCTAGATGCCGTACTACAGGGCTTTTCGTCCACCTTTGGATTTAACGATTCGCCTCACCAGTTCAACCTGACATTCGTGTCCCAGGGCGAGCGTGCCGATCTACACGGTGCATCTGGACAGACTCCGAATATCAATACTGAATTGTCTATGACGATTGGTTCATTCTTCCTTCGTGGCTTTGTCACTCACTCCGAGTACAGCGTTGGTCAGGGTGGCGTCACTGTTGAGATTACGATGGAGGACCGTCGCAGGACGCTTCGTCGTGTGAAGATCACCACAGACGACCTTGGCGCTAGTAGACCAAGTGGTATTGTTTCCATTCCGGCGGAACTCCGGGACCTATATACTTTCCAGGTAACCCAAGAAAGAGATCCTATTACCTGGGAGTATCGTAAGATCTTGGAGCGCGGTGCTACCTACGCAGAGATCTATACGGCTCTGCAAAATGCCTATGATAATGACAGAATCAACATAGATCCATCGAAGCTACCAAGCCCGGCAGTCATTGCGGGTAACATGGGTGGTGCTGATGCGGCAGCGGTCCGTTTCCAGTTTGACTTCGACACGCTTGATTCCGTTGTGAATCAGGTGATGCAGGATTCGGCGTATGACTGGTACTGGAATATGTCGCAGGATGAGGTCAACGTCGTCAACCGCAAGGTGCCGTTCGAGATCGATGAGAATGCTTTGTTCGACTCCTTGGGCGATAGCAACTATACTACGCTACGTTTTGGTAAGGACGCAGTGCAAGAACCCTCCCGTGTACGCCTTCTTGGTGCGCGGACACAGGGATTCTGGAACTCACGACTACTCAGCCCCATCGATGGCGTAGACCTGCCGTCGAGCGGCATTGTCTTTACTCCGGCATGGCATGGTATTACTGTGCAGTTCGTTGATGCTGCCGGTCAGCTACGTTCCTACATCCCAAGTGACCGAGAGCTACAGATGGCGTTGGCGGGAATTGAGCAGTGGACGTACTTCAAGATCTATCAGACAGCGGCTTCGGGCGCGACTCCGCCGGGGTTCGAGATGGACGGGGATGCGGGTTCGATCGCGGCGCAGCATCCGGAGTTCCAGAGTCGTCTAGATCCGACCGAGCCTCTGTCAGAGCTACTAGCTAATCCGTCTGGCAACTTGCGCGTTATCAACAACCGCCGAGATGCGACGGATAACTGGGTAATCAACTTCCATAATCGTGTGAATGATCACGCACAGCGTCACTTTGGTCGTTCGTATGTTGCGTCTGGGCTTCTATATAATCAGGCATCTGGTTATTTACGGGTAGTTGGCGCAGCCTGGGCGAATGTCGAAAACCAAGTCGAAGGACACGCCTTAAGTCAGAGTGGCTCGAATGGTCCGTTTATCCAGGGGTATGAGATCAACAAGACCTTGGGTCCTGTGAGTCCCTTTATCCAGCAGGACTTCCGCGTGGCGGCGCACTGCGTATTGCCGTCAAGCACAATCTATGGTCCAGAGGGTGAGGATGTCCCTGCGTCATTCGGCAACTGGAGCGAGGATGTGCCGCCGTTCAGTACTTCTGGAACCAGGGAACACTATGTGCCCGTGCAGCTTCGTGAGGTTGGGCAGCAAATTCGAGATCCTCGTGATTCTTCCGACGAATATGGATTTCAGTTGTTCCCGGATGGCACAGTATGGTGCCAGTTCCCTGCTATTGTTGGACAGAGTAAGGGCAGTGGAACGGTTCTAGATACACTAGCGACCATGATTGAAAGTATCAACAACGCGAATACATCGGGCGAGTTTGATCTCTATAGTCCGAACATCTTAGTCAACGTATACTCCGAGATCAGCGGTGTTGCTATTCCGACTGAAACAAATGATCGCTATGGAGATGGATTCCCGGACGTGTGGGTGTCTGGCACGCTACACCCGGTGCTGGGTGAGCAGTTCGTGTCTGACGAACAATTTGCTCCGTGGAACTTCTATCCGGCTGGTAACCAGAATGGCGTGCGTATCATGGATATTCGCGCCAAGCGTCGCCTACGTGGTCTATTCATCGATGCCCTCAACTCACGCTATGCTGAGATTCGACAGCCCGGCTTCCCGGCATTGGACTTCGACAGCTTTGCGAGCCAGGATGCGAATAGTAGCGGCTTATATGGCGTGCGTGACAATGGTATCGCCTCGATGTCGTTCTCATTTGGTACCGGGGGGATTATCACCACATACCGTATCAACGACTTCTATGCGGCATATACCAAGATCCCGCCGCTGGGCGATAGGGAGTTCCCGGCATTCCAGGGTGGTATTAACCCAATTGACTTCGACATCTTCGATTTCAACGTGGGACCAGTGAGGAGTATTGGACTCACGCCGCCGCAGACGCAGTATTACACAGAGCCGGAATCATTTTCTAAGAAGGTTGAGATCACCACGGTGAACAACCTACTCAATGTAGAGTTGGGTGGCGCGTCCGTGGAGCCGGAGAGATATTTCGGTCAGACGAATAACGGCGTGACGTATCCTAACAAGAACCGCCGCAATGATGGACGCCTGATGTCCGATGGTACTGAGTGTATCGACGGCTTTTTGAATGAGGGCGACCCGGCGGTGTTCAACTACCAGGAGGAAGGAAGGGGCACTGGCACCTCCGTAACATTCTATTACTTCACGGGGGGTCATGCACTCAATGCTCGTGTAGTAGAGGTTATCTCGGAGGAGGAGGTATAAATGGCTAAGCGATATACGGTCCAGCTAGTTGACGAAGCGAAGACTAGCGGCGCAAGACGACAGATCAGCAACGTACCTCCCCTCAACGATGGAGACGTCGTTGACGTCGGTAAGCGTGTCACTATTCTAACAGAGAACCCTCAGCTTACTCAGACGATCGGCGCAGATTTTCAACTCTCCAGCGGTTCGATGTTCATTCAGTCTACGACCCCCACCTCGATTGTGCGACCGGTCGAGATTATGGCTGTCTCAGATCAGGGAACGTCCGGTGCGCTCGTAACCGTACAGGAGTGTAACAACGAGGGGGTTGTTAGCCCAAGCGGTACGACATTCACAAGCGTAGTCCCGCGCCCGTGGCGTCATCTGGCGACAGTGGGTATGCGTGGCATGTATTATTCCGCCTCAGTGCCGTCCGGCATGTCAGGAACTAGGGTTACGGTTTCATTCGTCGAATTACCGATTCACGGATTTGGAAGATTTGCCACATGAGTGTAGCAAGCGGTGTTCTACCGTACCAATATATAGATATCCCATTTACTTTTCTCGGTAGGTTCGGCAATCCCAGCGTAGGTTGGTCAGATCAAGCTCAGCCAATCCCCGAGATCAGTGGATTTCTATATGAGCAGGCTATGTATGTTCACCTAGCCGAGATCCGTAAATATGGAATAGAGTCCGACCCGACCTTCTACAACTACCGTTCGGCGATCCCAACAGAGGTTGCCAAGCAGGAGGTAGCCGACCCGGACCCGAGCGGTGCGTTTGTATCGGCGAGTGGCAATCCCTACTGCCTCAACTATATCGAGGATCTGCGGAACTCTATGGACCAGATCTTCACCTCGGTAGCGTGGGACACGGACTCGACCCAGCACATAGCGAGAACGGACTATCTAAGGACATCCTTCAGTCCGCTACCAAGCGGCGCAAGTGGAGACTACCAATACCGCCTCCCAGAGAAGGTGCTCGATTTCGGGTCGATCTTCGGAGACAACGCTGTCAGCGCCAGTGGAATTATCGGCGCATCGGGATATATGGACACCCAAACGATCAGGGAAATCAGCTACCAGCCGTACGCCCGCTTCTCCAGGCGTGGAGAGCGGTTCGCATTCAATGTAACCTATGAGACAGCCCCCGTATTTCCGGCGCTAATTACGCCTGGGGGCGATTCCTACACGGCGGGTCCCGACGTAGGGGATATGAACGCGTTTAACTACGGGGAGCTGGGAGCCCCTCAGTCGTCCGGTTTCAGCCCGGCGGTCCTGGCTTCTGGCGTTATGAGGCTCTGTGGAGATGGCTTCAGTGAGACCACTCAGCTACGCATTATAAGTGAAGAGAACGATCCTTTGACGGCTGTGGCGGCGGGCGAACGCTGGATCGGGGATTGGGCAGACCGTAACACCCAGATCCCAGCGGCGTCAGGACACCCGCGTACGGTGGGTATGGCGTTCATGAATTTTGTTGCACAAAGTCCAGAATTACTGCACGGAGTCCACAGAATTATCGTATCTGATAGTAACACAGGCTACGGACCGAGCGGCGTGCTCAGCGTCTATCCGAACAGCGAGGACGACTATCACGTAACCGGTTGGTTGAGCGGCATTGTCGCCATGAACGAGGATGACACATATTCTATTGTTCGCAATAGTACATCTGGTGAGCCGCAGGAATCATACGCACTGGTTGATAACGGCTACTCAGTAACACCACAGAGATCTAAAGGTATTCACATCTGTGATGAACTATTTGGTGGTCGCAACAGCAGCGGTGTTCTGAATATTTCGCCGTTCAATGGCGCGGCATTACTTCTCAGCCCGGTGAGGAATGATAACCTTGGTGGCACCGGGGCTCAGACGTCGGCATACTTTACGACGCAGCCGCCCCCGGGCATCACCTACGTTTGGCGTCAGTCATATGATACCCCGTCGCTGTATTGGCGAAATGCTGGTGAGATGATCCAAGAGGAGGGTTCGAGTACTGCGTTTGCATTCGTTAAGAACCAGTGGTCGTTCCGCTCGTATAGTTCACAGCAGCTACCGCCAGCACCGGACCCGTCAACAGACACGGGCGCGACGGCTGGTCTAGGTCAGACGACAGAGTATCACTTCCTGAAGGTGAACCTGAATACGCGGGCAGTTGAGCGGAGCCAGGTGGGTTTCAACCACATCGGCAATCACGGCAGCTACGCCATTAATGGTATTGCCTGGAGTAGAAACTACGGCTGGTTTGGCGTGGGAGGTAGAAGCCTTGACAGCCATCAGTTCGAGGCATTCAGGATCGTTGGAGACCCGGACGGCGGAACATTCTATGAGAGTTCTGCGGGCGGCACCGAGATCGTTCAGCCGATCGGCATCGGTAGTAAGTCGTTCGCTCGCCGGGCGGTTGACGTGGCGGCTGGCGTGTTCTCATTCTGGGAGTTGCGCCTAGGCACGTCCCACAACTTCAACCTTGTGTTGCTGAATCAGTATACGGTTACGGGCGATTCAAATATCATCCCGTTCGACGTAGCAGATATCAACAACTTCATCGGTCACACGATGTTTGTCGGCTCTAACGATGAAGGTATCACCGAGGGTGACTGGCTGGTTGTCGGTCTTGATGACGGACGCCGGTTCTTGTGCCGTGCGGAACTAGATACTGGCTCGTTTGAGATTCAACTTGTAGAGTGCTTGTACCAGATTCTACAATCTAGTGCATCACCAGAAGTTTTTATGAATGTATGAGAGGAGGTGTAATTCATGAGTATTACATTCCATTTGCCTAGCGGTTGCCCTGAAGGCTTTACTGAGGTCAGCGGGCTGATTGCCGGTAACACCGCCGATCCATCCTTCTTAGGATTCTTCGGTGCGGGTGGACCGGGTAATAGCGTGTCTGTTGGCTCCTACCAGGACACCACGTATCGGGTTGATTCGGCTGGTACCGACAAGGGTACTGGTATCAACTTCAAGTACATCGATGCTAACACGGTATCGATCGACGGAGGCGGAAACGCGTCTCTACCGGTGGCTGTTGGTAGCGGTAGCCTCGTAGTTCGGTTGACTGCTGGTAGTTCTGTTCAGACGCAGAACGGTCTGTTCTACGCGGTTGCTCTAACTGCGGCGTCTGGTGTGACTCTCGGCGAGGCTCCGGACAATATGACCACGCAGGTTGCAGAGGTTGACCAAGATAGTGCGTTCTCTGATCTTTCGAGTGACGGATCGAACTCCATGAGTGTGGCTAACCACACCACAACCGCTGCTATCCACGATTGGCATATCGGTGTCTCCATTAAGCCGTTGACAACCGGTGTCAAGAACAGTTGGGGTTTCCACTTCAGTGTGGAATACTTCTAAGAAGCTCGTTGATAGAGCTGTGGTTCTGATGAGATGTTCTCGTCGGATACATGTTTCGTTCATAGGGTTGATTATTTAGGAATCAGCGACATGAATTGTGAGAAACTTGCCTTTTCGGTCGATAAGACCGTCCCACCTTGTAGATGGATCGCATCTCTTTCTGACGGTAGAACCGTGTTCGAGAACAACGTTCCCGAGGTTCGACTAGCCTGGATGCGACTCAAAGCTTACCTTGCCGATAAAGACGTTCAGATCACACGCCTGCGCCTTCAGTGCGGCGAGGAGATCTTCAACGTTCCTACCGCGAATGCTTACTTCATCTTGAAGAAGATTCATCGCGGCGTTATCAACATGGATCTCACTGGAGTTGGGTTGTTCGACGAAGAAACTTCGTCCGCGACCATCTTCTGGTTTGATATGAGCGGCAACCTTAAGGGACAAGAGCCGCGCCCCATGAGTAAGGATCATGACGCTCTGATTTTTGTGAAAAAATAGCAGAAATCACGAAATAACTTTCGATCAGATGCCATAATTACTATAGGATGAAGAAGTACCAAAGCATAAGTACGCCCTCGGTCCAGCACAGCACAGAACAGGCGGTGGTTGAGGTCTACATGCTGCAAAAGCATGGGTCTCTGCCTCGCTTCCCGTGGCGCAAAGCCAGTGGTTTTGCCAAAGAATGGGGCACGTCGCTGTCGCTGGTTCGCAGACTGGTGAAAACAAGAGATGCGTCAGCCACCGAGATACTCGATCTCGTTCTCAGGCAAGGTCTAACTTTAGCTTGGAACAAGATCGGGTTAATCTATTGGCACATCGACAACTCCTACTTCGAGGATCTGGATCTCGAACGTAAGCTGCTGGAGCTACAGGAGTTGCATACTGATGCCGAGGTTAAACCACGAGAAAAAGTCAACATCAATAAGCTCTTAAGGAAGAAAGATCATGGCGAAGAGGAAGAATAAGGACACCGCAGCCCAGGCACAGCTTGACGTATACAAGATCTTTGTGGCAGAAGCCAAGAAGATCGACTCCGCCAAGATCCGCCCGATGAATACGGTGATTGATCCCGACCCGAACTTTACAGGGTCAGCCGGGCTGGACATCCAGCTACACATCCCGTTTGCCGACGGCGGAATGCACGAAGTATATGGTGAAGCCTCATCCGGCAAGACCACCCTCGCCCTATCCGTGGCGGGAATCGCCCAGCGTGCAGGCAAGCACGTCGCCTACGCCAATATGGAGGGGAGCATCAACCGCTCGCTGGTTGAATCGATCCCGACGATCGACCTGGAAGCCGAAGATGAGTTCGGCAACAAGACCTTCCATATGATTGAGGCGGATACCGGCGAAGACTGTCTGGATGCCGTCAAGGCATTTGCCAAGATCCCCAACTCAGTCTGCGTTGTGGACTCGATCGACAGCCTCGTCCCGGAGGCGGTGGCTGGCGGTCCGCTCAGCAAGCAGCACATGGCGAAGCTGGCGAAGCTAATGAGTGCGGCGTGCCGTGATCTCAAGGATATCCTACGTAAGAACCGGTCCACGATCGTCTTCATCAACCAGATCCGCAAGAACCCGGGTGTGATGTTCGGGGACAACACGGCGCTGCCGGGCGGTATGGCGATGGGGTTCTATGCCGTCCAGCGCATCCAGTTGGGTGAGATCTACAAGAAGAACTACATCACCGAGGATGACGGTCGCGTGGTGGGGCAGTGGGTGGACTTCTTCGTCAAGAAGAACAAGTGCGCCGCGCCCTACGTGAAGGGTCGCTTCCCTATCCGCTTTGGTTACGGGGTCTGGTCCTCGCTCGACGCGCTGACAACTTGCATCCAGTTTGGCATCATCGAGGCAAGGGACCGTGGGCGTATCGTCATGCCGGAGGCTATGGCTAAGTTTGACCCTCCGTTCAAGTGTGATGGTGAGACCAGCGTGTTTCAGAGCCAAGTAGTAACATGGCTGGACGACAATCCGGAAGCCGTTTCTGTGCTATACGAAGAATTGAAGGGCACACTATATGGGAACTACGTTCAAGAACCTGGACGGGACGGAGACGAAGATGGATCTCCTGCCGTCCAAGTACAGACTCAAGAGTAAAGAGGAATGTAAATCTAACGCGCAGTTTCGGTTTGGTCAGCGGCTCAAGGAAATCTTTCCTCACAGCAAGATCCTGGAGGAGTTTGGACTGCCGAACACGGGTGCGTTAGCACTGGATTTCTGGCTACCTGATGAGGGTTTTGCTTTTGAGGTTCAGGGTGCGCAGCATTCCAAGTTCGTTAAACACTATCACGGCACGCAGGCTGGGTTTCGCAAGCAGAAGATGAATGACTCCAGAAAGCGGCGCTGGTGTGAGATCAACAACATCAAGTTGATGTGTGTAAAAGATACCGACGTAGACTCGGTAGATATTGTGGGGCTACTCAATGACGAAGAGTGATAACCGTCACACGAATCCTGTGGCGGAGATGATGCTCCTGGCGATCTTGTATAATCAGCCAGCCGAGTACTCTTTGATCGAGAACCTGCTGGGCGAGGAGGATTTTACCGATCCCCTTCACAGTATGATGTTCAGGATCTTTCATCACCTATATGAAAAGGATATCGACTCGATCGACCGCGAGCACGTGTTTGCAGCCGTAGACGAGTTAGGTATTGACGAGCAGAAGTTCATCGAGGTCACAGATGGTGGCTTGTCTGTTGACCAGATTATCTACTACGACGCGAAGCACGAGGATATCCTCAAGTGGCTACGTATCGTTAAGGGTGAATCATACAAGCGTACGGCGATTGACGAGTTCCGTCGCCTGTATTCCTATGTGAATACAACCAAGGACGACGTAGAAGAAGTAATCGAGAAGGTCGAGGGCACTGTAGTTCGGCTGGGTGAGGCGACAACGAATACGCGGCAGATGGGTGAACGCATCTTCATGAAGACGAAAGAAGTCATTGAAGAGTTGGCGGTTAATCCCCTGACTGGCGTGGATGTCGGCTTCCCGATCTGGCAGAAGGCGGTCGGGCAGTTGCGCAATCGCAGCGTCCACTTCTTCGTAGGCTACACCGGCACAGGGAAGAGCCAGATTGGTTTACGTGCCGCGATGAAGGCTGCGCGAAAGATGCCGGTGATCTATCTTGATACAGAAATGGACGCCGAGATCGCTACCGTGCGTGGGTTCTGTATTGTCCACGACATCCCATACGACTACATCGACTATGGGTGGTGGAGTAAGAGTCGTGCCGCCCTCGCCAACATGGGGATGGATGGACCGCTGATCGATGACGTCATGCGGTGCAAGGCGATCTACGAGAACGAGGCAAACTGGAAGTTGTTCTATAAGGTCTATGGTAAGAACTTCATCTACCTGGACATTCGCGGAACACCACTGTCTCAGTCGCTCAAGCATGTTCGTCGTCTGATTATGACGTCTGTGAAGGATCGTGACCCGAACTCTCGTGAGCCGCAATGCTTCCTTGTAGTGGACCAGATCAAACTACAGGACCCGGGGGAGTTGGCTGCGGTCAACCTTCAGGAGTTTCAGTATCTCGGCGTGGAGATGAGCAAGCTACACGACTTCGCACACGATATGAATATCCCGGTCCTTGCCCTGGGTCAGACGAATGCCGGTGGAGAGGTTGAGGGCGCGAAGCGCCTGAAGAACACGGCGACCTCGGTGACGATCATGGTGAGAAAGAACATCGAGGATTTTCGTGAAGACCCACAGGGCAACTACAAATTCATTCTAAGTAAATCAAGACGCGGCGGTCTGCGCGAGGGCACATACGTCAACTATGAGTTCAACGCAGAGCGTGGCAGAATCCAAGAATTAGGTGTTGGAGGCAGAATCCAGAATGGTCAGCAGGGAACAACTAACGGACCTGGGCAGCAAGCACCTACCCAAGATCCTCCGGGCGCTGGAGATACCGGACCTGGAGGAGACGCATCAGGGGATGGCGGGACCGTGCCCGATGCCGAGCCACCCGGGGGATCGGACGAATGACAAGGCGTTCTCATGGTCGCGTGATAAACACACGTGGGCGTGCTGGAGCCACGGTTGTCATGAAGAGTTCGGTCGAGACGCCATCGGGTTCATTCGGGCGTTCACCGGCTGTGGGATGCAGGAGGCGTGCAACATCATCGCTCGCGCATTGGCGGGTGACGAGGAGCTAAAGAATCTCAAGGAGGTTAGTCGCCAGAAGTCTTTGAAGGATCTCTTAAACAAAGCAAGACCAGAGAGACTAGAGACTATCGACCCAGCGTGCCTACAGGAGTTAGACTTAGACCACCAATACATGCAGGAGCGCGGGTTCAGTCCGTCTGTGCTACGGTTCAATAGCGTGGGCTACTACGGCGGGCGGGATTCTTCTTCCTTTATGAGAGGGAGGATTATTTTCCCCATTCGTGATCTTGACGGCGAGATCGTAGGGTTCACGGGGCGCACAACGCTGGACGACGCCGACGAGCGGAAGAAGCGTGGCGTCTCTAAGTGGTTACATAGCGGTGGGTTACACCGTCACTACAGCCTTGCGAAGAAGTCGATCCTATATAATTGTCATCAGGCGAAGAACTTCACGCCGGGCGGAACGATCATCTTGGTCGAGGGACCGATCGACGTGCTACGTCTTCAGGACGCGGGCATCCATAATGTATGCGCGGTGCTTGGCACACAGTTGAGTCGTCAGCAGGAGATGATGATTCGTAAGATGGGAGCGCGGATAATCATCCCCCTATTCGACGCGGACGCGGCTGGAGAGAAAACCATCAAGGGGATGCAAGACAGATTCAAACAAAACGACCTACTATCAGTGAGAACGATCAGATTACCAGCAGGCAAAGACCCAGGAGACTTGAAACCAAACGAGATCGAGGAGATATTACATGACTTTGTACAACTTCGCAGACACGAGAGTGTATCTACCGGGACCGATGGAGTCGATGAGGGACAAGCAGGCTCATTGGCGGAATCGCCTGAAGCCGATGCTGTTGGACCTGGGATTCCAGAAGAAGAACATCGTTGATCCGGTAGAGCGTCAGCCGGAGGGCGAATACCAGGAACTTGACCGCCTTCGCGGCGAACGCGATTGGGATGGGTTCCAGGCGTTGGCTAAAAAGATCGTCCAGCACGACCTTCGCTACGTTGATCTGTGCGATATTCTTGTTGGACACCTATTTCATGGCGTGCAGACTTGCGGCACCTGGGACGAGGTATTTATGGCGTGCTTGCAGCGTAAGCCCGTCTTTCTGGCTATGAACGAGTGGCAGGACAAGTGCCCGGCATGGATTGTCGGTCGCATCGGACACGAGATGATGCACGAGAATATCGAGGAGGTCGTTGAGAACCTCAAGCGCCTCCAGCGCGGGGAGTGGAAGCCGAAGGGTTGGCGTCCACTGGACGAAAGGTATGAGATTGATGGGTAACGCATACATCGGCGTTCGTGGCGCGAAACGCTCGGGCAAAGATACGTTCACGAACTATCTAGTGTCCGAGTTGGTAATCCACCTCATTAGTAGGTCTATTGTGCGCACGTCATTTGCTAAGAATCTACGCTTGGCGGTCGCGCAGATCTTCGGGTTTGATCCAGAGTTTGTGTTCTCTGACGAGTTTAAGCCGTTTGTGACGCACGTGTATCCGCTGCCGGGTAGACATATGTTTGACGAGGAAAAGCCTCTTACCGGTAGAGAGCTACTACAATACTTTGGTAGCGAAGTCTGCCGCGAGATGGATAACGACTGCTGGGCGAGAGCGCCGTTTACCGAGGTTGAGCGTGAGCACGATAATGCACTCTGCTTTATCACTGACCTACGCTTTCCGAACGAAGCAGACCAATTGCTCCAGCACCACTCTTTTATTATCAAGGTTGAGCGACCGGGGTTCGATGGAGATGGACACATCTCTGAGCGAGCACTTGACGATTTCGAGGATGACGACTTCATCGTAGATAATTCCGGCACAGAAGAAGATCTCGCCAATGAGGCAAAGAAGATTGCCGCCGTGATCGCGGAAAGGCTGACACGTGGAGACTAAGGGACTAACGAGCCTGTCTGCCAGTCGCATCAAGACGTTCAAGATGTGCCTATTCAAGTACTTCATGAACTACGTGCTAGACCCCCGGGTGGATCTTGGCACGAATTGGGGCGCTTGTCATGGCACGGCTATCCACAACGTTCTTGAGGCATACGCCAACGGCGACCGCGACTGGAAGAAGAACCTACTTGCCGAGTATCTCCTGGTAGACAAGAGGTATAACAAGAGGTTGCTTCAACAGGCAAAGCCGGGCGACTATACGAAGCCACGCCCGCTGCACAAGTGTCTCACCGCTGGGTGCGAGCACTACATGGACGGGATCTGTGCGATCGAGGGGGTGGAAGTAGAGAAGCTGTCCGGCTGTGGTCGTCTCCTATACGGCGCGTCTGTGCGCCTCATGGAGAAGTTCCTTGCCAGTCATGGCGACGTCTACGACAAAGAGATCGTCGGCGTGGAGCTAGACTTCCGGATTGAGTTCGAGCCGGGCAAGCACATGCGCGGGTATATCGATTTCGCTTACAAGGACGATGGCGTCATCCACATGATCGACTACAAGACCGGTCGTAAGTGGGAGCCGTCACAGAACGAGCAGGCGATCAAGGAAGATATCCAGGCGCAGATGTATGCCGTGGCACTCGACCACCTATATCCAGATACGCCGACCATTCTGACGTTCCATTTCTTTATGAACCGTCCGATTACCGTGTGGTATACGCCAGCGGAGATCGCCAAGATTCGTTACAACCTCAGCAAGACGTGGGATGAGATTGCACGATTCCATGAGGAGTTTGAGGTCGCGGCAGAACGAATCCGAGACGGTCAGGCAGATCTGCCGAAGATCTGTAAATTCTTATGCAAGGAGGATATTTGCGATGATCAATGGGAGAAGTTCCGAAAGGCAATCGGGTAAGACTTATATTGGTATCGTGGGTGGTAGAGACTTCACGGATAAGCGTTATTTCTTTGAGCAGATTCTACGCTTTGTTCCGCTAGAGCCTGATGACAAGGTCCGTGACGTAGTGGTAGTGAGTGGCGGAGCTGCGGGTACGGATACCCTGGCTGAACAATTTGCTGCTAAGTTTTATCATGACGAGCCGTGGATATACGAGCCGGAGCAACGCATCATTGAAGACCGGGGGTTTGCTGCTGCGGCGCATGCTCGTAACCGGGAGATTGTGGCTGCCTCTGATTTCATCGTTGCGTTTTGGGACGGAAAGTCAAAAGGTACCGAGAGTACTGTAAACTATGCACGACAGGCATGTAAGCCGGTTGTCATCATTTGGATTTAGGGGGAGATATGGCAAAGATTCGCTATGAATTAGAAGAAAAGTATCATGATGGTGGCGTAGAAACCGACAACGGTAGGGTGACCGGCGACTATGTGGAACACGTCGGTCTCAAGTGTGAGTGTGGATCTATATCTTTCCATGTGCTCATTACTGCGCCGTGGGAAACAAGCGCCAAATGTACTATCTGTGGTACCTACCACGTAGTGCATTCAGGATAGGGGGAGTAATGCCTACTTACAACTTTGCGTGTGAATGTGGATACGCAGCCGAGGTCTTCATGAAGATGGATGACTATCAACCCGTGATAGAGTGTCCTCAGTGTCAGGGAGAGTTCCGTCGTACGTGGACGGGTGATTCTGCTCCGAACATCAAGACCGGGAAGCGTATGGAAGACCTCTGGAAGCAGATGGGTTGGATGGACCCTGAAGATCCTGATTACCACAAGGTCAACGCCCAGCGTGTCCGCGCCATGCGAGAGAAGGCGATCAAAGAGCGCGATGACAAGTTGAACAAGGAAGACATGAAGAAGGGTCGGACTAAGGACTTCAAGCCGACCAAGAGGCGCGGCGATCACGTCTCCAAGCAAGATCTCGACAAGCTACCCGACGTAGCGAAGGATCGCGTCAACGTGGATGAGATTGCAAAGAAGTCAGACGACAAATAGCTGGAAGATAGAAATGAACACATCTAAACCAATCGTACACCTTCACTGTCATACGAGCGCCAGCACCATGCACTCGATTGATGGACTAAATACTCCTGACGATCTGGCGAAGTTCGCAAAGAAGACAGGTGCGGGAGCTATCGCGGTCACGGACCACGGTAACGTTGCAGCCCATATCGCCTTCTGGAAGGCGTGCAAGAAAGAGGGCGTGAAGCCTATCCTGGGATGCGAGTTCTATCTCATCCCGGACGCCAAGACTCAGAAAGACCAGGGGTTCGGGCGCGGCAAGTCATTCCATATCACTGTGCTGGCGCAGAACGAGACGGGCTGGCACAATATGATGCGGCTGGTCTCCATCTCCAACTCCCCTGAGTTCTTCCATTACGAGCCACGGATTGATTGGGGATCTCTGGTAGCAAACAAAGAGGGCTTGATCATTCTGAGTGGATGCCCCAAAGGGCTGGTCAGCAAGCCGTTCCGCGAGGGTGATGAATCTCTAGCTACTCAGCGTGCTGGTCTAATGGTCAAAGAGTTTGGCGACAACCTCTACTTCGAGGTCCAGGATATCGGATGCCGGGATCTTGACTGCGATCAGGCGAAGATCAACGCGTTCATGCGTAAGATGGCGAAGTTGTACGGTCGTCCGACCGTATATACAATGGACGCCCACTTCTCCAAAAAGGAGGATCACGAGGCTCACCTACACCTGATCGGTATTATGACTGCGCGTCACATCAACGAGGTTAAGGAGAGCTACTCTGACTACGCCGGTGAACTATACCTTAAGACCAGCGAAGAGTGCCTCCAGTTTGACTGCACACCCCAGGAGATCGACGAGACCCAACGTATCGCTGAGCGTATCGAGGAGTTCGAGGTCGGTGTCGGTGGACGTCACCTACCGACTATCAGCAACGACTCGAACGATACTCCTATTGAGCAGCTACGTCAACTCGCTCTGGAGGGTTGGAAGAAGTTTGATATCAGCAGCCGCCCTAATAAGGATGAGTATGCGGCACGCATGAAGAAAGAACTCGCCGACATTGAACAAGCGGGTATGGCGGAATACTTCCTCCTTGTCCACGACGTGGTGTCGTGGGGTAAGGCTCGTGGCATTCCGTTCGGTTCTGGTCGTGGATCAGCGGGTGGTTCGCTCACCCTCTATCTACTCGGCGTGACTGGTAAGGATCTCGATCCCATCGAGTGGGGCTTGGTGTGGGAGCGGTTCTACAACGTTGGTCGTTCTCATTCATTCCCGGATGTGGATATTGATGTTGCCAAGGAATATCGGGAAGACGTGATCCAATACATCGCTGAACGATTCGGTGATGACCGCGTGTCTCAGTTGATTACCTTCGGTCGCATGACTGCCCGCTCCGTGCTGAAGGATGTAATGCGCACACAGGGCGTCCCGTTTGACGAGGCGAACCGTGTGACAGGATTGATCCCGCCGAAGAACGACGACCACGCCACGGATATCTCCCTAAAGGAAGCGTTCGATATCAACCCTCAGCTTGCAGCAGCAGAGAAGCTGTATCCCAAGGTGTTCGAGATCGCTCGTAAGCTGGAGGGGAAGTATCGCGGCTATGGTGTCCACGCTGCCGCCGTTATCATCAACGACGTATCGTTTGATACCGGCAACCTACCGCTCGTGCGAGACAAGAGCGGCAAGAAGCTGATCTGCGGCTGGTCGATGGAAGAGGTTGATGAACTCGGCTATCTCAAGCTGGATATCCTTGGGCTCAACGAGTTGGATATCATCCACCACGCCCTGGGTCTTGTGAAGGAACGCCACGGTGTCGATATTGACTTCGAGGGATTCCCACAGGGTAACAAGAGAGCATTTCAGATGCTCGCCGATGGTCGGACAGAGGGTATCTTCCAGATGCGTTCTAACCTGGGTAGGACTTGGTGTAAGTCTATTGCGCCCACGAACGTTGAAGAGATCTCTGCCATCGCCGCCCTGATCCGTCCGGCGTGCCTCGACGCTGGGATGACGAGGCGCTACGCCCGGATCAAGCACGGCGAAGAGGAAGAGGCATATATCCACGACGACCTGAAGCCGGTCCTTGGACCGACCCACTCGGTCTACGTCTATCAAGAGCAGGCGCTACAGATGTGCGCGATGGTTGGTATGACGTTGAGCGAGGCGGATATCGTGCGTAAGGCGATCGGCAAGAAGAAGCCGGAGCTACTTGCCAAGCAGGAGGCTCGCTTCATCGAGCTAGCCAAGCAGAACGGCTACGAAGATATCGCTGAGCAGCTTTGGAACTACATCAAAGAGGGCGCGGGCTACGGATTCAACAAGTCTCACTCGGTGGCGTATTCTCTTCTTTCTTACAAGAACGCCTTCTTGAAGGCGAACTATCCGGCGGAGTTCTACTGCGCCAACATGATCAAGTGCGCCAACCTGGGCGATAAGCAGAAGTCCTTAGAGCGCATCAAGGAACTTATCAATGACGCCAAGATCGCGGGTATTCGGGTAACTCCACCGTCGGTGACAGTATGCAACATGGACTTCGAGATCACGAGCGAGAGTTCTATCGCGTTCGGTCTATCTCACATCCACGGCGTGGGCATCGGCGGGCTGCGCACGGTCCAGAAGTGCAGTGCTGCGACTGACTTCTATCACTTCGTTCGACTGGCGAATGAGCACAGGGTCAACCGTCGCGTCATGGAGGGCTTGATTCGTAGTGGAGCGTGTGACGTGTTCGGTATGCCGCGTAAGCAGATGGAACTCGAATACGAGACCATTCAGGACTTGCCGAAGCGTGAGCGCGAGCACGCCTTTGCCAATATCGCTACTGACGGGCTCGTCCCGCTGATCGAAGCGATGGGCGACGAGGATACGGTAGATGACCGTAAGAGTAAGAAGGAGTTCGTGCCCAACAAGAATCGTCGAGCTAAGCTAAGAGTCCTGTATGAGAAACTGTACCAGGAGTCGGTGTTCAGTGACGACAAGGAGTGGAATCTTCAGAACGAACACAAGTATCTTGGCTGTCCCCTGAGCGGCAATTTTGAAGATATCTTCACGTCGCTACCCAACACGGGGCACAACTGTCTTGATACTTTATCGATGGAGAACGACGAACGATTCCAGCTTTGTGTCCAGATTGATGATGTTCGCGTCGTTCACACGAAGAAGGACAGGAAGCCGATGGCGTTCTTGTCTGTCAGCGATCGATCCTATGGTTTGAAGGACGTGGTCGTCTTCCCGAAGACGTACTCGAAGTATGGAGAACTACTCGTCCCAAATAGCATCGTTCGGCTATGGTGCTTCTACAATGATGGTGTCAAAGCCTGGAAAATTCAGCAAATTTCTAAGGTAAAGTCTGAAAGTTTTTAGGCGCAAACGCCATAATATATATAGAGGGATGAATCCATATGGCATCTGTATTAGTTCAGATAAACCTAACCGCTGGATCGGTCACGGTTTCCGGCTCTGAAGATGGTGAAATCTGTGAACTCCGCCTTAAGTGGCGAGGCAATGAGAATGGACTTGAAGGATTTTACGTGGTTGAAAATTCCTTTGAGTCTCTGTTGCTGCAAAAGGATATGTTTATCACCATCACTGATCTTGCGGCTGAGATCTTCCTACATGAGATCATTCATGGCATCGGTCGGATCATGGGCAGCACTGATATCCAGTACACCACTGAACACGGTGTGCGCCTATCAGGTCCCGTATTCATGCCGCCATGTGTCATCAACGAAGACGATGTTGAAGAGTTTGTCTCTGCCCAAGCCGCACTTAGTGGTATATGGGGAGAGTATCGCAATAACAGAGAATTGGATGTGCAGCATATCGATACCGCTCGCAAGGACGATGTGCTGTTCGATTTTGTCAGTCTCTTGAATTTCGAGAGGTTTATTCTAGTTACGCAATTGGAGAGAAGTCAATGAACTACAACAAGGTAATTCTACTCGGTCGCCTGACTCGTGACCCGGAACTCCGCAAGACCACTGGTGGCACGTCGGTCACCGACTTCGGTCTCGCGGTCACTCGTGTTTGGAAGAACCAAGGCGGAGAGCAGCAGGAAGAGACGCTCTTTGTCGATATCGTTGCGTGGGGCGCTCAGGCAGAGCTAATCCACGGCAGCGTAAAGAAGGGGCATCGCCTTCACGTCGAGGGTCGGCTGAAGCTGGAGACGTGGGAGAAGGATGGTGAGAAGCGAAGCCGGATTCGCGTCCACATGGAGGGCTTCCAGTTCATCGAGCCCAAGGGCGGACCGCCGAAGGCAAAGCCAGCCGACGATGATGACGTCCCGTTTTAAGTAACACGGTGGGCGGCGGTGTATGCTGTCGCCCACTTTCTTTGTATTATGAAGACCTGTAGTAAATGCGGTAAGGTTAAGTTGGAGTCTGACTTCCATAATAGCAAGGCTCACAAGGGAGGTATATATCCTTCTTGTAAGTTGTGTTGTAAACAATATCAGGATAAGTACCGACAAAAACATGCTGAACGTTTACGACGGCAGAAACGCCAATACTATTGGAATAATGCAGATGCCGTGAAAAATACCGTGAAGAAATACAGAGAGAAGAATTCTAACGTAATTCGTACTCGTAAACGCAAATATGATTTAGAACGTAGGCGATCTGATCCTGGGTATAGGTTGATCAAAAATCTACGCGGACGTATTGGTAAAATGCTTCGCACCACCGGGCGGAAGAAGAATAAAAGTACGTTACTTCTATTAGGGGTAGGTAGTACGCTAGAGTTTATGTCTGAAATGCAATTGCGTCCGACATGGAGTCCAGAATGGACATGGGACGATTATGGCATCAAATTTGAAATCGATCATATTATTCCCCTGTCTAAATGGAAGAATCCAGAAAATGGGATGTGTATTGAGAATTGCCAGCCACTAGACCCTATTGAAAATAGATCTAAGTGTGATAGTATGCCTAAGAATATTCGTCCCAATCTGCGAAGGAAGTGGGAGTTAGATCAGTATGGAACGTAAAAAAAGAATATTGATTGTAAGCGAGTCATCTTTTCTCGCTACTGGTTTCTCAACATACAATCAGCGGTTGCTAAAGGGGCTGTACGCGACAGGAAAGTATGAGATCGCTGAGTTCGGCAGCTATGGATATGCTAATGATCCGCGTCGTCATACCAATCCCTGGAAGCAGTACTTCTGTATGCCGACGAACGAGGAAGAGAAGCGCGTCTACATGACCCCCTCCCCGTTCCCGGAAGACAAGGGGCAGTTGATTAACCAGTTCGGCGCTTGGAAGTTTGACGAGGTAGTTCTCGACTTCCAGCCGGACTTTGTCGTCTGCAACAGGGACCACTGGATGGACCAGTGGATTAAGCGGTCTCCGTATCGCGGCTGCTTCAAGTGGCTGTGGATGCCGACAGTAGACTCCTGCCCGCAGGACGAAGACTGGATCAAGACCTACGAGTCGTGCGACTACGTGATGAGCTATACCGATTTCGGTATCGATACTCTCGCTCGTAACAGCACGGTCCTGGGCAAGCAGCGGTCTCGTCTCCACAAGGTTCCACTTCGCACCCCGATCGACGTGGACACGTTCCGTCCTATGGGGGCGGACAAGGAAGAACTCAAGCGCGAGTGGCTACAGGTTCGCTCCAACACGCCGGTCATCGTTGGCAATCAGGTCTTCAACGACCGCATCGAAGATCGCGGCGTGATCCTCAGCACCATGCGTAATCAGGCGCGTAAGCTGTTCCCGGATCTGATCGACGCCTTTGCGCAGATGAAGAACAAATATCGTGGCAACGCCAGGGTGGATAAGGCTATCCTCTGGTTGCATACGAGCTATCCTGACAACGCTCAGTCCTACAACTATCCCAAGCACATCGAGCGCATCTCGAAGGGCTACTACGGCGTTGAGCATACGTGCCATGACCTACATGCATTCGTGTACAACACGTTCATGTGTCGTGCGTGCAATCACATCTTTGTCGCTCCGGCTGTTGCGCTGGCTAACAAGCCGGTCGAGACCATCAACGGCAACAAGACGATCAGCGTGCAGTGTGCGAAGTGCGGACGCCACACCGCGTCTTGCCCGAACACTCATGGTGGTGTGAGTCGTGATATTCTCGCGCAGATCTACAACTGTGCCGACCTCTACGTCCAGCTTTCAATCGCCGAGGGTGAGGGAATCCCGCCCATCGAGGCGAAGGCTTGCGGCGTCCCGGTGCTGGCACTGGACTACTCCGCCCTAACGGAGAAGGTGCGCATCCCGAACTTCCCGTATATCAACAAGGACGAATACACCGTCCACCTGGGTGGAATGCCGATCGAGGTAGACCGTTGGTATTACGAGCCGGAGACTTCTCAGAAGCGTGCTCTACCAGATATTAATGACTGCGCTGAGAAGATGCAGGAGCTACTCTGCAACGACGAGCTACGCGAGCAGATGGGTGAAGATGCGCGTAAGTGCGTTATGGACAACTACACCGAGGGCGATATGGTAGATCGTTGGATGTTCGTCTTCGACAACATCGACGAGAAGCCGCGCTCTGAGGGTTGGGAAGCCGAGCAGAATCCGGTCAAGCCGGGTATGGACCCGCCCCCGCCGGGTATGAATGCCCCCGAGTTCATCGACTGGTGCTATCAGTATATCCTGAAGCGTGCGGTGGACGAGCAGGGTAAGCAGTTCTGGCTCGCCACTCTCCAACAGGGTAGGAACACGATCGACGGCATCTACAAGTTCTTCATTGAACAAGGGATGCAAGAGTACGAGGTTGCCAAGCGTCTGAATGAGGCTCAGAAGCGTTTCCGTGGTGAGACCGTGGAGGCTGATGAGAAGAAGAAGGACGGCGTGCAGGCAATGATCATTAAGTCGTAAGGGCTAACATGAAGTGGGTCGATGGTAATCTGATATCTGATTCAGGTCATACTTGTATATTCAAGAACCACCACGGCGGCTTTGATGTATTTCAACATAGTCTTCCTACATCTCTGCTCACCGATGAAGACAAGTTTATGAGTGCTGTGCCAGAAAGAGCCTGGAAGAAAATGTTAGAGAAAAAGGAAGAGGAAGAGAAGTGAAAGTCCTATACATTAGTCCATACCTGGGCTTCTCTGGTTATTCTACAGCAGCCCGGGACTACGTTGCCGCGCTCAATAAGGTTGGCGTGGACCTCGTTCTTCGTAACGTCAAGTACGACGACGGACACGAGCATCAGCTAGAGCCGTGGGAGCGGAAGCTGTTCACGCGCTCGCCCGACAATGTTGATATCATCATCCAGCACTTAACTCCGAATGAGATGGCGGTGCGGGACGGTGACAAGCGGGCGAAGTACGTGGGTATGATTGCTACCGAGACGGACAAGATTCCCCAGGCATGGGCTGAGTCTCTCAACCGTATGGACGCGGTGGTTACGTTCTGCCCTATGAGCGCAGAGGCTATCAAGAAGGGTGGTTGCGACAAGCCCGTGTTTGTTGTGCCACATACGTTCGAGATGGAGAGGTATTCCCGCGAGGTCGAACTCATTGACGATATTGCCGGTGAGAAGCTGACCGACGACGAGAAGCCCCTCATCTTCTACAACGTCTCGCAGATCTCGAAGAAGAAGGGGATCGACAAGCTACTGCGTGCATACGCGGGTGCGTTCCAGGACGGCGAAAAGGTATTGCTTATCCTCAAGGGTTACTTTAACCAGATGACCCGCTCCAATGAGGAAGAGCAGATCATGAGTTTTGTGAATGACGTCAACGATGGCATGAGGTATCCCAAGTGTCCTCCGCTCGTAGTCATCTCACAGATCCTCAGCCGGGAGCAGGTCGATCGTATTCACGCGACGGCGGACGTCTACGTCAACGCAAGCAACGGCGAGGGGTGGGGAATCCCGCTCTTCGAGGCGGCGGCATTCGGCAACGGCATCGTCTCTCCTCTGTGGGGTGGACCCGAGGCATACTTGAAGCGGGACGAGATTTACGAGGTTCGTCATAGTATCGAGCCCGTATACGATATGCGTCACCCGCTTCCGTATCTCTTCACCAGCCAGGAGCAATGGGCGGAGCCGTCTGTGAACTCTATGATCGAGCAGATGCGCCTTGCCTATGAAGACCACAAGGAGGGTAAGCTGCGCAAGGTGACGGGGCTGGACCGATTCGACCACGAGCACGTGGGACCGATGTTCAAAGAGATTCTTGAATCTCTACTCAAGGAGTAAGTGGATGAGTACTGATTCCGGCGCACAGATCTTTTGGATTGTGAATACAGCCAACGTGCGTGAAGAGAGACCATCCATTCTCACGATGGATGGGAACCAGCGGTATCAACTCATGATGGCAGACGGGATGCAGGCGGACTTCTTCCATTGGGCTCCGATGATCCCGGGCTTGCAATACTACTACGATCCTCGCTATGCCAACGACCGAGCTAACATGAAGGCTCTGATGGATATCCGTGGAATCGATCGGTATATTGACGCTGCCATCGCGCATGATAGATACCAGCATGTTGAGAGGCTACATATGGTAGCAGAGTCGCTGGGTTTCCCACTGATCTACGTCGAGCACTTCCTCCCGAAGCCCGAGTATAACATCGAGGGTTTCAAGAAGGATCTGGACGAGAAGGTAGACGTCGTTGTCTTCAAGACAGCCCAGGCACAAGAGGCATGGGGCTACACAGATGAAGACAGCGTGGTGATCCCGGAGTGGGCTCCGGCGGTGCATCGCAAGTATAAACCGAAGAGTAGTAAGTGGCTGCTGTGGTACAATCACATCGACCTCAATCCGACCGAGCTATGGAAGGATATCCGGGACCGCAAGGATCTCCCGATCGAGGTTCGTGGCTGGAACGGCTGTCTCTATTACGAAACCCAGGAGGTCGAGGAAGCCTCCCTACTTGAGAGGCACACGGGCTTCATCAACATCCACGAGGCAGATCCCCTGCCGCTTCTTGTGTTACAAGCAGCAGGTCGCGGTCTACCCGTGATTTCCGTTCGTAATCCTACATTGACGAAGCTATTCGACGATAACTCGATGATCTTCGTGAATGACGCAAACGAGCTAGCCGCCCGACTATCCAAGCTAACGCCTGACCAGTTGAAGAAGATCGGCTCTGCCTCCCGCAAGGTTGTGGAGCAGCACTTCAGCAGGAAGGCGTTCAAGGAGAGTTGGGAGAAGCTGATTAAGGAAAGTTCATATGAGTGAAGAAAAGGAACTCACTCCAGAAGAGCAGAAGGCTAAGGAAGAGGAGCAGAGTAAGGCTTCTTACCATATTCTGGACGAGTTAGAGATGCGCCCCAAGCTGGTGCAGTGTATTCAGGCTCATAATGAAGAACACTTGATCCAGTACACGATGGGGTCGATCTACGACGCCGTGGATAAGATCCTTGTCATCGAGGGGGCGACGATTGCTCGTCCGAATCGCACGGAAGACGGTCACTCTGTTGACGCCACCGTGGAGAAGATCCTTGAGTTCATCGAGCACAATGATCCCGACGATAAGGTGGAGTTGATTCAGCAGGACCGCCCATTTGTGGACCTGGAAGAGATCAAGAACACGTTCCTACGGTTTCTCGATGAGGGCGACTGGATGATCATAAACGACGTTGATGAGTTCTACCGCCCCGAGGATATCCACCGGCTGCGTGAGTTGATCGACATCTACCCGCAAGCCCGCGAGTTCGTCCCGCTGTTCCTCCACTTCTACCGGGATATGATGCACATCAAGAAGGCGGACCCGGAGCATCAGCCTCAGCACCAGCGAATCATTAAGTACTACAAGGGAATGCACTACCGGGCTCACCCCGTGATGTCCTATCCGAATGCGTTCTGTAGTTACTTCGATGACTCTGTGCAGCCGTATCGTTTCGTGCTGAACGATATGTATATCTGGCACCTGGGTTTCATCAAAGATCCAGAAGAGCAAAAGGCGAAGGCAAAGTTCTATGAGGAAGAGTTAGCCAAGCACGGAGACAGGGGCGTGGAGTCTCACCTAGAGAAGACTGAGCAGTATCTCAACCATACTGAGGATTTGACTACGATCGCTCGCTATACCGGCGTCTTTCCTCAAGGGCTACACGCACTCATGCACGCGCAACTTGACGAGGATGCGCCGTATATTCTAAAGGTTATTAATGGATGGCATGATCCATTCTATCATGATAAACAATTTGACGAGTGGGACAATACTCAGCCATACTGTTTGGCTAAGGTCCCGCAAATTTGGGTGATGACAATCACAGGACAGCGCGACGAATGGGGTAACCAGGTAGGGCAGGCTTGGAGGGAATAGTATGCCAACCCAAAGTGACGTTAGTAGCCTAACGGTTACTGGTTCAACCCTAACGGGGTGGACCGTAAAGATTTATTACACCGATGCAGACGGCAACGATCAAATCGGTGAATCAAAGGACGAGAAGATCGTAGAGCAGGGTAAGTATATCCGTGGTAAGTGGGATGACGGCAAGACGGTAAACTTCACGTTTGACGTCGATGCCAATGGTAAGATTACTCACATCACCACATCTGCTTCTCCGCCATCAGGGAATTAGTCATGAACAACCCGCTCGTATCCTGTTACACGGTTATTGGACGCAACGTAAAGTTGCTCGATCAATGGGTAAGGTGTGTCCGGGATCGGGCGGGCTACGACAATATGGAAATCAACCTCGTTCTATGGGACCCGGAGCCGGACATCATCCAGTATGCTGAAGACCACGGCATCCGCTACGTGATCTATAGGGCGGCGGAACATGAGTTCAAGGGGCATCCGCATCATCACTTCGTGTTCAACCTCTACAACTGCTTCAACCTGGGATACGAAATGTCCCAGGCGACGTATGTATTCAGGTCGGGCTCGGACCAGATCTTCAGTCGTGGCTTTATCGGCGACGCCATGAAGTTGATTCTTCCTTATGAGAATCTTGACGACGAAGGCAACTTCGAGCAGACGGCATTCTACCACCTGTATACGATGGAGTCGTGGGACGGATCTAAGGCGGCGTATGGAGCGCCATGCTCGCGTCACATCATGCCCATCGGTTGGTGGGACGATATGTATAAGCCCGATTGGGGTAAGTTCGATACGTTCTGTCAGGCGATCTCTGCCGACCGACTACTCACTAACGACGAGTATGCCCTGCCGTTCAGGCACGCAACTCGGGGCTGGATGTTCCACACGGTCGGCGCTAGCTGGATTCAGCGCCGCGATACCTACGAGCGCCTGGGTGCTCTTTGGAATCACGTGGGTCCCGGCGGCTTGACTGGCGACGTAGAGTATTTCGATCGCGGCGAGCAGCAGGGGATTCCATCTCTATTACTATCCAACTCTTTCACCCTACACAGATGTAAAGGCGAGTCATAATGCCACAGGTGGAACAGGCGTTTCAAATAGGCGACGAGGTAGACTACATTGACCCCTCGATTCAGCAGTGGGTAGGACCGGCGAAGGTGGTTGAGATTCTATGGTCCAACCATTGCGGGTTCTTTCTATACATCATAGATAACCCTGAGTATGCCTCGGCGTGCTGTGATAAGGAACTACGACTACACGGGACAGACGAGTCTTCCGACCTAGTGGGGGAACTATGAGAAAACACACGGCGATCATCATGATCGGCGCAATGGGATCGGGCAAGACCACCGTCGCCAAGCTGCTGGCGCAACAATTCGGTTTGCACTATATCAACCCGGATGATTATTGGGAGAGGGGCGAGCCCTATTCGTGGGAGCGTGCGTGCGAGAATTGGGCTCATGCGGTAGCACAGCAATACAAGTGTGTGAAGACAGGGATCTCTTACGTCTTAGACACGAGTTCGCGGGTGCAGCGCGTACGTCAAGAGGCGTGTCGGGTTGTGAAGGCGTGGTCGCACGGAAAGCCGGTAGACGACTTCCGCGTCGTAGGCTTCTTTGTTGACGCGGATCTGAACACGTGCCTGCGCCGGAACAAGCGCCGCAAGGAGTCGCAGCCGGACGATAAGGTAGTTGAATATTACGAGTTGTTGGAGTCTAATCCTCCACGACAGGTAGAAGATGGTTTTGATCTATTGATTAAGGTCTCTAATGACGACGACGAGTCAATTGGTCTGATCAAGGATGTGATCTCGGACCTGACCGATAAGGGAGTACTATAATGGGTGGACGCGTAGCAGTAGTCCTTCCGTTCTACCGCAGCGAGCGGTGGATTCATATGATGATGCGTAGCCTGATTAGCCAGGAGTACGACAACTTTCATATCTTCGCCGTGAGTGATGGCGCGGAGGGCAATCTCCTACCCATCATGAAAGAGTGGGAGTCTCGCCATCCAGAGAAGATTACCGTCCTATGCCAAGAGAACAAGGGCACGGGTGGTGCTCTCAACACGGGGTTCGACGCCGCGTTTGAGAAGGGTGGCTTCGATTATGGCACGATGGTATCGGGTGATAATATCTACTACCCGAACTTCCTGTCGTGTCTCGTGAAGGCTCTCGACCATTCGCCCAAAAAGGTTGCGATGGTGTATGCGGACTTCCAGTATATCGACGTCAACAATCGCGTGATCGAGACGGTCATCCACGACTTCAAGCCCACGTCGGACTTGGTAAATGGTTATGATCAGGGTCCGGCATTCATGTTCCGTATGGACGCTAAGCGTGCGGCTGGCGACTACTGGCGTCGTATCTGTGAAGACTACGATATGGCAGTCCGGCTGGCGCGGTATGGGGACTTTGAGCTAGTGCGCCTTGTTCTCATGGGCTTCCGCTACAACCCCGGCAAGCAGCTAACCGGCTCTAATAAGGAAGAAGAGGAGAGGGCAGCGGAGCACTCGCGTCGTCTGGCGCGTCTCACCCTGTCGGGCGAGCAGGATATTACACTGGACGATATCTATCCTGACGACGTAGATCCCTACATCCACCGCTATGACCACGAGGCGGCTGAGAAGAAGGGGTTGGATGATGTCTAAGCCTCTCGTGTGCGTAGACCTCGACGGCACCCTAGCTCCGCAGCCGAATGACTGGAGTGATGGGCTTCGCACGTTCAATGATCCATACCCGGGCGCGAGAGAGATGCTTATGACCCTGCGCACGCGGTATACGGTGATGATCTACACGTGCCGAACTAACCAGTTCTTCACGGATCTCCACGGGCAGAGCCCGGAGTTCGCCGCTGAGTGTATCCGCGAGTGGATGAAGAAGCACGGGCTGGAGTATGATTCCATCTTTACTGGCGGCACTGGTAAGCCCGATGCTGTGGCGTTTATTGATGACCGCAGTATCGAGTGTATGCGTGAGCTAGGCTCCGGCGTGTATGATCAAGCCCTACGCCGCCTGGGTTTTGCATGGTTCCCGGAAGAGACTGATGGCGAGTAGAAGAGTTGCTTTGGCGCTGCCGTTCTATGCGAGCGTGGATTTTGCCGACGCCGCGATGAACACGCTGCTGCGCCAGGATTACGATAACTACAAGATCTTCGCCGTAAGCGATGGTGCGCGACCCGAGCTACTTAAGATTATACAGGCGTGGGAGCAAGTGTATCCAGAGAAGATTCAGATCTTCGAGCAGGAAAACATGGGAACCGGCGGCGCTCTTAATACTGCGTTCGACGCGATCAACCGCGAGGGCGGCTATGACTACGGCACGATGGTCAGCGCCGACAACCTATATAAGCCCCGCTTTGTGTCTACATTGGTAGATGCGCTAGACCGCGAGTCTGACGATATCGTCATGGTATATGGTGACTTCATCTACGTAAACCAGCATGATGCGATGATTCATGGACCAATGGTTCACGAAGACCTGGGTAGGGAACACTTAGTAGACGAGTATAAGGTGGGACCCGCGTTCATGTTTCGTATGTGGGCGAAGAACAAGGCGGGACCATACTGGCGTCGCATCTGTGAAGACTACGCCAACGCCGTGCTCATTGGTCAGTTCGGTCAGTTCAAGGCTGTGAATGAGATGCTGATGGAGTATCGGCTTAGTCTAGGACAGCTTACCGGATCAGACCCGGTAGAGGAGCGAAGGGCGCTGGCATACTGTCAGCGATTGGCACGTAAACTCTACTTCTGTGAAGATAGTCGTCCGGAAGACGTATATCCGCCGGGTGTAGACCCGTTCATGCATCGATTTGATCACGAGGGATACTAATGAAGCTGGTTGGATACGCGCAGGCTAAGAACGAACTCAGCAGGGGACACTTGCGTCGCTTTCTTGAGAACTTCAGCCGTGTCGTGGACGAGTTCGTCATCTATGACGACGGCAGCACCGACGGGTCCCAAGAGGTCTACCGCGAGTACACGCCTCACGTAATCCAGGGTCCGGGGAACGAGTGGAAGCAAGAAGCCAAGATTAGTCAGGCATGTTTGGACTATTGCCGCGACGTCCTCCAGGGCGACTGGTGCATCTGGCAGGACTGCGATGCTATCTTTGATCGCGCTGCTACAGACGAGGGTGCTATTCGTAAACTCATAGAGATCGCGGACGGTCCTCAATACCCCATGCACGCATGGAGGTTTCACTACGTCAACACGTATCTGAGCCCGTGGTGGCAGCGTATGGACAACAGCTTCAACGACCTATGGATCATGGCGCTGTTCCGGTTGACACCGGAGCTACAGTTTGACCTGACGCCAGGGCTGCACCGGGCGAGGCACCCGGCGAACATAGGTGACTGGAGGGACCAGAACGAGACTCAGATTATCCACATGGGATTCGCATCTCCCGAGTGGATTGAAGGCAAGTATAGACAGTATAAACCACACCAGAGCGGCTGGGCTCTCGACCGACTAATCGACACAGAGGGAATGGAACTACAGAAGTTGCCGGAGGATACTTTCCCGGCGCACTGGCAACCCGACCCCTGTGACGAGAAGCCGAGTCACAACTTCGATTATTTAAGGGAAGAGTAATGATCCCGCGCAGGTTTTTTCTTTTTTGGTCGGCGGACAAGCTATCGTATCTACGGTTCCTGTGTCTGAAGTCAATACGTCACTTCCATCCAGACTGGCAGATCGATCTATTCCTCCAGCGTCCGAAAGATGCCGAGAAGACTTGGCTCGGCGACGGCAAGCAGGACTTTCATGTTTACGAGGGGAAGGACTACCTTCCATTCCTGAAGGATCTGCGTATCAACGTGATCCCTGTGGAGGGTGAATTGAGCCGCCTCCTCGATGACAAGGCTCCCGTCCATTCCAGCGACATCTTCCGCTTCCAAGAGCTACACAAGAACGGCGGCATCTATGTAGATACAGACACGCTGTTCACGGGTCCGATCGATGACCTATATGACGTTGTGAAAGACAAGGACGCGGTCATTACATACAGCGTGGCACAGGGTTTCCAGATTGGATTCCTTGCAGCGAGCCCCGGCAGCGAGTTCTTCAAGGAGTTGCTTGCCAGTAGTCATGGCGGCTTTAAGCCGGAGCACTACCAGTCTTGTGGGACAGACGCGCTATACTTGTTGTTGGACCCAGGGTGCGATCCGCACAATTCGTTTCGGCTACTCTCTGCGCGATATGACCAAGTGTTGGTTGACAGGTTCCCCAACTCTTGCATCGTGCCCAGCGAGACGCTGTATCCGTATAATTGTGACGTGATCCCCTCAATCTTTGAGGGGGAGGATCGAGAGATCCCTCAATACTGCGTACATCTATTCGGTGGGCATCCACTCTTCCAGGAATACAATAGTAAGTTGACGCCGGATAACGCGCATGAGTTTGATGGCTTCGTCTTTTGGGTGATCCGTGAGATAGGGTTGGTGTGATGTTGACCATTGCGGTTGGTATCAAGAATCGGGCAGAACAGCTAGGCTTGACGCTGAGTAGTGTTCTTCATCATTCTAGCGAGGCGCTCAAGGCTAGTGAGGTTGAACTACTCGTAATCGATGAAGAGAGCACCGACGGGCTAGAGGATCTTTTACTGCAAGTCCGCGACTACTTTAATACTATCCGGCTCGTCCAGATCGACGTGAAGAGAGCCGGGGTGGACATCGTGTCGGGCAGCGCGACGATCACAACCAATCTGGCATTTCTGTTGGCGGGTGGTAATCGCGTACTGAAGTTCCAACCAGAAACACTCTTCCTGAAAGACAACATTGCGTTCATGCTGCGCAACGAAGACCTTGGCAAGCGGGTGCCGTTTGCTAACACGTTCAGTGGACAGGCGAAGTTGTCGCCGGAGATGGTAGTTGACGTTCAGTATAATGCGCCCTTATTAGATCATCGTGCATATCACGTGAACCAGCCCGGCGTGTCGTATCATCTCGCGCAAGACGCGGAAGTGGGCACCGCCCTCGTGGCGTCAGACCTGGGGAGTCCCTTCTATCCCTACGTGTGGGGTTGTGCGAAAGACCTATTCCTAGAGAGTGGGTTGATCGATATCGACTTCATGAGCGGTTGGGCGGCAGAAGATGACTTCATGATGCTGCGCTTAGCGCAGGCTGGCGGAGAGCTTCAGGTTGTAGATGATATGCAAGCGTATCATCTATGGCACAAGAGTAGTGGTCGCTTTCGTGGCGGTCCATTTCACAAGAGGAATATCAACGTGCTCAACGGGCTGCGGGATATCGAGCCTGATGAATTTCAGCGAAGAGCCCAAAGGAATAAGGACCTTTCGCTCAAGTGTATCTTAGGATAAGAACATGAAACTAGTTGGCTACGTTCAGCTAAAGAACGAGCGTCGCTCAGGACACCTACGTCGTTGTCTTGAAAACCTCAGCTTGGTGTGCGACGACTTTGTTATCTACGACGACGGTTCCGACGACGGGTCTCAAGAGATCTATCGTAAGTACACGCCCCACGTGATTCAGGGTCCCGGCGGTATGTTCCAGCGCGAGGCGGAGATTAGCCAGCAGTTACTCGATTACTGCCGTGACGTACTCAATGGAGATTGGGCGGTTTGGATCGACGGCGATGCCGTGTTCAATAGAGCCGCCACAGACGAGGGCGCAATCCGGGACCTAATGGAGAAGGCAGACAAATTAGATGGGTGCGATGGCTATGCGATTCATTGGATTAACACGTATCTCAGCCCGCGCTGGTATCGTGTAGACGATCGATTCGACGACTTGCTTACCGTCGGTTTATTTCGTTTGACGCCAGAATTGGCGTATGATTTGACGCCGGGACTTCATCGTCAGCGGTTTCCGAATGGGGTGGCTCAGGTGGAAGACCAGCGCGTGGTCGAAATCATTCACCTGGGCTTCTCATCCCAGGAGGAGATCGAGCGGAAGTACCGCCAGTATCGGGCGCTGGGGCAGACGGGCTGGGCGTTGGAGCGTATGCTTTCCACCCAGCCGTCGCTGTCCTATATGCCGGACTATCTCTTTCCTTCTCATTACCAGCCGAAGCCGGAGGGTGATCCGCCGGTCATCCCGGATTGGTCATATTTGAGGAATGAATCATGAACCTTCCGAATTACCGCGTGACCTTTGGCGGCATCGAGATTGACTATAAGAGTAATTTCGAGAAGTGCCGAGAGTACGTACCCCATGTAGACCAGATCATGCAGATCCTCGAACACAACGATGTGCCGGATGCTTGCCGGTGGTTCTTCTTCGAGCCATATGCTGAGATTACATGGATTGAATATAACGTTATTAGGGCACAGAAGATTCTTGATGAAATCAAAGAATATCTAGACGAGCATCCGGAGTTGACTGATGTCAAGTTTCTAACGCCTGACAATGGCATGTTTGCCGACTGGTATTTCAAACCGGGCAACTTGGAAGAACGTCAGTTCGGATATAGCCGTTATGCTCTATGCGCTAGACAGGCTGAGTTGTTCTATGACTTCATGGAAGATGTTGAGCAACCACGTGGGACGGGGCTTGAAGAGCATTACGCGAGGTCATGCCACGTGCTCGCAAACCAGCTTGGTCTCTCGTATAAAGAGGAGGGGCGGATTCTCTTCTGGCGGGGTGTCCTATGTAAACTCTTCTGGATGTTTGGTCACCACAAAGCCGTGTGGATTTATACCAAGATTTTTAGGCAGAAATACCAATGAGAGCAGTAGGCTATCTTCAACTGAAGAACGAACTCCAGAACGGCAACCTGCGTCGCGTGCTGGAGAATATGCGCCTCATCCTGGGCGACGATAACTTCGTCATCTATGATGATGGCAGCGACGACGGGTCCCAAGAGGTCTATAAGGAATACACCAGTCACGTAATCCAAGGGCACGGCGGCGAGTTCTGCCGGGAGTTGTTTATCAAGCAGCAGCTTCTCGACTATGCCCGCGACGTTCTCAAGGGCGACTGGATTGTCTGGCAGGATGGCGACACGATCTTTGACCGCGCAGGAACCGACGAGGGTAAGATCATGGAGTTGATCGAGCGCGGCGAGGCTGAGGGCGTCACGGGTTGGGGAACCCATTGGCTGAACAGCTACTTACACCCGCGCTGGTATAGAACAGACCAGCAGTTTAACGAGTTCGGACAGATGTGTATCTACAAGATCGAGCCCGGTCTGAAGTATAACCTGCGTCCGGGGCTACACCAGAAGCAGACGCCGGACGTGTCGAACATGCTGGACCAGTCGGATGTCGAGATCATTCATCTCGGCTTTGCGTCACCCGAGGCAATCGAGCAGAAGTATGTACAATATTGGCACTGTGGTCAACGCGGCTGGGCATTAGAGCGTCTCATCTCCACAGCGGAAATGAGCCTTATGCCAATCGCAGACGACAGGATGCCGTCGCACTATTGCCCCGAGTTGGGTTCGAGACCACAGGAAATCAACTTCGACTATCTGCGCCGTAAGTATCCGGCGCTGGGACTAGATCAGCAATGGCAGATCGATGACTATAGGTGTGCGGACGGATCATGAAACACATTCATCACTTACTTCAAGAGCAATTCCATGCTCCTCTGATGAACTTCCTGCGGACCCATGCCGGGAAGATGGGGAAGAGTCTTGTAACGATCGGGTGGGATGATGACACCCCGTCTCGTCAGTGGGTAGACTTGTTCCAGGACGACCTCGGCTTCGAGCGCATTATGATTATCGAAGCACACAGGTCCAATGCGCATATTGCACGAGCGTGGTATCGTAACGACCCGCGCATCGAGGTTGTTGGATCGTCCATCCAGGAGGCGGTAGACAATGACGCGCTATGGGAGCGCGGATTCGACACGTGTATTTGGAGCCATGGACCCGAGCATGTTGGGATTGAAGAGCACGAGACCCTGATGCCGAAACTCCTGGACCGGCTCGATATGCTATTCTTAGCGTGGACACCGTGGGGTAATTACTACGGCGAGGATGCTGGTAACCATAACCCGTGGCAGCGTCACCGCATCGTGGTTCCTACGCCAGAGGTCTTCGCATCTTTGAACCTTGGGCTAGAGATTTCTACCTGCGATGTTGAGAATAGTCCCAACGCCCTGGTTTGGATGTATAAATGGCTGGTAAACCAAGAAGAAATCTAATTCTGCTCTATCCAGATCGTGCAGAGTTCTGTCTTAGTAATGGTATGCGTGCCATAGTAGATAGACAAGATCTTGATTTGGTGCGGGATTATACATGGACTGCTCATAGCGTCGGTAACGCTTATTATGCCGTTGGTGGGTATAAGCCTCAACGTAGTATGCACAGAATAATATTGCCGGATGCGCCCGAAGTAGACCATATCAACCATAACGGTTTGGATAATCGTAGAATCAATCTTCGTTCAGCATCTCGTGCTGAGAATGCCCGTAATAGAGCGAAACAAAAAACAAATTCTGGCAAGTCCCCTCTGAAGGGTGTGACATTAGACAACGGGCGCTGGCGAGCTGTCATTTATGTGAATAATAAGAAAATTTCTCTTGGTAGTTTTAATTCTGATATTGAAGCTGCGAAAGCATACGACACTGCTGCTCGTCAACATTATGGTGAATATGCTAAGACAAATTTTGGAGATGAGGATGAAATTAAATATAGTGACAGTGAGTAGTGGATGGATATTAACTAAGATTGCCGAACGTCTCGCAGCCAATCTCCCTGAAGGTTGGGACCATGCAATCTCTCACAATGCATTCCCCGGATTTGACGCCTACTTCTACTGCGATATTCAGAACTGTTATCGTAACGGCAAGGTCACCTATCCCGACGCCACCCACGTAGGCTATATCACCCACGCCCACGAGGACAGCGCAGACTGGCTGCGCGATATGTTCAACAACCAGGGCGTGTGGGGTCTGGACGGCATCAAGTCCATGAATGAGCGGTATACTAAGATGTGCCGCGAGATCGGCTACGGTGGTCCTCTCACAACCGTCACCCCGCCAGCAATCGCGGAAGACTTCCCGCTGCGGAAGATCAAGCTGCTGATCGCCAACCGGGGTGGTTTTCCTGGTTACGGGCATGACTTCATGCTTAATCTGCCAGACCACAAGGAGTTCTGCAAGCTGCTGAAGGAGAGATATGAACTCATCTTCGTGGGTAATGGTTGGGAGCCCGTAGTAGACAAGTACGAACAGAACAATATCGAGGTATTACACATCCCCGATAGCCACTGCACATACCCACAAGACTACGCCAAGCTATATCATCAGGTAGACTATCTCCTGGTGCCGATCCTTTGGACAGCCGGACCGTATTGTGGGATGGAGGCTCACTTAGCTGGGCTTCCGATCATCGCCTCAGACGTGGGTCTCTTCAACTATGAGATCCAGCCTGAGCATTGCTATCCGCCGGGGGATGTGGAGGCTCTTCTCCACATCTTACAGACGCGGGCAGAGGCGCGGGAGTATCGTCGCAAGGCGATTATGGAGTTGGGTGATTGGAAGAGCTATGCGGACAAAGTCGTAGCCTTCATTGAGGAATGCAAAAATGCAGGATAGTAGAGTTAGAGTAGGCGGCGTCATGCTGTCTCCTATGGAGGCGGCACTTGTTGCGCACGCTATTGATCGCGGGTCGATCGGTCCAGGCAAGCTGACCGAGTCGTTTGAACGAGAGTTGGCGGCAGTCCACGGCTACAAGCACGCGCTGTGTTTGAATAGCGGGCAGTCTGCCCTAATGATCGCCCTGGAGGCACTGCGTCTTCAGTCGGGTCGTCCGCTGCGCGTGGCTGTCCCGGCAATCACCTACATCTCCAGCTTGGCGGCGGTGATCCAGTCCGGCAATGAGCCCGTGCTCGTGGACGTGCATAAAGAGCCTCACGCCGAGATGGATTATGATCAGGTGCCAGAAGACGTGGACATCATCATGCCGGTCCACCTGTTCGGCGCGGCTATCTCACGCCCGTATCCGTTCAAGAACATCTCTGTCGAGGATGCGTGCGAGGCGTGCTATGCCCCGGGCGTAGGCTTCGGTCAGATCCTTTGCACTTCCTTCTACTCCTCTCATACGGTCACGACCGGCATGGGTGGGGCGATCATGTGCAATGATGATGATTTCTACTTTAAGTGCTGGAAGTTGATCAACCACGGTCGCGTCAAACACGACGACTATACTGCCACGGCGAACCTGAAGGACCGCTTCACGTTTGACGAGTGGGGTTACTCGTTGAAGTATGCGGATCTGAACGCGGCGCTTGGTCTTGCCCAGCATTACAACCGGGACAACATCATTGAGGCACGGCAGTATATCGGGATGCTTCTGACGCACGGACTTCAGGAACTTGGTTTCCAGCAGGGAGTCCACGTGATGCCAGTAGAGAACAACACATATATGATGTATCCGATTCTGCTCGACCAGGGCATGGACCGGGATCGTATCGTTGACTGTTTGAATGCTAGCGATATCGAGACGCGCATGATGATGCCCATCACGTCGCAGCCGGTGGTGCAGAAGCACTTTGGTGACGACGTAGAGGGTAAGTTCCCGAACGCCAAGTATATCAACGAACACGGCTTCTACGTTGGCTCGCATCCGATGATGAGCGACGAAGACGTGGCGCAGATCATCGCGGCATTGCAGGAGGCAATTCAGTGAAAATCATTCGCCATAGGGGACAGGAGCAATTAAGTCGAAACATGCTGGGCTCCTATGAGATCGACGTACGCCTGTGCGATGACGAAGACGGCGATCCGAGTGATTCGTTTTTGATTTTGCGGCATGACCTTCATGGCGGAATGCGCGGTGAGCCATTGGGGACCTTTCTATCCGGGTGGTTGCGAGACAACGTCGGGCAGAGGAATCTTCTTGCACTTAACGTCAAACAAGATGGCTTGGCTCCCATGCTGAACGAACTCTTACAGCATCACGGGATTCTGCAAGACCAGTACTTCTGCTTTGATATGGCACAGCCGGAGATTCCCATCTATGCTCAGGCGGGGTTACCGCTTGCCACTCGTGCGAGCCAATACGGGATCGAGTATCCTATGGGCGAGTATATCTGGTTCGACTGGTATCCTCATGTGACCGTGAGTCCTGCGTCTCTATACCAAGAGCTAACGATGAACCTCACTCGGGCTCGCGTAGATGAGGGCGCTCTCAAGATTGTCGCCGTCTCTCCAGAGCTACATGGCGAGTATAAGACGCACGTGAGAGAGGCGGTCTGGTCTCTTGCGCGTGAAAAGAACTTTTGGGGTGTATGTACTAAGTTCGCAGATGAAGCGGAGAAGTTTTTCAATGACAGTAAAGGCAATACTATGCGACCTGGACGGAGTACTGGTCCCCGCTAAGGAACTCCACTATCAGGCGTTCAATGAGGCGCTGATGGAGGTAACGGGGAAGGTAATCTCGCGCCAGGAGCATATCGAGGATTTCAACGGGCTTCCTACAAAGGTAAAGCTGCGCGCCCTTGTAGATCAAGGACGCGTGAAGCCCGAGGAGTTCGACGATATCTCCCGCATCAAGCAGGACAAGACGTGGGAGTTGATCCCGCAGATTATTGAGCGCGACGAGACTATCGTGGGGCTGGGCGAATACTGGAAAGAGCGAGGGTATAAGGTAGCCTGCGTCACCAACTCAATTCGCCACTCTACTATTTTGCTGTTACGAGCATGTGGGATCTTCCCATACATCGACACGATCATCTCAAACGAGGATATGGACGCACCGAAGCCGGAGCCAGACGGCTACTGGCAAGCGATGAGGGCGTTCGGGGTTCATCCCGGCGAGTGCGTGATCGTGGAGGATTCTCATAAGGGATTCAAGTCAGCAGTACGGACTGGCTGTCTGAATATCTGGTACGTTCGTGGGGTAGACGAACTAACAATTCCGAATTTCAATCAGTTCATGGATAGGTAAGATGACATTACTAGACGAGGTTGTTGCTGTCGCTGTGCCGGAAGTGCAGGACGTATTCGATCATCCGCTGCTTGTGCATATTCCAAAAGCACAGCAGCCCGAGGATCTCAGGCTCCAGCGCATGGTGTTAGATGCTTTTAAGCCAAAGACCATGTTGGAGATTGGAGTGGACCAGGGATATTCAACCATCTCTTTCTTAACCTATCCCTCCTCGCTACAGGAATACACAGGGGTGGATATCAACGCGCAGCCATTCGTGAGCAAGTTTCAACATCCACTCTTCCGATTTCATCACCAGTGCATGTTCGAGTTCTTTCGGCAGAACTCACAGAAGTTCGACCTCGTACACATCGACGGAGAGCATCACGAGGTTACGTTCGTGAATGGCTATCTCGACGCACTACCCCACCTGTGTCACGAGACCAGCGTTGTGATGATCCACGATATATACGCAAGGGCACCATCGGCGGAGTATTGCACGGTCAAGGGGCGCACCGGCGAGTTCGCTGACTTCTTTATCGCTGATGAGATCACGCCTGAGCAGGTAGGTGCCGGGGTTCACAGGCAGTTGTTTAACGGACTAGAAGGCTATTTTGTAGGACGAGTCAAATGCCCAATCTAAACATCGTTGTTCCTATGGCGGGCGAGGGGAGCCGTTTCGCACAGCAGGGTTACTCCTTTCCTAAGCCACTCATCCAGATGCCAGATGGCAACCCTATGATCAAGTCGGTTATCGACTGTGTGAATATCCACGGGGCTAGCTGGCACTTCATCGTGCGCCAAGAGCATGTGGATCGATACAAGGTCGATCAGGTACTCGACCGTATGTTGGAGAAGTATCATCCCGTAATGGTCAACTACACGGTTGTGAATGAGACTACCGAGGGCGCGGCTTGCACCGTGCTGCTGACGCGGGATTACATCGACAAGGAAGACAGCCAGCTATTGGTTGTCAACTCGGACCAGTATTTCCGTTGGGACCCACAAAGCTTCTTCTATGAGATGGAAGAGCAGAAGGCTAACGCCGGTATCCTCACGTTCAAGTCCTGGCACCCGAAGTGGTCATTCGCCAAGGTGGACGTTAACGGTCGCGTGACCCACGTGGCTGAGAAGGACCCGATCAGTGACAATGCTACGGTGGGCGTATATTGGTGGAAAAAGGGCTCCGACTTCGTTGCAGCGGCGGACGAGATGATCAGGCTGAACCTGCGCGTCAACGGCGAGTTCTACGTGGCTCCGACGTTCAACAACCTCAATGGTCCTATCTATCCTTACGAGGTATCATTCATGGCTGGTGTTGGGACGCCGGAAGACCTGCGCAAGTTCGAGATGATGTACTGGCTTGGAAAGGTTCCACAATGAAAGTAGGATTCGTATTCATTGGCTACGATCAATTCACTGAGCTAGAGTGGACTGCCAATATCATCAAGCACCAGTGGGAGAAGTTCGCCGACAGCCCTATCGTTTCTGTGCTGAGTGGAGACCCCGAGGGTGAGTTCGATACCACAAACGTAGACCGTCACGTGGTCGTGCCGAATATCGTTACGATCAGCCTGGACTATCTGCGTGAGCACTTCATCCCGGCGACGTTCGATATCTCGCCCGGTATCGGCGCAGGGCATTACCGCGCACCCGCCGACGGCAAGGCGATGGAGTCGATGTGTCAGTCCATGCTGCGGAACTACAAGGTCGGGCTAGAGGCGCTGTTTGATGTTGCTGACGACGTGGATGTGGTGGTGATCTGTGAGTCCAACATCCTCTTACTCCAAGAGGAGGGGATCTACAACGCCGCCAAGGAGATGTTCGTGAACGGCAAGGCTATGGCTTGTCAGACGGTGGGCGGCTACGACGACCCCGTGGTGAAGTGGACCGGGCGAGAGATCATGCCACAGGTCTTCATGGTAGACCCGGGCTTTGTGAAGCGCACCAAGTTCCTCCTCGATCCTGTGAATACGCGTCCCGACTGTCCCGAGATGACGCTGCTGGATAATATCAATGTGGCTCTTGCTGCTGACAACCGTGACTTTGAGACAGGCGTACTAAACAAGGGTTCACGTTCTCAGTGGGGTATCCACCAATCCTGGTTCCCGTTTGCTCATCTAGATCGCCCGGTTGGCGCGGACTCGAACGGCGGACAAGGATGGGAGAGCCGAGAGGCGCAACTATCTTTAGAGAGAGAGGTTCTGACTCGTTTTGGTCTGACGGTCTAGGGAGGGATAATGGTACCAAAAGCTATCGTCGGAGCACTCGATGGGGTTTTTGTAGATATCAGACACTTGGAGGCTGAGGCATTTCAGTATGCCGTGAAACACGTCACAGGTGTCAACGTTAGCCCAACTGAACAGATTCGTGACTTCGGTAATCTAACTTTCAATTCCAAGATTGCGCTACTCAACCTGAGTGGCGCCATTTGGTGGAATCAGTTGGAGTTAGTACGCGCCATGTACCACGAGCGCATATTTGATATTTTTACCGAAAGAATCAAGCCAGATAATGACATAATACTAGTGGGGGAGTACATCCGCGAACACGGATTCTCCCTTGTGTGCGTCACGAATAAGGACTATCAGGTAGCTTTGTTCGCACTTGACTGTTGCGGAGTTCTACCGAGTATACAGTATATTATCACCCCAGACCAGATTCCGATGGGCAAACCGGCGGCGTTCGGCTATGATGTCGCCCTACACTATTGTCGCACGACTCCTGACGAGACACTGGTTATTGAATCTGACGTACTTGGCGTGGAAGCTGCTCGTAGCGTTGGGTGCCATGTTCACAGGCTCCCGCGTGGAACGAAGTTGACCGTGCCACTGGTCACCACTTTGATTGGCGATGGTGATGACGAAGACTCTCGTAATCGATAAGTATTGGAAGACAGTTGAGATTGATCTGGAAAACCCAGATCCGATGCTGAAAACCCACTGCGCGCTGTGCTGGCGTCCTCTCTTTCCTGAGTGGCAGAATAAGGATGGCATACGTGAGATTGGGGAGCAGGCTGTCGCGGCTATCTGTTGGAAGTGTTCCTCTTACGGACCAGACAAGAGACTACAAATTCAGACTGCTGAGGAGATGAAAGAGGAGCGCCTAAAGGAGAGGAAGGAACGCGCTAAAGAGCGGCGTAAATTCTACATCCCGAAGCGCAAGAAGAAAGTGAAAGAGCGGGCAGATCAACTGAACAAGCGTCCATGTGGCTGTTCACTTAAGGGGCGTCACAAGGCGTCGTGTCCGCAAGCAGAAGGATATAAGACAAAGGGTGATTCAGATGCCTGATAAGATCGTAAAGTATGCTCACGTAGCAGAGATCATCGACCGCATTGCGATTGAGATTCTCAAGGTACACGAGTTCATTTACCAGTCCTATACGGCAGCAGATGAAGACGCAGCCAAGGCGTGCATGGAGAAGGCTGGGGCTGCGGGTCAGACTGCTGATTTCCAAGAGGGCGTTCTGCGCGAGCGACTACGCCTAGAGCACGAGCAGGGCGACGATCTGGCTGACGTGTTGATCGGCGCGATCCACATCTCCGTGGGCGCGGGTATTGTCTCACAGTATGAGAACTTGAAGCGCAAAGAACACAAGGGCGTTGCTCAGGGCGCGGAGCCACGTGTGGGTCTCATTGCAGCGTGGGATGGCGTAAGCCGCGATGCGTGTGAGCTACGGGGTAACGGGAAGTCAGCCCTAAACATGGCACTTAAGAAGTTTCTACCGAAGTACGAGTACCCGGTAGAGGGGCGCACGTTCTAAAATGCCTGACCATATCTTTGTTACTGGACCGGCGCGGAGTGGCACAAGTCTGTTGCTCATGCTTATGCCGTATATCACCAACTGTAAGGTGTATACCAGGAGCGAAATGCACCCATTGATGAGAGAGCGGTATATGGAAAGGTTCTTAGAACTAGCCCATATTCATAACGATCGTTATGTTGTTACGAAACAGCCGTTCGGTTTTTGGGAAGAGTGGGGTAACTATTGTTTCCAAGATCTCTTTGATAGGGGCGAGCGTATTATTTGTACCATCCGCGATCCCCGAGATGTTGCGGTATCACATAATCCACACGCAGAGCAGAGATACTTTTGGCACCCAAAGTCGTGGGAGCGTACGGCAAACGAGATTCTATTACATCAAAACAACCCCGACCTTCTCGTAATCAAATATGAAGAACTCGTGGTTGATACGGACATCATAATGAGACGTATCGCTAACTTTCTTCATGAGGAGGTAATTGAAGGGTATGACAAGTTTCATGAAGAACAAGATGTAGATCGGGAGTTTCAGAAGCACGACTCCGCCGAGCTAGCTGGTAAGCGCGTGTGGGATACTTTGGGGGGCTGGGGAGTGCCACACAAGCGTCCGATATCGCCGGACCGAATTGGACAATGGAGGAAGCCGGAGAATAGAGAACAGTCGGATACGGTGTCTGCGGAGATACGAATGTTAGCCCGGAGGCTGGGCTACGATATGACGGAGGTTTAGATGAAGGTTCTGATTGTTGGGGGTGCGGGTTACATCGGCGGCGCGTTGGTTGATATCCTACGTGCGGCGAACTTCCAGAAAGATGCGTCTCATACTGAGATTCACGTGTATGATAGTCTTCTCTACGAGCGTCAGTATCTCAAGGACGTGCAGTTCCACTATGGAGATATCCGCGAGCGCCATAAGCTACTGAGGCTGATCGAAGGTGAAGACTTCGACACGATCGTATGGCTGGCGGCTCTGGTTGGCGATCCGGCGTGTAGTATTGACCCGGCGCTGACGAAAGAGATCAACCAGGATTCGGTAGAGTGGCTGGCAAGCGTGGCTGGCGACCGCCGTATCATCTTCATGAGCACGTGTTCTGTGTATGGTACTGCGCCTCGTGGTACGCTGCTCAAGGAAGACGCTGGAACTAATCCACTGTCTGAGTATGCGAAGACCAAACTGGCGGCTGAAAGGTTTCTTGAAGATAAGAACGCCGTCATCTTCCGTCTTGGCACCGTCTATGGGCTTGGTGACAAGTTCGCTCGTCCGCGCTTCGACCTCGTGGTCAATATCATGACCGCCAATATGGTGCGCAATGGCGAGCTAACCGTGCATGGTGGCGATCAGATGCGCCCGCTCGTTCACGTGAAAGACATTGCTCGGATTATTGCCTACGCTGCGCGTAAGGATATGACCGGCATCTACAACGTGGCGCAGTGCAACTGTCGCATCGACGAGTTGGCACAGACAATCCAGGAGACTCTGAACTTTGGCGAGATTAAGACCACGGAGCGTGAAGGCGACGGAATGGATGCCCGAGACTACGCGGCGTCAACCGAGAAGTTTAAGCGTGATTTCCCGCTGGGGTTTGATTACTCGCTGGAACGCGCTATTGCGGAGATCGCGGCAGCAGTAGCTTCGCGCCGGATCAAGAACCACCGGCACCCGATCTTCAACAACAAGAAGAACATTGAGGAGAAACTCAGTGAGTAAAAGGCTAGAATTGAGAGACCTGCCGTCTTATACGGACGATAGAGGTATTCTCACTCCGGTTTGGAATGACTGGAGCCGTGGAGACGACGATCAGTATGAGGGGCTTCGTGTCAGCGGGGCTAATGCGAAGACGTGTGCTGGTATTGATCTTGATGATGTAAAGCGTGTCTACTTCATCAACAACAGCCAGAAGGGGGTGGTTCGCGGCTTTCACTTTCACAATCACGAGACCAAGTATTTTGTCGTACTACGTGGGATGGCTAAGTTCGTCGCGGTTCGGGCAACTGGCACAGAGCAGATCGGCGACGAGCCAGAGAAGCATACGTTTGACGAGAATAACGTGGATGCGTTTGTTCTTACCGAGCGTAAGCCGCAGATGTTGATCATTCCGCCCGGCTATGCGAATGGCTGGGTAAGCCTTACGGATGACTGTCTATTACTCTCTCTTTCGTCTTCGACGTTTGACCAAAGTAAGGGCGACGACTTCCGATATCCGCCGGACCTATTCGGCGACGTGTGGAGCGTAGAACCACGATGAGCAAGCCAAAGGTTCTAGTACTTGGTGCTACGGGGATGCTCGGGCATCAGGTATTTCAATACTTGAATAATGGGTCGGAATACGAGGTTGTCGGGACGTGTCGTGAGCCCGATACTCGTATACAGAAGCGGATGTACGGGCGTACCCACGCCGTGTTGGACGTGCTGCTTGGTCACGAAGACCAGTTGCGCGACCTCTTCACGGAACACGGTCCGTTTGAATACATCATCAACTGCATCGGTGCGATTAAGCCGACGATCAATGAGGGGAATCCCGCCTCGGTAGCGGATGCCATTCGCCTCAACTCCATCTTCCCGCACGAGCTAGCCGTGATGGCTGGTGAGTTCGGTGGCAAGATTTTCCACCCCAGCACTGATTGCGTGTTCAGTGGCGACAAGCGTATGCCGTATAAGGAAAGCGACCTACCGGATGCTACTGACGTATACGGGCGCTCAAAGGTTCTCGGCGAGTGTCCGCAGGCGATGAACATTCGCACGTCCATTGTCGGTCCGGAGATGAACACCCAGCGGTCGCTTCTTGAGTGGTATCTCGATCAGGATGGCGAGGTCAATGGCTTCGTCAATCATCACTGGAACGGGATGACCACCTACCAGTGGGCAAAGGTCGTTTACACGATCATGAAGATGGGCTGGTGGAAGCCGGGTATCCAGCACATGCCATCTCTTCCGGTCTCGAAAGAGAACCTACTATGGGCATTCAAGAAAGAGTTTGCCCGGGTCGGTCGGGTGTGTGCGGATATTAAGCCTGTCAAGGCTCCGCAAGAGAAGTGGATGACTCTGAAGACAGAGTATCCGGTGTATATGATGCAGCTTACTGTTCCGCACATCATTGATCAGGTGCGAGAACTCGTTCAGAAGAGGTATACGTCATGAAGAAGGTGGTAGTCTTTGCCGCCGGGCGACCGGACTTTGCTCGGTTGGCGCGGCTGATTGAGAACCTGGACGCAGATCGAGATATCGAGTGTATCTTCATCAACAGCGGTCAGCATTCTCATACGGACGTGCTTGATCGTGCGTTTATTGAGAACCTTGGATTGCGCGAGCCGGACTACAACCTCGGCATCGGCGCGAAGGGCGAGAACTGGTATGAGCAGCTAAGCCGCCTATTCTATCGGCTACCCGAGTTGCTGGCAGAGATCAAGCCGGACCTCTTCGTCAACCTGGGCGATATGAATCCGTGCCTGAGTGGTCTCATTGCGAAGCGCATGGGTATCAAGTACGCCAGGATCGAGTGCGCGATGCGGTCGGGCAAACTTGAGACAGCCTATAAGAACTTCGACTTGCCGGAGGAGATCAACCGGGTGGCGATGGACGCTATCGCGGACCACAAGTTCGTGTATCTCCATGAGTATGTGCCACACCTAATCCGCGAGGGTCATCTACCAGAGACGATCCACGTGGTTGGGAATACGATCATCGAGGCGCTGGACTACTACGTCACCAAGTGGGGTATCCAACCCACCGTGGGCGACTATGACCTTGTGTCGTTCCATCGCGGCAACAACATGAACGAGAAGAACCTCACCTACTTCGTTCACCTACTGCGCGAGATCTATCAGGGCGGGCGCAAGGCTAAGTTCGTCTGTTACGGGCGCACACGGAAGGAGCTAGAGAAGTACGGTTTGCTCGACTTCATTCCGGACAGCGTGGAGATTCTCGACTCACAGACACAGGAGGATTTCTTGCGGCTCGTCGCCGGGTGTAACGTCGTGGTCAGCGACAGTGGTTCTACCTCATCTGAGGAGTCTCACTACTTCCGGAAGCCATGCCTGATCCTACGGGATTCTACAGAGCGTCCGACAACCCTGATTCCTAACAATCCGGACGACGGTAATGCGTTTCTGTGGACTATGAGGATTCAGGATGACGTTGCCTTATATGGTGCGCTGCGTTCAATGAACCGCGCATGGGATAATTACTACTACGACTCCTACAACGACTATACGCCGTCGCAGAATATCGTGGCAGTGATCAAAAAGATTCTGGAAGACAAGCCCCGCTGTAAGGGCGGTTGCAAGTGCAAAAAGTAATGGGGGAAGTATGAGAGTTCTCATTCTTGGGGGTTGCGGCGCGATCGGGTCGAACATCGCCCGCTTTTTCGTGAAGAAGGGTTACAACGTCCATGTGATGGACAATCTAACCCGCTACGGTGTTCATAACAATCTAGCAGAGTTCAAGAAGCTAGGTATTAGGTTCTTTCATGGCGACGTGCGTTGTATGGAAGACTTTGCACGGTTGCCGGGTGAGTACAACGTAGTCGTTGACTGTGCCGCTCAACCTACGGCGGTTGACGGGTATAACAATCCGCAGTATGACTACACGAACAACACGGCTGGCGTCGTGAATACGCTGGAGTATATCCGCGCCGGGAATGCTCAGTCCTTGATCTTCTTCTCCACGAATAAGGTCTACAGCGCCGACGTGATCAACGAGGCTCCTCGTAAGCTGGAAGGAGACCGTTGGGTGTGGGACTGGCAGGCGCTCATCGACGACGAGAACCCGTATATCTCCTTCCCTGACGGCTATGAGGCTCCAGAGGGCTTCGATCCGGCGCTTGGATACTCGTCTGACCTGACCATCAACGGCGCTGAGAAGTCCATCTACGGGGCTTCTAAGGCGTCTGCGGATATCCTGGTGCGGGAGTGGTCCCACGCCTTTGGTATCCCGGCGATCGTGAACCGGTTCTCCTGCCTCGCGGGACCGTGTCAGTGGGGCAAGCCGGAGCAGGGATGGGTCGCGTGGTGGATGATCGCGGCGCTCCTGGGACTCCCGATCGAGTACATCGGATGGCAGGGCGCACAGGTCCGGGACGTGCTCTGGACGGACGACCTCTGCCCATTAATGCACTTACAGGCAATTGCCCTAAGCGCCGATCCGGAGCGGTATATCGGCTCCGTTTACAATGTCGGCGGCGGCGCGGGATCTACTCTTTCTTTACGAGAAGCCACTCAGATTGTCGAGAAAATCAGTCGTAAACGGCTTCAAATATCGTATAATAAGGAAGAGAGAATGGCGGATCACTGTATCTATATCTCAGATATCAGCGCCGTTTCTCAGGAGTTCGGATGGACACCAAAGGTGACCATCGAAGAGGGTTATCGTCAAGTTCACCGCTGGGTGAAAGATAACAGGAAGTTACTTGAAGGGATGTATAAGTAATGAGTCATTTAGACGATGCTAAGAGAGCCCAGGTGACCAGTGAAAAGGCACGGGTTCTTTCTACCAAGCAGAAGATTAGGTTTTTGGAGATGCTAAAGCGTCAGGCATCTCAGTTCGAGTTCAAGAATAAGATGAACTTGCTGCCGAGCGATATCGGTCGCCTTAAGCGCGAACTTGAGGTAGAGACTATCCGCGATATGAATCGTGCTATTGCCCGGCTTGACAAGCAGCTTGACCGCGAACGCCTACAGGAAGTTGGCAGGGACAACACCATGCCGGTTCCTCGTCAGGAAGACGCGCCCGCCAAACCGGAGAAAACGATTGCGGATTCTCCTGTCGTGAATGCTAAGTTCGAGGGCTTTGAGTCCAAGCAACTTGAGAAGCGTCGTGAAAAGATCTTCCAACTGGTTGCTGAGAGCGAGATGTACCGCGACTTCAGAATCCCGAAGAAGGATGAGGCAAGTTTCCTCAATCGACTTCATCTCGGCAAACGTGTTCTCTCACGCATGTTCAGCGTACCCACCATCGTAATCGTCAAGGAGGCGCTTCGCCTCGATCCGAAACTCGATCCGGATTCCCTAAATAACTAAGAAAGAAATCTAGCTCTATTGCCATAATACTTATGGGAGCGGTCCACTTTTTGGAGTGATTCATGAGCGATAAAGAACTGACTCAAGATGAGATGCATAAACTCTTGAAGGAGGAACCGAGCCACGACTGGCTCCAGTACCTCCGCAGTGATGAGTTTGACGGTGAAGGCAAAGACAAGGCTCCTATTCTCAAGGGGCTGAGAAGGCTTGCCAATATCCGTGGCATCGTAGAAATGCGAATTGACAATCTTGGTGTGACTTCATACCAATCTACTCGGTACAAGAAGGGGGAGACCGTCGAGATTCCTCTGGCGTTTGTCAGCGTGCGTGTGAAGTTTGCCGACGGGATTGAGGTCTCGGATGCGGCAGATTGTCACTACGGCAACTGTATGAAATACGGCAACTTCCCCGTGGCGACTGCTACGTCGCGTGCGATGGGTCGTTGCTTCGCCCGTGCGTTCAACATCGAGCGAGCGGCGGAAGAGATGGACCCGATGACGTCACATGACGCATTCGCGGACCCGGACGAACTAATTAGTGACCTCCAGATTCGCGGTATCAAGACGATGGCGAAGACCCGGAAGCTTGATATTGATGAAATCCTGGAGACTTTGTTTCCCAAGAAGACGACGGCTAAACGTAAACTGGAAAAGCTTTCGAGTATCGAAGCAACTAAGGTTAGCCGTTATATTAACGACAGGAAGGCGTGATCATGGGGCGATTTGATATCTATAAACCGAATGGCAATTATCCTAACCGTCGAGGCGCAGCATTTCAGTTTGAAATCGGTGAGAAGAAGAACAGCGGCAAGAAGCTGCCGACTCCCTGTATCTTTGTCACCGCAGCGCCGCAGACCAAGGCAAAGCCTGCCAAGGGCGCGAAGGACTCTGCGTTTGTCTGGGTTGTCGAAGGCGGAAAACCTCACCCGGAGACGATTCGCATTTGTTTGGATCTCGTAGATCTTTCTCAGATGCTCGTCATGCTGGAGGGGTATCACAAGGACGCCAAGGGCAACCGAATCGATGAGGTTCAGATTGTTCACCAGTATCAGCCCGCAGGTGCGGACGAGAAAATGACCAAGGATCTGACACTCGACAATAGTGACAAGACCAAGGACACCATCCTATCGATGTCTCAGAACACCGGTAAGGGTCACAATAAGGTTATGACGTATCTCAAGCCGCATGAGAAGATCGCTCTGCGTGAGATCGTTCGTGTTACTATGAGCAAGTACTTCGCTGCTCAGACGTTTGTGAGGAAAACTGACTAATGACGATCAAGGTCAAGAAGCTGCGTCCCGAGGCGAAGTTACCGTCTCGGGCGTACGACACCCCGCTGGGGTATGATATCTACTTCTGCCCTAAAGATGGTAAGGCTATTACCCTGTGGAACGATATGGGTCCCCAGGAATTTCAGACTGGCATTGCCATCGAGCCGCCGCCCGGCTACGGCTTCATTGTCAAGGAGCGCGGCAGCATGGGGACGAAGGGAATTGCGGTTCGTGCCGGTGTGGTCGATGAAGATTGGCGCGGTGAGGTTATCGTGTGGATGCAACTCCTTGCCGGTAATCAGTCGATGCCTCGTCATAAGATCGAGCCCGGTGACAAGATCGCGCAGTTCATTCTAATTCCAACGCCGACACACGACGTAAAGGAAGTGGATGAGCTATCCGATACCGAGCGCGGCACTCAGTGCCTTGGGAGTTCTGGAAAATGACCTATAAGGGCGACGAACTTAAGTTCTATGATTGCCCTGAGTGTGGAAAACGGAGGTTGCTCTGGAAGAAGGAGCAGCCTCCTCGCTCTACATTAGTGAGACGTACTTATTACGGGGTGGTCATCAAAGAACACAGTGTAATATGTAACAACTGCCACAAGAAGTACTCACGACGCCGAAGAGAGATCGAACGAGAGCACTACAGACAGCTAAAGGAAGAGCAACGTGGCGACGATAAAGCACAAACCATTCTGGACGACGGAGAGGCGAAGCCATAACGCATTCGGCTTTCCACGAGACGAAGTGGATATTGCAATCATTGGTGGCGGGCTTAAAGGGCTCGCCACAATGTACTTTTTAAGCCAGTATAACCTGCGCTGCATCATACTGGAGCGCGGAACACTTGGCTGCGGAGAGTCGTCTCGTAACATCGGCGCGGTCTGCACCGTGCCCGACTGCTCTCCGAACACGCATAGCGAGGACGTTATTATTGAGCGTGTCCGGCTGGCTGAGAAGAGCCGGGACATGCTGAAAGAGTTGATCCATGAGATTAGCTACGACGCGGATCTCGTATGCAACGGCGGCGTGCATCTCGCCGCGAATGAGACACAGGTTGCCCAGCTAGAGGTCCTTCATGGGCTACTAGTCAAGAATGGCATTGTTTGCGACGAACTCGATCACAAGCAAGTAGCCGACCTTGTGGCTGGCAAGTTTACAGCAGGACTATATTACCCGGGTGAGGCAACGATCAACCCGAGTAAGCTACTCGACCTACTTATTGCGATCAACGGAACGTTCGTCAACAACTCGGCGGTCGAGTATTTCACCGTAGATCATATCGAGGAAACTGACGACGGTGTAGATATCATGTCGGATGAGGGTATGCTGGTTAAGGCTCGCACAGCCGTCATCTGCACTGACAATCTCACGCATTTTTACACGGACCCAGCCGAACTGTTCGGACCCGAGACTGCCAGCCTATGCTTCACGACCTCTCCCATCGAAAAGGTGGCGGGTAAGATCCCGATGACCGCACGCACGGTCACCGGCATCCAGGCGTGGTCTATTCAGGATGGACGTCTCATCTATTCGTTTAGAGGGCGTCCCACACAGGGCGGTAACTTCGGATACAATGACGACGATATCCGTAAGGCTCAGAGATTTCTGACCCAATACGTGCCATTCAGTAAAGGACACTATTACCAAGAGTACATTTGGTCTTCTAATTACAGGAAGCCAATGAGTCTCCTACCCTTCACTCGACTTGCTCCTGGCAGTAACAAGGTGGTATTGAACGCCGGTTATGGATACAGCGTGCTTGATCTCTTTCTCGCAGGGGCGGAGAGGGCTGCGAAGCGCGTGAAGGATGTATTAACACAAGAGTCCCTTGGGGGTGTAGAAGGTGCTGAACCCGCTCCAGCTAGAGATCCTGAAGAGTAGGTATGCTTTACCTACTGAAAATACATGGGAAGATGTAGTCAATCGAGTTGTTCAATGGGTAGTCAATGTTGAGTCGCCGGATAAGCAGCAAGAAGTCGCCGAGCAGTTCCACGAAGTCATGGATGATATGCTCTTCGTGCCCGGTGGTCGCGTGCTATATGGTGCGGGACGGAGTCGTCCCCAACTACTGAATTGTTTTGCGTTCCAGGTAGAAGACAACGCACAATCAATCGGCAAACTACTCCATGACGTATATATTACGTCGGTCAATTTCGGTGGCTGTGGTATCAACTACTCGCGTATTCGACCGAAGGGCGATGCTCTTCAGGGTATGCACGGTCAAGCGCCCGGCGTCATCAGCGAGATGCGCAAGATCGACTGTATTGGTAATGAGGTAAAGGCTGGTGGGGCGCGTAGAGCCGCGCTGATTGGTCTTCTGCACATTAGCCATCCAGATGTTCTTGAGTTCTTGAAGGTGAAGCTGGATCTTGGCGAGCTAACGAACCACAACATCTCGATCATCATCAATGACGAGTTCTTGAAGGCTGCGAAACAGAAAAAGCCGTGGGTGTTCAAGTTCTCGGGTCGTGAGTATAGACTATATAAGGTGCGTCGCACGGGCTACCGCAATGAGGAAAGCGGCTGGAAGCGCCGGTCAGATGAAATCGAGGTCATTGCTACTGACAAGAAGGACGCCGTCATTCGGGCTGACGTTCACTATCGTATCGATGAGTCAGACAAGTTCACGGCGCTATCGGAGCGCGAGATCGGTGCGCATGAGATCCTGGAGATTCTGGCAGAGAACGCTCATAAGTCAGGAGAACCCGGCATCATCAATGAAGACCTGATCAAGCGTAACTTTACGACGTGGTACTTTGAGAAGTTCGCTTCGGTGAACCCATGCACGGAGGCTCTACTGCCGAACCTGGGCAATTGTTGCCTCGGCTCTGTCAACCTCCTGAAGATGTATGACCCGAAGACCAACGACGTCAACTGGAAGCTGTTGGCGAAGGCTATCCGCGCCGGTGTACGATTCTTGGACAACGTGTTGACCGTGAATCAATACCCGCTGGACGAGATGCGTGCGGTGTCACACAACTCGCGGCGTATTGGTCTTGGCGTTATGGGCTTAGCGCACTTACTCATTAAAATGGGGATGCGTTACGGCTCGGATCAGTCGCTTGAGTTTGTGGATCGTCTGATGAAGACCATCCGCGACGAGTCGTTCAGGGCGTCTATCAGGTTGGCGAAAGAGAAGGGTGCATTCGAGCGGTTTGATCCTGATCGTCACTTCGACTGTGACTTCATCCAGGCGTTGCCGCCGGACGTGCAGGAAGAGATCGAAGAGCACGGCATTCGTAATGCGGTGATCCTCTCGATCGCACCGACTGGCACGATCAGCATGTTGGCTGGTTGTTCCAGCGGTATTGAGCCGATCTTTGCCGCAGCGTTCAAGCGTCGTTTCAGGAAGGACGGCACTATCGTAGAACGCATCGTGATTGACCCGTTGTTCAAGGAATTGTTCCGCGCAGAAGCAGACACGGTTAACTGTGTCGGCGCTCATCAGGTGTCCGCCGAGGAACACATGAAGATGATCGCCCGCGTGCAGCAGTGGATTGATCAGTCGATCTCGAAGACAACGAACGTCGCTGAGAATACGACCCCCGAGAGCATCGCTCGGTACATCCTAAAGTACGGGAAGCATATCAAGGGGTGGACAATCTACCGCGAAGGAAGTAGGGACTTTGGAGGGGGCGGAGCGCCCCTGGAGTCGATCAACGTCCACGATATGGACGAAGACGAAGTAAAACAGTTGATCCAACTCGCTGAGGAGGGCTCGGGTCAGGAAAGGTCTTGCAAGAATGGAAGCTGCGACGTATAGTCAATTAGTGCCAGTCTTAGGAATTGTTGCCACCGTTATCATTGTCAGTCTTGGCGTCGCTGTGTACCATCTCCGACGTAATCTCGATCGTCGTGACGTTATGGTTGCTATGCTTAAAGAGCACAAAGCAGAGATGAAGCAGGCTCAGCAGGAGGCTGAAGAATCATACGCACGGAAGCTACGTAAACTCCTTGAGCGTAGCCAGAAAGAAATGACCGAGAAGGCTGATTACTACGAGAAGGAGCTACGCGGTGAGAAGGAAAAGAGCCGCCGGTATCTGGCAGACCGTAAGAGCAGCGAGGTCCGCACCGGGCATATTCTGGAGAAGGTTGCCCCGCTGTTCGAAGACTTCCCCGGCGACATTATTGAAGACAACGTAATCCCCGTGTTCAAGACGTTCGACTACCTCGTGATCAAGGATGACGAGATCATTCTGGTCGAGGTTAAGAGCGGCAATGCGGGTCTATCAACGCGCCAGAAGAAGGTCAAGAAGTTAGTGGAAGCAGGCAAGGTTTCCTTTAGGACGTTCCGCAAGCGTGGAACCAACGGAGATAGTGATGGCAGAAAAAAAGACCAGGAAGACCCCGGGGGACAAGTTTGATATCTTCGTATTCGATACGGAGACCACGGGACTTGACCTGCGAGCAGAGATTATTGAGTTCGGCGGCGTGCTGCTGGACGGTAATACCCTTGAAGAGAAGGATAGTATCCACACTCTCATCGCACCCTCGGCTCCAGAGGTTCTGGAGACGGTAGATGCCAAGCAAGCGTTGGCTATGAACCACCTTGCTGCTCGTAAGGCAGAGGTCCTCGCGGCTCCGTCGTTCTACGAGTTCTGTCAGGAATGGATTAAGATGAAGGAGCGCCACAATAAGCAGTGGATTCCTTCCGGCTACAATATCGGTGGGTTTGATATTCCCAAGCTGAAGTTCAAGTTCCACCAGATCCGTGCGATGATGCCGACCTTCACCCTCGGACAGTTTTTTCATTACCACTGGTTGGACATGATGGCTGTCTACATCTCGAAGAACTGGTTCGCAAATCATTCGGCTCACGTGACGCTGAAGGCTGCGCTCAAGACCTACGGGATTGACAACAAGAAGGCGCACTGTGCGATTGAAGACGCCCGTGCGACGGCTGAGTTGGTGCGTGTGATTATGAAAGGTGAGCGCGATGGATCGGCGAGATCGTGACGAGAAGTTTTGGGACGAGAAGCATAGCGACGACACATACTTTCCGTGTGGCGTCGATTACGGTGGTGAGCTACGTCGTCACTACGACGACGAGGAGGCACAACTACGCCTTGGCTTGACGCCGACCGGTCTGGACGGTCGCTTCCTTGATCTGCGCAAGAAGGGGAAGGCGTGGAGCATCCTAGACCTGGGCGCTGGCTATGGAGACTTCGGCGCGTATCTCGCACCCCACGTCAGGACGTATGTGGGAGTCGATATCTCCAAGGTGATCGTGGACAAGGGGAATGCCGCGATCCGTGAGGCGGGCATCAAGAATATGTTCATGTTGCAAGCGCAGAATGGAACCCTCGACTGCCTGCGTGACAGGGATTTTGACCTCGTCTTTAGTACTGGCGTGTTCATTCACATCGCGCAGTATCAGGCGCGGGCATACTTGAAAGAGTTGCCGCGTATTCTAAAGCCGGATGGTAGGTTCGTGATTCACATCAATATGGGGCTTGGAAACAACACCCTTCATGATGATCGCACGGTCCAGCTATATTCGGAAGATGGGTATGAGGCTCTGTTCAAGGACACCGGGCTTAAGATCCTTGAGACGTGGGACCAAGCACCCTTCCGTGCTCACTGCTTTGCCCGTCAGATCTATGGTAAGAAAGCGTAGTAATGGATCGCAATATCGTACATAAGTTAACGTATGACGACGTTCTACTGAAGCCGCGATTCTCTACCATTAGATCTAGGAGTGACGTCTCTCTGGACACTGAGTTAGGTAACAAGGCTCTTAGAATCCCAATCGTATCCGCCAATATGGATACCGTCACCGGATACCCTATGGTCCTAGCAATGGACGAGATGGGTGGGATGGGAATCTTGCACCGGTTCATGAATCCAGACGACGTGATTCACAGCATCGAGACGCTGCGCCGGGGCGACACACGACCCCCGCCGCAGCACGTGGCGGCGTCTATCGGCGTCAACGAGTCCGCCGTGAAGCGTGCGCGGGAGTATGTCCAGGCGGGCGCGGACGTGATCTGTGTCGATATCGCGCATGGATTCTGCCAGGCAATGCAAGAGACCCTGGAGGGTCTGAGAGAAGAGATCCGAATCTGCGGATACGACTATGTAACAGTCATTGCGGGTAATACGTCCACATACGAGGCTACGCTGGCTCTCCTGGAGTGGGGAGCGGACGTGGTGAAGGTTGGGGTAGGTCCCGGGAGCCTGTGCTCAACGCGGATGATGGCGGGCGTGGGAGTGCCCCAGCTTTCTGCTGTTATGAGCGCAAAGGCGGCTGTGGATCGCTTCAATCTCGACCATCGATTCGGGGATCGTCAGCGCGGATCGATCATTGCAGACGGCGGTATCCGCCACAGCGGGGATATCGTAAAGGCTCTTGCTGCGGGCGCAGACGCGGTGATGATCGGCTCTCTGTTCGCTGGCTGCGACGAGGCTCCTGGTGGCACCATCGACGGCAAGTTCAAGAAATATCGTGGTATGGCATCTGTGGACGCCCAAAAAGATTGGAAGGGTGGTCAGAAGGATGAAGACTATCACGAAGAAGGAGAGGTCAAGCTGGTTCCTTGTAAGGGATCGGTGAAGCCTATTGTTAAGAAGCTGTGTAACGGCATCCAGTCTGGTTGTGCATATATGGACGCCAGGACTCTGCGTGAGTTGCGCCGGAACTCAGTTCATCGTTTCGTGCGTGTGACGCCTCTCGGCTATGGAGAGAACACGCCTCACCTACTCGACCGCGAGGGGTAATGTCTACTTGGTGGCTGTCTTGTAGTAAGTTCACAATCTGTGTGACTGTTGACGATGACCACATTATTACCGAGGCTGCCCCCATCGCTCGGAAGTTTGTCGGACAACCGGCGGCGAACCTGAAGCGGTGGATGCAGAAACTAGGTAGCTACCGAGCTTGTAGGATTGGATAGTTATGGCTAGTAAGTCTCAGAGTGACAAGGTCGCTGAATGTAGGCGTGATACGCGCAAGCATATCAATGTTGTGCGTGCCTATATGGCTATGATCATTGACGCCCTTGAGCGGAGGGCATATGAACATGATATGTCCAAGCTTGACTCCCCGGAAATTGAAGTCTTTGCTGAGGTTGCGCCGCTGCTGGCGAAGCTGAAGTTTGAGTCGAAAGAATACAAGGAGAGTCTGGAGAAACTCGCGCCTGCGCTTGACCATCACTACGCAAAGAACCGCCACCATCCGGAGCACTTCCCGAACGGTATCGAGGGGATGAACCTCGTTGACCTAATTGAAATGTTCTGTGACTGGAAGGCGTCGTCTGAGCGTCAGCACGACGGCAACTTGCTTAAGTCTATTGAGGCGGCGGCAAAGCGGTTCAAACTACCACCGGCGCTGGTGGCAATTCTCAAGAACACGGTAGACCTATTTGAGAACGCGAAGGAATAGTATCATGGGAAGTAAGGTTGAGTTTTTTGACATGAAGAATCTGAAAAGTCTTGGCGTGAAGACTTTGCAAGAGGTCCCTCAGCGCGGAGACTATGTGATTCTGCCGGGCGATCCCGCCGAGCGATATCAAGTGTCATCGGTTAATTATGATTACCGCACTAACCAACAGGATTTTGTCATCTATGTTGTACCGAAGAAGCTATTAGTGGAGAAGGTGACGTGAGTCCATATATTCCTAAAGAACGCAGAAGAGAGCTAGACGGGCTGATCGACGAGTTAGGTGGAGAGCTTGAGTTCAATGGGGACCTGAATTATGTATTATTCGCGTTGTGTCGCCGCTGGGTGAAGCCCTCCTATAACAACTACAAGAACTTCCTGGGCGAGTTAACCGAGGCGGCTGAGGAAATTCGCCGCAGGATTCTCGCCGAGTATGAGGATGAAAAGATCCGGGGGTGTGGTGACGTATGGTAGAAGTAGGACAGACAATTGTTGTGATTGGTAAACAGAACTACGGGGCGGTTACCCTCACCGACGGTCAGACCGGCACGGTTGACAAGGTGGGCGAGGGTTACTTCTATGCATCGTTCGACGTGGGCGCGGAGGAACCCTTCCGTATTGACTACGAGGACGACGAGGAAGGAGTGATGTGGCGTGTTTAGTTCAACCCTGAAGGTCACGTTTGTTGATCTTGTATCTAAGGAGAAGGTGGGGACGTCTTCTTTCGGTCTTATTGAGTCGCTTTTGTTAGTCAACGGCGCGTACGTAGAGTTCAAGGGTAATTTTTACGCCGTGAAGCGCATCCTCCGGCGTCGTCGTGGCTGGGAAGCACAAGTTGTTAAGGCGTCAAAGAAGCTGTAATATGGGTACTATTAGCGGTCCAGTGACGCGCACAGATTTGATCAACTTCTACATCCGTGAGCGCGGCTACAAAAGTTTCCTAGAGTTGGGAACTCTCTTGGGTGAGAACCATACCCAGGTGGTATGCGAGAAGAAGGTCGGCGTTGATAGCGGCGACTATCCGTTCAAGCAGACTTATAAGATGACGACAGATGAGTTCTTCGCACAGAATGAGGAGACGTTTGACGTAATCTTTATCGACGCGTGTCATGAACACAGCTTCGTGCATAGGGATATCTGTAACGCCCTCAAGTGTCTGAACGACGGTGGCGTGATCCTCTGTCATGACTGTAGCCCGCCGCACGCACAGTATGAGGGTCCGGAGCACTGCTGGACTGCGTGGCGTGCTTTCGTGCAACACCGGGTGGTGTCCTCGTTTCTGATGTTCTGTTACGACAGCGACTATGGGGTGGGTATCCTTGATACGACGCAACTCGCTCCAGACGAGCAGCACATCAGGCTTCGTCCCCTCACATACGACTATCTTAACCAGAACCGCAAGCTTCTCTTAGGCTTGGTAGAGGAAATTACACTGTGATTGAGATAGCATTCCCCACTCGCAATAGACCACGCGAGGTCCGGAATACATTAGAGTCACTATTTGGTACTCTACCCCCGGGTGCGCACGTGCCTATTCACGTGATTCACGACGACCCGCCAGAGGAACTCGGGCAAGAGAGCATGGACGTGGTGGCGAGCCTACTACGCCCTTACGATAGACAGATCATCAACCAGGATAAGTCCTCCCTCACCCAATTATGGAATCAATGCATACTCAGCACCCGGTCCGATTGGGTGCTGATCGCATCAGACGATATTAAGTTCCAGCCAGGGTGGTATGAGTATCTGAAGGAGCAGACGGAATCTGGCAAGTGGCTCCAGGTAATGATGATGTCGTTTTGTGCGTTCTGCGTTCACAAGAGTATGGTGCTGCACATCGGGTGGTTCGACGAGCGATTCCGGGGCGGCTACTACGAAGACAACGACTGGCAGCTTCGAGTGGCAGAGTCCAAGCTGAAACACAGGGTGGATTACAGCAGGAATGAACAGCTAATCCATAATCGTCCGACCACCACCCATAAGTGGCACTGTGTCAACAACCATCACTGGATTCAGGAGAAGTGGCACAATATTTACGACTGGACGCGTCCTTCATTTCGTCAGGTGGGCGAGGAGAAGCTTTACCCCCTCGTCACGGCGGGCTATGAGATCGACTACGGTATGAAGTCGCGCATCCCGATCATCAACTCTACGATGGTTAAGAACGGAGTGGGAGTATTTCAATAATGAGACAGTACTTAGACCTACTGGAAGATATCGTCAAGAATGGCGTGGATAAGGGAGATCGCACGGGCACTGGCACGCGAAGTGTATTCGGGCGTCAGCTTCGCTTCGATCTTGCGGAAGGCTTCCCCCTCTTAACCACAAAGAAGCTACACCTGAAGAGCATCATCTACGAGTTGCTGTGGTTCCTGCGCGGCGACACTAATGTCAAGTATCTGAACGACAATGGCGTCAAGATCTGGAACGAATGGGCTGATGAGCACGGCGAGCTGGGTCCCGTCTACGGCGCTCAGTGGAGATCGTGGGAGAACCGGCGACTGAAGGACAACGCCCGCGAGTACTTTGACCAGATTGAGACCGTAATCCACCAGATCAAGAACAACCCGAACGACCGACGTATGATTGTGAGCGCATGGAATGTCGCTCAGATTGAGCACATGGCGCTGCCTCCATGCCACTGCCTCTTTCAATTCTACGTCGCCGACGGCAAGTTGTCCTGCCAACTGTATCAGCGTAGCTGTGACGTCTTCCTGGGGGTTCCCTTCAACATCGCGTCCTACGCGCTGCTGACTATGATGGTTGCCCACGTGACGGGGCTGGAATACGGCGAGTTTATTCACACATTCGGTGACGTTCACATCTACAAGAACCACTTCGAGCAGGTCATGACTCAGCTTAACCGCGAGCCAAAACCTCTCCCGCACATGCACATCGGTCGTCAGGTGGGGCATGAGAACAGAAGGATTGAGTCGATTGACGATTTTAGGTTTGACGACTTTACCCTGTCAGGCTACGACCCTCATCCACACATCAAAGCCCCGGTGGCGGTGTAACATGCTAACATATCTTATGGGAATGTCCCGCGCAGGTAAGACCACCTACAGTATGCGTTGCACCCAGGGCGGTGGACCGAGCTACTTGTCATTTGATAAGCTGTGGGACTATAGCCGAACAGCGGACGATCAGTGGGAGGAGTTTGCTACCAAGATTCAGCAAGCCCTGGATGAACATGGCGACGTGATCATTGATGGCATGATGTACTTGGTGGTGGAACGACTGCACGAACGCTTCCCCGGGACTCAGCCGGTGTTTGCATACACCAAGTTCGATATCATCAAGTCTCGCATCAGCCCGGCGAATATATATGGCTGCTCTCATGAGGGTCAATGCAATAGCATGGTAACATTCTACCAGACTCTTGCTGATCACAACCCATACTTCATGGTCGGCGGTGACGCAGGCGCCTTTACCACTATGAGCCCTCATGCGTTCTTTACATACCTGGGCGATCCCTGGAAAACTGAGATGGAGCAGTGGTTGGTAGACCGAGTGGATACACTCAACTGTGATGTGAAGTATTCGCCGGTCAAGGTCGGGGATGTCGAGAGACCAGGATACGAGCGTGCTATACTCACTCTAAGCCGAATCAAGGGCTTGGTAGATTGGACTGGAGCCAACGTCTTGGAGTATGGACCTCACATGGCTTATGCTGCCCTTCATCACTACGCCCGCTTTGCAAAGCACGTGGAGTTGGTCGAGCAAAGCCAGGATGCATGTAAGGGTATCCGATGGATGGCAAACTACATGGGGTTGTCTAATATCTCCGTGAAGGCGGGAGACATTATGAGCTATCAGACCTCGGAGAAGCCGGACATCGTACTCTGTTTGAATATGTTCTACGGGCTGAGTGACAAGCGAGATGCGGCTCTAAGGTTGTGGGAGAGGGACCCCTCCCACGTCATCGTCGAGACAAACGAGCAGGACTTTCTATACCTCGACGCAGTAGCCACGAGTAGGGGATACACGAAAGCCACATACCCCGGTCGCACTAATTGTAGTGGGCATAATAGGTTGATCGTTCATTATACAAGATCGTAGATGGGTCACAACGTCGTTGTGACATGGCGTGTTTGTTTTTAATCGCAGGGAGGGAATTATGGCTCTTACTAAGGTCCCGCTGATGGCGGAACTCGTGGGTGATGGTGCGACTAGTCCTACTCAGAAGTTGGACGACGTAAAGGGCGGCGTCGGTTCCGTTGAGGAGCCGGGCTTTGTTGAGTACGTGGCGACCAGGACGGTCTTGGTCAAGCGTCTCGTTCTTTCTAACCACGACCACGCGGCAGCGTTCAGTATGAATGGCTTCGCGGGTATTTCTCTCACTAACGGCTTTAAGATCGTTAAGATCACAGCCGGGGGCGAGGCGTCGCTTATTGGAGAGACAACTCTCCGCAACTACAGCGACTTCGTGGAGAAGGGCTTCCAAATCGAGCGCGACGTGTCCGATGCTGACTGGTTTCAGTTGGTGCTGGACTTCCAGGAGGCTTGTGGCACGTATATCAAATTACGTGCAGGAGAAAAGATCAGGATCTATAATCAAGACGATATCAGTAGCGTGAGCCACGTCGCATTCTCACTTCTAGGTTTCGTAGGCTAAAGGACGCCGGGGCATCCGCCCCGGCTTTGGAGACTGATCATGAAGAAGGCGCTAGTAACAGGAATCACAGGGCAGGATGGAAGCTATCTCGCCGAGGAGCTACTCATCAAAGGGTATGAGGTTCACGGCTTGGTTCGTCGCGTGTCTGTGCCGAATACACGGAACCTATGGATGCTTCAGAATGGTGTGACGTTCGTAGAGGGAGACTTAGAAGACGGCACCAAGATCTCTGGCATTGTCAAGGACGGACAGTATGACGAGATCTATAACCTGGGCGCAATGAGTTTCGTCAAATACAGCTTTGAAAATCCCATCCAGACTCATCTAACCAACTGTATCGGCGTGATCAATCTCGTTCAAGCTATCCGCCGCTTCTCTCCACACTCTCGGTTCTATCAGGCATCGACGAGCGAGATGTATGGCGGCGTGGCGTGTCCCCAGGGCGGCTATACTGAGGAGAGTGTCTTTCATCCGCGCTCACCCTATGGTGAGGCGAAGCTGGCGGCGTACTGGCACGTACGCAATGCCCGGGATGGCTATGGACTGCACGCGAGCAACGGCATCCTCTTCAACCACGAGAGCCCCAGGCGCGGCATCGAGTTCGTGACACAGAAGGTCGCTACTGCGGCGGCGAAGTACGGCGCATGGCTGGGGAAGTCTCCGGCGAACCGGCTAAATTCACCGACCCTCAAGGTGGGTAATATGGACGCCAAGCGTGATTGGGGCGACGCCCGCGATTACGTGAAGGGTATGTGGTTGATGCTCCAGCAGGATCAGCCGGATGATTACGTTCTCGCTACTGGCAAGACACACAGTGTCCGCGAGATGATTGAGATTTGCTATCGGTATGTTGGCGTGGACCTTCGCTGGGTTGGCGAGGGTGCGAGTGAGATAGGGTGTGATGAGGACGACAACGTTGTTGTTCAAATCAACCCCGAGTTCTATCGTCCGACTGAGGTTGATTGTCTCATTGGTAACGCCGGGAAGGCGAAGAAGGTTCTTGGATGGGAACCGGAATGGACCTTCGAGGATATGATGATCGCTATGGTAGACAACGCACAGCATAACCCGAGCTAGTTATAGGTAATCTCCAGGTCATACTTACGCAGCCATCTCTTAATGGTTGTCTCTGAACAGCCACAGATGGCTGCCATGTCTTTAATGCGCAGTTGGTCTGCCACCTGTCGCACCAACCATTCTCTCTTCCTATACTGATATGTTCTATTCAGTATATGAACGTGTCTCTTAAGCCAGACGTTGGCTTCATAGAAATTCTCTCCCGTGAGTTCATGCTCAAGGGTGTTGAATTTCTCGTTGTGCTGCCAGCAGCCGGGCAGTGTGTGGATGAGTTCATGCGCTACTAGGTAATGTAGCACGGAGGGTGGGGCGTCGAGCAGCTTCACGGAGGCGTTAATCCGAATCTTCCATGCAGTCTCGGAGCCATCCATTCCGCAATCTGCCCACGCGTCATCCCCAAGTTGTACAGATGAGAACACTAGCGTAATATCGTAGTCCCGAACATCGTCAAACATCTCGTGCTTGATGATCTGCTTATACAAAGCCTTGAGTTTCGGATGACTACGGCGCTTGCGACTCATTCAATACCCCTTCGTTTACTCGTCTTCGTCGGTCTTTTCGGACCCTTCCTCCTCGGACTCTTCCTTCTCTAGCGCCTCGTCTAAAGCCTGGATGCTTTCGCGTAGGCGTTCAGCAGACTTGCCGTTCAGCCTCTTCACTTTCTTGGATAGTGAGGCGCAAGGCTCGTTGCTGATTTTCATCTTCTTACTAAACATTCTTTCCACTAGTCCTCTTCTTAATCAGGAAGTCGTGAAGACGCTCGATAGTATGAGCCAACATATGGTTACTATCTGATGCTGCCGTCAATGCTTCTGATGTAAGGCGTACTTCTTCTGCGCGTCGTTCATTAACGTCCTTTAGTTGGCGGTTGAACGATTTTGCCATCGTGGTGCTATCGCGTCTTTCCTTAATCCACAAGACTAATAGGATGACGCACATAGCCCCCAGAACACCTTGTTCGAGCAGGATACCTAGTGCTCGCTCCCAAAGTGCTGGGTCGCTCATCTGTAGTAAAAGCATCGTTTCTCCTAAACCCGAATCATCGGTTTACCTAGACGGGTTCCATCTGACTTCAATCATTATAGTCCCTTATGCCGATGCGGCTTGTTTAATTTGTGCGGGTGTAAACGGCGCCCGGGTTCTGTTGACGGCGGTATAAGAATTGACATCGCGCATACTACTCACTTCTGGGGCGGGCAGTAGGGTGTCATATGGGATAGCCCACCTACGACGCCTCTTTCTTGTTAGGGGTGCGAATGGATGGGCATTAGTATCAATTTGATCTAGTGAGATATCCTCAGCGAAACCCGGCGGTAGATCAACTGTGATAACACCAAACTGTTTTAGCTCCTGCACGCTCCAGTTTGTATCATAACCGTGCGCCAGTATCCTCGCCCTTTCCTGTGTCGCCCTTGCCATATGCCTAGCTGCCGTGGCTTCCATTTGAGCCTTGGTCTCCGGCGTGCCGTTCGTGTATCTGTCACCGAAACGAATAGTGGCAGCACCAGATGGAGTAGTGCCCCCTGCGGTAAGATACTTGATCTGCAAAATGCGACGCCTATGCAGATCTTGTTCATTTTCTGGTAACTCTGTGAAGCCAGGCGGAGTAACACTGTTCTGAATCCAGTTCACTATTTGTGCCGGAGTCATGTGCAGACCGGAGCCAGCCACATGGATAGGCATACCATCCTTATATTCAGGACCGTCGCCAATCATCATTAAAACCTCTGCAACAACCATGAATCCCTCTCCTATGTTCTATTGAAAGCGGCGTTTCCGACGTTGATGTCTGTACTGCCGATTCTAATCATGCCCCATCCAACCACGATATGGTCTGGTTCGACGGCGGGTTCTTCGATATATTCGTAAGCACCAATGTCCCATCCAGAGTCTTGTGGTCTGTAGGTGTCGGCGATATCATGAGTAAACACGCCCAGCGTGATGCCGTTGTTTAGCGCATTTCCTTTAGGCGTAAAGTCATCGCCGTCTGGGTCGGTGAGTATATCTAGTGCGCTTTCATTACCGTACGAGTTTGCATGAGCAGCAACAGAGTTGTCCGACGCTACGTTGTTTGATTTCTGAGCCTGTGTTACTTCAAAACATAAAGTAGATACGCCGCTGGGGTCGATCGCGATATTATTGCGCGCCTCCCCATAGATAAGAGCAATACCGTAATCTTTGAACTTATACACGGTGCAGTTGTAAATATTCCACTCGCCGGCATCAGCCTTATTAATACCCAGAGAGCCACCGACAACAATACAATTATATATCATACCCGACGTGTGAGTAAGAGACAGGCAGTCGAAGACGCTGTCTTCATCTGTCTTAAAGTAAGAGTCTACAAGTAGTAGGTCGGTTGGTGTTGGATCAAACGCCGTTAGTAGACAATACTTATTACCCGTAGTCTCAACGCGTATACCGCTAACCTGAGTAAATGATTCTTCAAGGGTTAGTGGTAGATCGGCGGTAATGATTCTCACGCCAGTATTTGTAAGCGGACTGTACTTTTCCCCGTCAGCGGCAACCAACTGTCTATGATTAGCCGCGCTGGGCGAGCCCAAGCCAGTAATAGTGAGGCTCTCGTCATAGATTTTATCATCATAGACTTCGCCCCTCTGGATATTACCAGATGATTCGGTCGCAGCCTCCCACGCCGCAATGGACGTAAAGTCGCGTCCAATTCCGATACTCTGTACAGTCAACGTCATCGGACTACCTACATAATTTCGATGATGCGAACATCAGCCGTGCCCGTGGCAGTCATTGCCCAGATGTTCTGGTGTGCCATAAGATCGAAGCTCAAAGAACCACCGTTAGCAATCGGGAATGCATCAGCCGCAGCCGTACCGCTGGCATGTGCAATATACAGCTTCGAGGTTCCCTCATTAGCGATGGCGATAGTACGCCTGCGTTCGAGACGCGAGCCAGACGGAAGCGCAACGGGTGTGGTGCCGACAACTACCTTGGTAGTGCGGAAGGGACCGGATAGACTAGAAATGTCCTCCGGGTTGATGACGTATACCGCCATGCCTGTTAGGCGCTCGGCGTAGACGTTGGGATCGGCTCCGTCAGGCGCACTTCCGGCTTCAGTGACAGCCGGGTATTTGTAGCACGCGGAACCAGAGCCAGGAACGGAGTGTAGGACCGGGTATGGCATGGTAGCCTCCTCTTTCGTGATTATGTGGTGCCGCAGGAGCGACCCACTATATTACTTATCTCCGAGGTGGAGCCTCTATATATAGATACGTTAAAATCGTAAATGAAACCTGGAAATCCTTGCGGTTTTCGGGGTCCTGCGAATTTCCTATATATGTTCATTTTTGAGCACGCATCTTCAGATAAAACGACCCGAAGATCGGAGAGCGTCCCAAAATGAGAAAAAAGCAAACGATGTTCAGATAAAAAGACCCGTAACTCTTTTTCATGTGTACCGATCTGAGACTGAAAACGTCCCGGTTTGAGAATAAAAACGTCCCGTATTGATACAAAAGAAAGCCGTGGTTCACTTTCAAAAAACACACGGTCGAAAAATGAAGAGAGAACCGGTCTTCCGTGAAAACACACACCGGTAGCTAGAAATCTGAGCGACCCGTAGCTGGAATTTTGGAAAGCCGGTAACTCGGTTTTTATGTTACCGATTTAGTTGAAGTGTCATTCGCGTGCAACTTCTTGTGGCAGCTTCGGCATAGCCACACGACGTCGAGCGGACGATGATAGTCGGCATGATGCCCGTCTGGGGTGCATTTCAGACCACACTGAGAACAGTTATCCGGTCTGATGAGATAGCCTCGACGGATGGCGATCTTCACAAAATCATGAGCGAGTTCTCGCAGAGGATTCTCAGACTTTCGAACCTGACGCCGGGCGGAGATACGCCCCTTGTTGTCGCGGTAGTATTGTGTCGTGCATTCTCTACACCTCGATGTAAATTTAGGACCAAGAACCCCATCCGGGAGTCTGTAGTACTGATCTAGGGATTTTCTTTCACCACACGCACCACAGGGCTTGCCGTTTAGTTTCCAGTCTTGTATTTGTGCGCGGCGTTTTTCTTGTTTACGAGCCCTCTTTGCTTCGGGAGACGGTTGTTTGCGTCTTTTCCACTCCCTAATCTCAGCCCTGCGGCAATCCTTACATATTCTCCGTTGTGGTGAGAACTCAGTATCCGTTCGACCACATTTTCTACACGTTCTCATAGTTATAACTCCTCTCCGGTTACTATATACGATAAAAAATTTTGATATTCTAAAAATAACCGGAAAACTTCGGACCTTTGGGTCTGAACGTCGGAGAGGCTCTGAGAGCCCCTTGGTAATTACTTGTGCGCGGAAGGTATCGCGGGAGGGGTCGGGCAGGAAAATCGCTCAGATCGAATTAGAG